GAGGATCCTCGCAAAAAGTATGCAGGAAGTTACCCACCTCATGGCGCGACAGACAAAGAAAGATACGACATGAGAATGGCAACATTTAAGGAAGGTAAAATGAAACTGACTGGAAAACAATTGAGATCGCTTATAAATGAGTCTTTAGATTATTTAAGTCCTGAAGATAAACGCGAGGCGGATAGAAAGTCAACAAATTTAAACAGGTTGTTGTCAGGTGATTCAAGTGAGATTTCACCGGTTGCTGAATTAGTTTTATCTCTTGGCGGCGATTTTTCGAAGACTGTTAGAGACGCTATAAAGCAAAGTCAAGCGATAGATAATTTGAAAACAAACAATGAACTCGCGGTCATAGATGAAATCATACGAATGATAGGGTATCGTGCTTTAAGTAAATTTGGGCTAGCTAAATTCAATCCACAATACGGATATTTTGAAATATCACCAGAACTTGAAGAACAACAGTTCCATCTACTCCTGAATAAATCCAAAGAAATGGTGTATGGGACAAAACAAAATATTCTAAATGCAATTGAAAATGCTGTTGTTCAGACAATTGTAGCTTTTGCGGAAGTTGCAGAAGAGGATTAAAATAGGGAATGTTGTACAAATACGTATTGCATTGTATACTTAATTAAAGGAGAAAATTATGTCAAACGATGAATGTAAATGCTGTGAATGCTGTACATGTGAATGTGAAAGCTGCTGCTAAATCAGGGGGCGAAACGGTATCGACGGGGTAGAATCAAGGGGAGAGTGCAAGTAGGGAAGATACGCCCTTGACAGTTCAAACACAATAATTGCAAACAACAATTACTTTTACGATTCTGCACGCTTAGCGGCTTAATCGGGTGGCTTCCTAAGGCCATCTAACCAACTTAGGATAAGTGGTTGATCTCACCGAAATAAACAAGATTAAAATGGTTACCCTAGTGGAAAGGAGTGAGGCGGTATTACGCAGGGTTCTACTGAGACAATATACGACCCAAATCGAGGAATAAGAGTCTAACAAGGGAATACTCGATTAATTGCAGGTGAAAATCCTGTCACTCTGTAGGTGGGCTTCCGAGGCTACATGGGAAGCGGGAAAACTGTGGCTACCTTTTTGATTTGGGAATAAATCAGACAAGCTTGTGAATGACTCAAACTTAGACTATTGCGGACGCGGGTTCGACTCCCGCCGCCTCCACCATCTTTTATGTGATTCATAATTGTAACATTGTTAAAATGTATAATAAGCACAAGGCTTGTTATAATTGTGTTGACTTTAACAATGAGGCATACTTATGAATATAATTTTTTTATTATTACTGGCATGCGGAGCTCCCCCAATAGAAAAATCAGATGAGATCTCGGATGTAGGCGACATTCCTACGCCTAGCGCAGATTTAGACCCCGAAGATTCAATTAGTGAAGATGTGACTGCTAATTACATTTTTGGTGACGAAGACAGTTTATTATACGTTCAAGTGTATAAAAATCTAGATGCAGCTGCGTCTGGTTTGGCACATGATCATGTGATGCGGTCCGCAAATTGGGAGGGTTTTGCAACTTACAACCCAGAGGATATTACGAAATGCTCGATGGGGTTCACATTACCAGTTGAAGATTTGCAAGTTGACGAACCCGCGATGCGAGAATACGTTGGATACGGTGACGAAATTTCAGCAGAAGATCGCGAAACAATTCGAGAACACATGCTAGCAGAAGACCAGTTAAATGCAAACGCATATTCTGACATTTCATTTACCAGCACAAGTTGTGAATTTGCAAGCGAAGATACGCTCACGGTAACAGGTGACATGACTATTCGTAATGTAACACGAGAGTGGAATGTGAACTTAAGTTTTGCAGCACAGGAAGATGAGTTTTATATGTCAAGTGTTATTGACTTCACACATTCTGATTTTAACATCATTCCATACAGCGCATTCTTCGGAGCAGTTAGCAATTCAGAACCGCTTAAAATTACATTTGATATGGTTGGCTATCGAATAGGTAACGAAGAATTACCAGAAGGCGAGGTACTTGAAGAATCGGAAGACGAAACAACACCTGAAGATTTTGACCGCGCCGGGACTTATTCGTTCACAGTTGTAGACACATATGCAGATGTAGCCGGATGTAGCATGAGCTATTCTGCCTATATACCTGTCGGCGCTGAAAACCCACCAGTCGTGGTTCTTGGTCATGGATTTTCAAGAGGTCCACAGACAATGACTGGATGGGCTGAACACCTTAGCACGTGGGGGATTGAAGTACTGTTACCGACGCTCTGTCACTATAATGTATTTTGGGGTGTTGATCATGAACTGAATGGGCAAAACATGGTCGAGTTAGGCCAGTACCACGGTGCAGAAGAGGTCATTTATGCAGGGCACTCAGCAGGAGGCCTTGCTGCTATAATTGCTGCTAGTTTGGATAATAGCAATTTAGGCGTTTTAGGGCTGGACACGACAGACACAGAAGGCGTTTTCGGTGTCGAAGATTTTATAGGACAACAATACGCGTCCGACGTAATTAGTCCGGCATTTTCTATAAGAGGAGAACCTACGTCCTGCAATTCAAATGGTAATGGGTTGGATCTCTTTGAGATGATAAATGACGCTTATAAAATCAAGGTTGATGAAGCAGATCATTGTGATTTCGAATTCCCTACAAATTCAGGGTGTGAGCTTAGCTGTGAAAATTCTAATCCAGCTATACCTGATAGCACTATACGACCAAAGATTATAGCTTTAGGAACCTCTGCTATCCTAACTTTAGCTGATATGACAGATGATGGTTGGGTGCTTTGGCAAGATACACATCAATAGACGATATTTAATTCATCTAGCTAATTTTTATCTAGACCTCTTGCTGTATGTGCGATATATATAGTAAGGGGTTTTCCATGCGGAAGTTTTCTAAAATAGAAGTCATAATGACAGACAACGACGGGTATTTAGTTTTAAAGGCTCTACTACCAGAAGGTTCTATACTGTGGGCAAGAAATGTTGATAAAGAAGTTGTTGTCTGTCTTAAGGATGATATAGGCATGGATTACTTAGAGAAAAACTTGAATTCACTTTACAGAACGTTTCACATGTAACTGATTAAATATTTTATTTATTTGAAGAGCAATTTAATATTTACTATCATGTCTGAATTCTTTAATAACAACGATTATTTGCAATCCATTCTGAGACCTTTTGGGCCAACAATAATGAAGTTTACGCTCCCGGATGCTTTGATTGCAGATTTTAACGCAGCCTGTGATGAAATATCTAAAAGTGAAGAATTAAAAAACAAGCTTGATTTTTCTAATTATTTAGTTGGGAAAGTTAGGCAAGAATTTTTAATACCTGACAATGTTATTGATAAACATTTAACATATTTTTATAATTGTCTCGGTGCTTATTACAAGTTTATGTTTGAAAGCGGGCTGGTTAGAAAAGAAAAGACAAACGCAAAAAAATTGTCGGGATGGTTTGTCAGGTCATTCGCAGGAGACTTTAATCCATGTCACGTGCATAACGGTTGCAACATGTCGTGCGTTGGTTATCTTAAATTGCCTGATTGGGAAGCAGAAAAAAAGGCTGATTCACAAGATAACTGTCCGTGTGTAGGATTAATTGATTTCATATACGGTAGTGTTACACCTATGCAAAGACACAACTGGTCTGCTGAACCAAAGATTGGTGACTTTTATTTATTCCCATCTAACTTAGTGCACACTGTCTATCCTTTTAAATCGGATGGTGAACGAAGGTCCTTTAGTATTAATTTTAATTTATCGATTGAATAAAATTTAATAAAGTTTTGTAAACATCATAACTAAAATTATATAATATAATACTTTTAAAAGGAGGTGATACGTGGATCCGTTTATGATGGTTTTTATGCCAATGATGTTTGTATGCTTTGGTTTTATGACTTTTGTTTTAGGCGTTAAATAGATGAATAAAGAATTACAAGATAGACTTTTTGAAAAATACCCTAAAATATTTCGTCAAAAAGACCTTTCCCCTCAAGAAACTTGTATGTGTTGGGGTATTGCATGCGGTGATGGATGGTATGATATCATTGATACACTTTGTCATCAAATTCAAAACTACGTTGATGATAACAAAATACCGCAAGTTGAGGCTTTGCAAGTCAAATCAAAATGGGGTACTTTAAGATTTTATGTGTATGGTGGAGATCAATACGTCCAGGGATTGATTAGCATGGCCGAAGCGATGACTAGTTGCACTAAAGAATTTAACGATAAAGAAAAAATTTATGAATCGTATAAGAAGATCATAGATCAACACAATGATGCATTTAAACAACTAAAAGATGACTAATACTCATTTTAAATTTTATAAACATCAATGTTTGATTTGATATAATAGTTAAGTCACGGGATACTTGAATGCATGTTAATAAGAATTATAAAACAAATAAACTAACTGAAATATCTGTTAGAGAAGAAGGGAGCTTTGTTAATAATGCGGGAGCATTATGCACATACACGGGTGAACACACCGGCCGATCTCCAGGAGCAAAGTTCATAGTTTATGATAGTATAACAAGTGATACCGTTGATTGGACAAACAATAATAAAATTGGTGTTGATGTCTTCGATGAGCACTATAGTAGATTTTTAGGATATAAAAATCAATTAGAAAAAGTGTATTTACAAGAAGTTAGTGCTGTCAAAGATAAAGAATACTCTTTGAATATCAATGTCTGGACACAATTTGCAAAGCATAGCATGTTTGCTAGAAACATGTTTACTCCTTGCGATAGCGATGAAAATTTTGAAGCTGATTACAACATTTATCATTTTCCTTTATTAGACAACAATCCAACAGTTTTGATATCTTTAAAAGAGAAAGTCATCTTAATAACAGGAACTCTGTATTCTGGGGAAATTAAAAAGAGTATTTTTACTGTACTGAATTATTTGTTCCCTGAAGAACATGAATTTTTACCAATGCACTGTTCTGTTAACACAGATATGGCAGGAAATAATCCGGCAATATTTTTTGGGTTATCAGGCACCGGAAAGACAACATTAAGCTCAGATGTAAATAGAATTCTAATAGGAGATGATGAGCATGGATGGACTGATAAAGGGTTAGTTAATTTTGAGAATGGTTGCTATGCAAAGACAATCAACTTATCTAAAGAAGCAGAACCACAGATTTGGGAAGCATGTAATAGAAAGGGCGCAATCTTAGAGAACGTTGTGATTAATGATGGAGAACCGGATTTTTGTGATAAAAAGCACACACAAAATGGCAGAGCATCTTATCCTTTTTCGTTTATTAAAAATTCATCTGAGACTGGGCTGGTCAATCAACACCCTAAGAATATTGTTATGCTTACGTGCGATTCTTTCGGTGTTTTGCCACCGGTTGCAAAACTCACTGCTCGAGAAGCAGTTGAACAGTTTTTGCTTGGTTATACGTCAAAAGTTGCTGGGACTGAATCTGGGATCACAGAACCTGTCGCAACGTTTTCACCATGCTTTGGTTTGCCTTTTATGCCATTACCGCCAAAAAGATATGGTGAATTGCTCCAGAAGAAAATAAGCGATCACAATGTTAACTGCTGGTTGGTTAACACCGGGTGGTTGGGAGGAGGTTACGGCGTTGGAAATAGAATACCAATTGCTATAACTCGAAAGATTATAGATAAAATTTTAGATGGAACACTTTCAAGCTGTGAAACAATAGTTCACCCTGCTACAAAGTTGCTAATACCAGTCACATCAGAAATACCTGTTGAAATATTATTGCCTGAAGTTGGTTGGTCTAATTTAGATGAATACAAAAAAGCTGCTGCGCAGTTAAATAAAAAGTTTGATAATCAAAGAAATAATCAATGAAAGTTGGCGATTTGGTGAAAAACAAATTAAAAGGTGCTGAATCACCAATAGGCATGATTGTAGAAATTAAAAAAATGGCCGTTGAAGATGTTTATTGTAATCGTTGGGAATATCCAGATTACATAAGAGTAATGTATTCTAACGGAGATATTGAATTTAATCCCACTGCGCTATATGAATTAATTTCAGAAAATTAATATATTGCTTTATAATTATTGATGTTTATTATTGTCAAACAAAGGAGGTTGACTAAAATGAAGTTATCTAGAAAAGAAATACGTGAGATGATCAATGAAGTAGCACATAAAATGGAAGGTTCGCACATTCCAGATCCTATCATTGTTAATCCAGAAGCAACAGGCGTCATAACTGTTCTCGTTGACAAGACTCATTCAGCGTTAGGTGAGATTGAAGCAGGACATCTAGGCAACACTCGTCAAATTCACGGTGGCAAGCAAGTTCAGATATCTCTAGCAAAAAATCCTAAACTCGCGGTGAGCGTCATCGCAGACCTCTTGTCAGCAGGTCTTAAGACTGTTACTGAAGAAGAAATAAACAGAACTGTTAATAAGATTGAGTATAAAGCTTATGATCACACATATGAACTTCATAACATTTCTCCTGACCAGGAAGAGGCCGGAATAAGACCTGGAGTATATCCAACACACAGATCTCCGGACCGTAGGTTTCCGAAACCTGAAGAAAGGCAACCCTTCTCCAGGATGCAAGGTTTCCGGGATAAAATGGGTTTTTAATACTTAAAAAAACCTGTACACTTTCTCTTTTATGTATATAATTATATACGTGACGCCATTTTGGGTCACTTAACATAATAAGTCACTTGCTTAAATAAGGAGAAAGACAATGACTGGATTAACACTACGGGCTAGTGTCCCCGCCCTATTGGGACGCAATTCACTCGATCAGCTATTTGATTCATTTTTCGCGAATCCGATACCTGTTATCGAAAAAACAACACAGGGTTATCCTGTAACTGACATCTACAAGGATGATGAAGGTAATCAAATTATTGAGATGGCACTTGCCGGGTTTGTAAAAGAAGATATCGATATATCGTGCGGACCTAATAGAAGTCTCATTATCAGTTGTGACAAGGGTTCAGATCCTGATGATCTGGTTCGGGGTCGTCAGCGAAGGATTGCGAGAAGAAGCTTTAAGAAGACATTTGTTGATTACTATAATCAACTTGATTTTGATAAGAGCAAAGCATCTTTCGAGAACGGGCTTCTTCGTGTCTCTATCCCCCCTGTCTCACAGGAAGTTTATAAAACAATCGATATAACATAAGATATCAAATGGCGTCCCTCTTGTAGGTGGGTTTTAGAGAAAGAGGTTATCTCTAAATATTTTTTTGAACCTCTACTTATTGGTGAATACTTATAGGTAGAGGTTTTATTATGAAACTAACAAGAAAAGAATTGCGAACTTTGGTTGAAAAAACATTAATTAAAGATCGAAAACAAAAAGTCATATCAGAAAGTTTAATGTACCACATCCAACATGGTGTTGGTGTTGATCAAAATATTCATCGTCCTGGATCTGATGCTTTTTTTGCACTCTTTAAAGAAGTTCGCTTGTTAAGCAACGCAGGATTATATAGTTTAAATGAATCAGAATACAATCTGTTAAACAATTCAGACTTAGGTGATTTTGGCTATTACGAAGGAAAACGTGTTCCTCTGGACTATCCCATGCTTTACGATGAAGAATTATCTGAAGCTAAGTACAAAGGTCGCAAAGTTAAACTTGGTAAAAAAGGAGCACAGCGAATTGGTGGTGGTAAGGCTAGAGTTTATGTAAGAAATGATAAAGGTAAGGTTGTAAAAGTAGAGTTTGGTTCATCGATGCCCGATGCAATGGGTGATTCAGAGGCACACAAAAAAAGAAGAAAAAGCTATGGTAATAGGCACCGGTGTTCGGAAAAGAAAGATAAGACTAAGCCAGGCTACTGGTCTTGTCGATTGACAAAGCTTTTTGGTAGAAATATTGCTGGGTGGTGGTAGTTATGCTTTCTAAGTTAGAATTACGTCTTTTGATTCTGGAAGAGACAATTTCAATTTTAGAAGGTAAAAAAAGGAAAAAGAAGCGAGATCCTAAAAAAGGGACAGGTAAAAAACCGAAAGGCAGTGGTCGAAGATTATATACTGATGAGGATCCAACAGATACTGTGAGGGTAAAATTTCGAACTGTTACCGACATCAAAGATACTTTACGTAAAAAAAGCTTCAAAAGTAAGAGTCATAAGCGTCAGTCACAGATAATTAATCTTATACACCAGAGAGTCCGAGCAGCATATAAAAACGCAAAAGATCCAAAGACTAAAGCTCGACTAAAACGAGCATACGACTACGCAAAAGAGAGAAAAGAAGCATCAAAGAGAAAAACCCAGAGGCTAAATAAGAAGAAATGAAAATTACCCGTAGACAACTTAAAATGATTATTGAGTCTTTTCTTATAGAAAAGACAACAACTGCTAAAATGAAGTGTCCAAAGTGTGGAACAATCAACGAAGTAGGCGTCGACAAGTGCACTAACTGCGGCCATGATTATGATGCAAAATTTCAAGGAAAGCCTTGGGAACCTGCAAAGAGTCTTCGAGAACGATTAATAAAGCGAGCTGACAGGAATGAGTCGATTCAAGAAGAAAGAAAAAGAGGGCGATCAAAAGAAACACAGTGTCCAACTGCAACGCTGGACATAAGTGTTAACACAGCCAACCGCGACCGAGCTCGAAAACTCGATTGGATTATGTACGGGCCACTTAATGTTGAATTTCCTGGTAAATACTGGAAAAAGATAGCAGCAAAATGGGGAACTTCATCTAAAGCTGCAAAGAAATCTAACTGCGGTAATTGTGTTGCTTTTGATCTATCACCTAAGATGGTTGATGAGTGCATACCCGCAATAACATCTGAACCTGTTGCTGATGAATTTGGTGTATTAGGATATTGCTGGATGCACCATTTCAAGTGTCATAGCGCTAGGACTTGCAACACTTGGGCATCTGGAGGTCCCATCAAGACTGATGAAGTATCAGGTGAATGGTTTGATAGAAATAAAGAAGGTGCACTTAAGAAAGATCCAATTGATACAGATATTTATAAAGATGATACTGAAGGTGGAAAATGAAAAAACCATATTATGAAAGTGTGTTATCAGAAAACACAGTAATCAGAGGCTTTTCGCAGACTGTACCCCAGTCTGATTTAGTTTGGCATCGTGACGCTGAGTATAGAACGATTACAGTCGTAGAAGGTCGAGGTTGGAAATTTCAGCGTGATAACCAACTACCTCAAATTTTAAATGAGGGTGATACAGTTACTGTTAAAGCAGGCGAGTATCACAGGCTCATAAAGGGTAATACAGACTTAGTTGTTACAATTGTCAAAGAAGGAAAAAAGAAAGACCAGAACAAAGATGGTAAGAATAACTTCGAGGATGTAAAAATTGCTAGGATGAAAGCTTCTGGCATGTCAGACAAAGAGATTAGAGAAAAGCATCCTGAGTTATTTGAAAAGTACATCAATGAGAAAAAGAAGGGGCATCCTAGACAGTATGATGCACCTGAAGGTTCCCTTCGAGATAAAGCATTAGACGCAGTTCAAGCTATGCTTAAGCGAGCTAAGAAATTGCGTAAGGATGGTAAGGCAGGAGAAGCTAAAGACCTTGAGCAACGTGCCTATAAAAAAAGAGAGAGAATGGAGAAAAAGGAAAGAGACAAAAAGAAAAAGAATGAAGTGGTACAGGAAACAAGAATTAACGACCCTGATATCTTGAGTGAGTTAATTGAAGAGATTATTGAAGAAGAAAAATTGTATCTAGCACTCGAGGAAGTTTATGAGCGAGAAGAAGAGCGTTATGATACATTGAATGAAAAGAAGAAACGTAAAAAGAAGAAACGCAAAAAGAAAAAATCCGGTAGCCGAAAGCTTTCTAAGTCTATCAAGAAAGCTTTAGATAAAAAAGCTGATGCTCGCTGCTTGACTCGAGGTTCTGTGTACAGAGAATTTCGTGCAGGTTTAGGAGCATACTATTCTTCCGGATCGCGCAAGGGTATGACCCCTCACCAGTGGGCGTATGCGAGAGTTAACTCTGCGCAACCAAGTAAAGATTGGGCTAAAGTTAAAAAACGTAAGAAATGCCCAAAAAAGAAAAGAGGTAAAAAATGAGATCATTAAGTCAACTTGAACTGCGCAGCCTCATTCTCGAGGTCGCGAAAAGCAGTGAAGTCAAGGAATCAGAAATTAAAAAGGCTGTCATCAATTGCCTTAAAAAGGAAGGCGGAGCTGCCGGTATGAATGTCTGTATACAGACGGTCAAAAATTTAGCAAAGGGTCGTAAAAAACTACCAAAAAATTTACGAACTAAAAAGCAGATTGGCAGATTTATATTAAGAATGGATAACGTCGTAAAACATCGCTATGGCGATCTTATATTAACAACAGGTTTGCGTAGAAAAAAATGAAGATTAGTAGAAAACAGTTAAGGGCAATCATCTTAGAAGAGATATCTAAAGCTGCACCTTTTGGTACAGGGATGAAGCAAGCAAAGCTTGATAAGGACAAAAAAGATATCATTGGTCATACGTGACTGACGCATGTTAAGCGGAAGGGTTCTGCTTTAAAAGAGGTCGGTGAGGTTATGTGGCACTCTCTTGATAAAAACGGCAACATCGAGGTTTACGATGTGCTATGGAGCAATGGTGTTGAAACTGATATTCCTGCTCACATGCTGGAAGGCGTCAAGCAGCAAGAACATCATCATAATGAACAGAGTGAGAAAACGCCCGCTGCAAAAAGAGTGTATAAGAAAAAGTAGTATACACGTGCAAATCTTACTTTAATGTGGTATAATAAAAATAAAAGGAGTTTTTATGTCCACAAGGCTTGGTTATGCATGTATCAATATGACACTTCAACAACAAAAACCAAAAATTACTTGCAACAGGGGTATGATAAAGAGAACTTTCAAAACAAAAGGTTTGAACTACGCATCCGAATTATCCCTGTACAATACTAGCAACATTCTACCAATACTTAAATGGAATGAAGCCAATGGCATAAAAGTTTTTAGAATCACCTCATGCCTCTTCCCATGGGGAAGCGAATATGAATTGGAGCAACTTAAAGATTATGAAATCATTTGCAAGCACCTAGCAGCAGCAGGAAAGTATGCACTTGAAAACAATCACAGACTTTCATTCCATCCTGGACCCTTTAATATTCTTTCTTCTCCGAAACCACATGTTGTTGAAAATTCTTTTAAAGATCTAGAAATGCATGGAAAGATATTTGATCTAATGGGAATGCCAAGAAGCCCACAATCAAAAATTAACATCCATGTTGGCGCATCGTACAGTGAGCGCGAGACATCTCTTGCCCGATTTTGTAAAAACTTTGAAAGGCTAAGCGAATCAGTTCGAAGCCGTCTTACGGTAGAAAACGACGATAAAGGTAATCTTTACTCTACTAAGATGCTCTATCATGGTGTTTTCGAAGAAATTGGAATCCCTATTGTTTTTGATTCACATCACTTTGAATGCGGCCCACAAGATACTGATTACGAAGAGGCATTCCTATTAGCTAATGATACATGGCCCGAAGGGATTCGACAACAGTGTCATCATTCAAATTCAAAGGCTCTTTATGAAGACGAAAAAGTAATGATTAATGCGCATAGTGATTGGTACTATGAACCCTTTAATGATTGTGGTTTTGACGTTGATGTTGTTTTAGAATGTAAAAAGAAAGAACTGGCACTTTTAAAGTACAGAAAAGATTTTTTGGGTGAAGATGGAAGCAAATAATATTCGATATCCTGATGCAGGTGACTTAATCCATTGTTCAAAAGGTGTTGGCTTGGTTATTAAGACAGCCGTTATAAAATACGCCGGGCTAGTGGGCACAGTTTATTTTGCAGACGGTTCCCTTCGGAAAGTTAATTTATCCTTTAAACCCATAACTATATTATCAAGTGTGAATGATGAAAATTAAAAAAGGTAGTTTAGTTCGATTCAAAAGAGAAGTTTTAAATCTAGACTTAGACAACAATTCGCTTAGTGAAGCTGAATATTTGAATTGGATTGGACTAGTTCTTAGTATCGACAAGGAAGAACCAGGTGAACAAATGTGTTTCGTTAAATGGTCTGATGGTTTAATCAGGCCAGAATTTTTAGAGTATTTGGAGATAATAAAGTGAATTGGTTGTGTGAAAATTTAAAAACACAAAATAACACATTTAAGTTTTTCCAACTTAAAATATACTTTGTTAAAGCATGTCTTAGAATTTTTTGTCATTATTGGGGATGATTATTATGACAAACTCTGTTAATAATTGGTACGTTTATATAGTTGAGTGTGCAGATGGGACACTTTATACGGGCATAACAAAAGATATTAAACGTAGAATATTAGAACATAATTATGGAATGAAGGGCGCTAAGTATACTAGATCTCGCCGACCTGTCAAGCTTTTGGTGTCTTGGGATTACGAAAGCAGATCTGCTGCTAGTATTCGCGAATATCAAATTAAGAAAATGTCGAGAAAACAAAAAATGGTTTTGATTAATGAAAAAAGGTGATCTAGTCAAATGCATGGGAGCAAGTGACTTAAAGTTTGTAAACGGAATTATACTTGCTGCATATGAAGGAGCTGCTGCATTCGGAATGGACCTTTTCCAAGTAATGACTACGAGTGGAGAAATAAAAACCTATACTAGCGCAGCTGTTAGACCTTTTGATTTTGACACGGACATCCCATCACACAGTAATCGTGCACGTCCAAAATCTATTAAAAAGAATTATAATTAGTTGATAGGAGTTTAATGATGAAGGTTGGAGATTTAGTAAGACATAGTTTTCATAAAAAGCTAGGTATTGGAATAATAACAAATATCAAAGAAAATGGGTTATATTACTGGGTTTTCTTTTCTGGTTGGCAAGAAAATACAAAGTGGTGTTATTACGGAGATTTAGAAATTGTCAGTGAATGTAGGTGATTTAGTATGCTATAATTGCGCTGGCATGAGGAAGAAGACTTTAGGATTCGTAATGTCAGAGTATATTACAGCTACAAAAAAAAGATTTATTATGATTAGGTGGATTCTCAAAGGAGAGTTTATGCCCAAATATGCATGGGAATATTATAGTCTGAAGGGTATGGATACTCCCTGGAATAATTATAACAAAACCTGTTTTGTATGGTATGAGCCGGCGGACTACTTTGAGGTGGTAAGTGAATGTAGGTGATTTAGTAAGATTCGAAGGGCGAATGGGAATCATTGTTGAGAGAGTAAGTTATGCTGACCTAGATCCAGATCCGGGCTGGCGTGTTTATTTTCCGCAAAACCCAATTTTAGTAATGATATTTTGGGAAACAGAGTTAGAGTTAATAAATGCAGCCGGGTGATTTGGTTAGATTACAATCTATCGGTGGGTTACCTCCTAATTTAATTGGTTTAATTATAAACTGCACTACTGGAAAGCACGATGAGTACTTGCTTGTCCTGTGCAACAGCCGGCTCGTTTGGGTCAGAAAAATACAAGCGGAGAAGTTATCAAATGTTATCAGCAGAGTTGGGTGATCTTGTTTTTGCCCGAAATTTTAAATATGTCGGGATTATTATTAATTTAGACAAGAAAGACTTAGAGAGCGACAACATGATATGGGCACAAATCATGTGGAGCGACGGGCAAATTACTTGGGAAGACTTAAGAGGTACAGATAACATTTTTCAATTACTAAAATTACAAAAAGAGTGTGCTGATGAAAGCAGGTGATTTAGTAATACTACACGAGTATAGGGTAGGATTAGTTGTTTTAATTAATGAGATTGGACTAGCTTTCGTTCTCAGTCGATATGGTGTTGAAGTTTGGGATGCAGATGACTTGCAAGAATTTAATTATCTTAAAGAGGGTAGACAATGGCGAAAAGAAAAAAGAATAAAATTAAAAAGATAGACGAACTTCAAGAGCTTGAAGGGTATAGACTTGGCGATATTATTTACGCTAAGATTGTGACAGACGAGGTTAGGAAAGGAGAGATAATGAAATTTTACCCTGATGACTCATCTGGCCCTGCGTTCATGTTCTTGGATGCTGTTGATAGCAAATACTTGATATCAAAAATAGAGTGGATCATTGACAAACCTACAGCTGCACAGAAAAAGAAGGCTTTGAAAAGTAGATAATGATATCAAGACATTATAAAGTACAAACTGGAGATCTCGTTACTTATGAGGAAAAATATGCTAAATTGAAGAATAAATCTACCAGCTGTTACGGTATAATAATAAAGACCTATGAAAATGAAAATGGGTTAACACTAGTCATATACTGGTCAAATAAAAACATAACTGAAACAAGCGAATACTTTATTGAAAAAGTCGACAATGATTGGAGAAGAAAAAATGGAATTTAAAGTAGGCGACATAGTAAGAATTAGTCAAGGCGTTGGAAAAGTAATATACATTGGTGATAGAAAGATGAAAGATCCGAACAATCCATCGGGACCATGCATTCCGAATGGTAAAAAGTTTTTAACAGTTCAAATTAAAACTCCGAGAACAAGCCCGTTAATGTATTACAATCACTATGCTTGGCCCGAATATGCTCGAATAGTTCCTAAAGAAGAATTAATGGCGTATGAAAAGAATTTAAAATAGTTTATGCTGCTCGTGTAAAATCTTATTGCACCTATTATAATAATTTTATTAGGAGATAAAAAATGGGAAATATTCTAGATTACAGAACAATCACCTTCTTTGATGTTGAGACTACACACTTAGACCCAGCAAAAGGAGAAATTATTCAAATAGCAATTCTGACAGAGGATTCGCAAGGAAGACTAACCGAGTGGAGTACAAGGATTAAGCCACAACTCAAGCCCGGAACTTATAGTTCAAAAGCACTGGAGATCAACGGTTACAATGAAAAAGATTGGGCAGATGCACCGCTCTTTGCAGATGTCGCTGACACAATTGTTGAAAAGCTTCGCTGGGGACCTATTGTTGCTCACAACTCTTCTTTTGATATAGGGTTTGTTGAATCTTGTTTAGAAAGATATTCACCGTGGAGAAAATTATCTGTAATGGGATATAAGGGTCGAACCTTGCCGGAAGAAAAATTATTTCGTATAGGTTATCCTGTAATTGACACAGTAGCCCTTTCTTACCTAATGATCCCCACAGAACGACAGAATCTTAATTCATTGCGTGAGCACTTAGATATAACAACTGATGGCGCTCATGAGGCTGTTAAGGATGTTCACGACTGCCGCGCAGTATTCTGGCATTGTGTTAGCAACTGCATTGAGATACTTAACAAATAATTTTTGTGCACCCGGTAATACGCTCCGGCCCTTACAATATTTCTGACAGGCGCGAGATGCCTATTCTACCGGGTGCACTCTTTCTTTTCACTAAAACTAGGTGTTGATATGCAGTACGAAGAGATTCATATTGATAATTATCTTGACGAAAATGTTAAACATGTTCTTAGCAACAAACTAATAACTTATGTTACAGAAAATTGCGGGGGTTATATTTCCGGAGGGTTTGCAAGAAAAGTATACCGCCGTGAAGGTCTAACCGAGTATTTGAGTCACGGTGATATTGATATATATTTTCATAGTTTCGAAGGTTTTAAAAAGGCAGAAGCACATTTCGAAAAGCAAGGTGTTTCAAAATATGATTCTATTACTGGGTCGTGTAGTCAATACAAGACTTGGCTTTTTGACAATCCACACGTAAAAGTTCAACTAGTCAAAGCGTTCACGGGCCCGCCTTCTGAGCTTTTTAAAAGTTTTGATTTCACAAATAATAAGATTGCGATTTGTGGTTCAAAAGTTATTTATGACAAGTCAATCAACGATCTTGATTTTCATAAAAGGCTTGATATAAACAATTCTAACTCCCCTTTTCTTATGAGTAGAATTTACAAATACATAAAATATCGAGGCTATAAATCTATCACCGAGTCTAGCAGAGTTCATATAACAGCTTGGCTAGCCAAGGCAAACCAAGGCCTTTGGGATTCTGAAAAATGTGGGGTAACTTGGTTTGACGGTGGTGTTTATAATCAGTGGTGTCTGCCCTGGTTAATAGCAAACAAGGAATTGTTAACTGATACTGATTTGCTTTTGCTTTTGGGAAAAGTTATGTACAAGGAACAGCGAAGAATTTCTAACTACCAAAGTGTTTTTGAAACTAAAGACGTAGCTAGGGAAGAGCTATCAAATCGTTCAAATAATTAATTTAAAGGGGGGAAATGGATATGACTCAAAAATTTAATCGAGTGCTGTACGCAGTCTTGTCAGATCTTGTGGAAAAACATATGACTAACGACATGTCGATAACTAAGCGAGAGCTACGAGATTTGTTGGAAGCTGATGTAAGCAATACAATGGTTGCTGTTTTCGAAGATTACGACAAGATATATTCTAGTTCTGTAGATCAAGAAACAGATGAGCTTATCACTGTAAATGATACCCGATATACACGATCTGATATTATGCACCAACTTCTTCATGGTATACCTTACGAATCAAACGAAGACGTTAACGATTTAGCTTTTGATATTTTGCGTGCGATGAATTATAAACTCGCCGATGATTTTGTAATATTTCCTAACGCACATGACAAATCAACGTTGTATGTTAATCAGCGCTCTGTTGAGATTGCAAAGATATCAGTTCAACATGACAAAATATTTTTGCTTCCGCCTAAGGTTAAGTCTGATTTTAAAATTGTCAAGCACGTTTTCATTCAGTTGTTGTCTTGTATTTTAGATAAGAAGGCATCAAAGGATGACGCTACTGTTAAAGAAACAAAAGAAAAAAAGAAGCCTGTCCCTAATTTCGATTTTATTTAAATAGACTTAACACATGCAAATTATTTAAAAAAACTTTATAATAATTTTATAAGGAGAAAATAATGGGTGAGTTAATTAATCTCGATGAGTACAGAAAAAACAAAGAATTTAAGCGAATCTTTGATGAATTCGATCAAAGACTAATTGAATTAGGTGTTGAAATTGTTTGGGAAGCTAATATGCTAAACAGCGATGGTACGTGCACCAAAATTGGCGAAATAGATTTTTAACCAGTGCGTGTAAATTATTTAAAAAAACATTATAATACCAACATAATAAAAAACTAAAAACCAAAAAACAAGGACAAAAAAATGAAACTTAATGTTAAAATCGAAGATATTCCGTTCGGATCAAATATTCAAGATGTTGAAGTACCAGCTATTCTCAAGAAGAAAGTAGCAACAGGACTAAACTATTTTGATGACGCACTAGGTGGTAAAGGCTTTACCCCATCGATGGTATCACTTTTTATTGGTACACCAGGTAGTGGTAAGACAACAATGATGCTTACACTTGCTAATGAAATTGCTAGATCTGGTAATGTCGCAGTATTCAACACAGCAGAAGAATCACTACATCAAATCAAGATGACTTCTGAACGTTTGCGATTGCGCGGTGGTTTTCTTGTGGGTGCTGAAACACATGTGCCTACATTGCTTAAAGGTTGTGATAAGCTTAGAGCAGCTAATCCTGACAAACACTTCTTTCTTATTGTTGACTCTTTGCAAACACTTGATGATGGTTATTTTAATAGTGGAAGAATTACGTCTGCTACTGCCGAACGTTCTCTACAATTGTTGACTAACTATGCAAAAGAACATGCATGCAACGTTATTTGTATTGGACAAGTTACAAAAGATGGAAAGATGGCAGGAACACAAAAACTTAAGCACATGGTTGATGCCATGATTACGCTTGACGTTGAAAGAAAGGATGAGGAAATGCGCGGTTGTAGAATCCTATCGACTGAAAAGAATCGTTTTGGAGGTTGCGGACACACTTTTTTCCTACAACTTAAAGAAACAGGATTCACTGAACTTGGTAGAATATCTGACGCATCGTAGGAGGTAGCGAGGAGACGTGCTCCCGGGGGCGGGGGAGAATAATACCGCCTAACTTTAATGCCTTGGTGGTGGAATTGGTAGACACAGGAGACTTAAAATCTTCTGCCAGAATTGGCGTGCGGGTTCGAGTCCCGCCCGAGGCACCATTTATTTTTAAGACATCACTCGTTGGTTTAAATTATGTCCCGGGTGCTGAGTGATGTCTTCCTTGGTTTGGCACCCGGGACATTTATTTTTTATTGAGGTTCAAATGAAATACAACAAAAATTTGATTCAGTGGAGCAAAGACAGAAAAAAACCAGCTGAAGATCCTGATTTGGTTTTTCGAAGAAGAAGAACTGCAATTCTTTCTGAGCTCAAGAGTCATGATGATCCAGTAGCTGAAAGATATGTCTATAGAGAGATCAGACGTGAATTCAGTACACACAAAGATTTTCTTAATATGTTACAGGGTCTTGTTAAAGAAAAGCTTGTGGTGATAAAGCAAGACAAAAGTACGGGACAAGGCACTAAGTATGTTTTGACACGCAAAGGAAAGTCTCTAGTTCCATTTTAAAATTTATCTTTTCTGATGAGATTATACTCGTGTAATTACATATATATTATGTGGTACACGACTTAATTTCAGGGGGATTGAAATGTCAACATTAACAAAAGATGACGTGTGGAAAATGGTACAAATTATGATGTCTGTAACGATTATACCGTTAGCCGGTTGGGTTTGGAATACTAACGTTCATGTTGCTGAACTTCAAAATGATCTAGGCGATGCTGAGCTGGTTATTGCTGAGCTCGTTGCTAAAAAAGCGCAGTATGAAGCAAAAGAACTCGAATTAGCATCACAAATAATTGGAATTGAAAAAGATATTGAATACATGAAGGGGTCACTCGGTAGAATTGAATCACTAGTGACAAGGAAAAAAGACAAATGATGAATTCACTAACACCAGGCATGTTTGTTCTGTTATTTAATTCGACCCTTGCTCAAGCACAAGAATGTGAAGATCTTAAGCGTGATATGGAAGCACTTGAATTGTTCTTGCAAGATCAGGAAGACTATGAAAAATATTGTTCTGATTTGCCATGGGAACAACCAGATATAGAAGTATACAAAAAAGACCTAAGATCTCACTTGCCCCAGACATGCCAAGATAAAAAACAAAAAGAAGATATCTGAGGTATGAACTACAAATGGCAACACCCCTAATAAGGATTTCAGAAACAATATACGCAAAACTCGAGACATATCAACCGACTGGTTCAGTTAAAGATAGGATGGTAAGTTATCTCGTAAATGATGCATTGAACAAACACAAAATAATGCCTGGGCATACTCGGCTCATAGAAGCTACGAGTGGTAACACAGGTATAGCTTTAGCAGCTCAGGCAGCAAAGTATGGTTGCACATGTATCATTGTCATGCCCCAGAATATGTCTGAACAACGCAAACAAATGATGAGAGCATTTGGTGCGCACATAATAGAAGTCGGAGATAATGATTTTCAGGGTGCTATTAAGATAAGAGACGAACTTATTAGTGAAGCAACTAAAGATCGTGAGATCTGGTGCCCGTATCAGTTTGAAAATCCCTTAAATATACAGTGTCATTTTAAGAAAACAGCTCCTGAAATATTGCATCAAGTTGTAAGCTTAGGTAAAAAGTGGCATGGATTTGTTCACGGAGCAGGAACAGGCGGGACAATGATGGGTGTTAAGAAATATATTGACCATCATGAGCTTCCAACAAAATGTATATTGACTGTTCCCCACGAAGGAGCAGAATCGCATGGCATTCAAGGTATAAATGATGGAGCAGATTTTTTACTTGATCGTAACTTGATGGATAATGTTGTAAGGGTCGAAACGTCAGAAGCAATTCAGCGTATGAAAAAATATGCTCAGGAAACTGGGCTGCTTGTTGGGATAAGTAGTGGTGCAAACATTGTCGCTGCTGAGACTTATGTTGAAACATTCAACCCTGACGGGATAGTTATAACTATGTTGTGCGATAGGGGAGAGAGGTATTTATGAGAAAATCAGTATTTATCGGTGCAATGAAACCAATGACGTCAGGGCACTACGCGATGATACAACAGGTTGTAAATGATGTAGCAGCGCCAGAGGGAGAGAATGCCGCGGAATCTTATGTTATAATATCAATACAAGATAGGATAAAGTCTGGGCAAATGGCGGTGTATGGTGAAACTGTAATTCAAGCACTGAATGACTTTTATCTTGCAAACAACGCACTGTTGCCAGTAGTTCCACAAGGGCACACTTTAAATATAGTATTTGTATATTCAGGAAAATTTAAGCTAGACAATCCAAACAGGCTGAATCAGATAAAAGACACTATCAATCAAATTGAAGAAGCACTATCTGATAGAGGTGATGTAAACATACTAGTCTCTGAAGTTGTGTCGGGCCCTCCAAATTTTCTACTCGGTATGGCAGAGGTCGAGCCGGATACAGAATTTGTTCTTTATGTTGGCGAAGATGATTTTTCTAAGTATGGGTTTTTGAAAAAATATGTTGACAATATTTCAATTGAAGCATTTGAGCGATTTGAAGGAGGAATATCAGGGACTGAAGTCAGAGATCTCATGTCACGTGAAGATTTAGAGCCTCATGAAGTTCAAAGGCTAAGTACAGCTTTTCCAAAAGGTATTGATCATGAACAGATTAGCAGATTTTTTAGAGAAAAGAGTAAGAATAGATTACAAGAAGATAATTTGACAATGCTTGAAAAGTGCACATATGGTGACTATGACGTTGATTCAGCAATTCGAAATATATTTATTAAAGGATTAATCAAATAGAAAGTCATATATATACATAGGGTTATATGACTGATGAGTTTGAAAAGGGAGACCTGGTTGTGTATGCAGGTTTGACTAAAAAACTGTCTGGAGATTCTGCTGCGCATTACCGTTTAGGCATTGTTAATGAAGTGGGAAAGTATGAGTTGTTTATAAAAGAGCAAGGATCACATCTTGGTTTAGCATTTCGAGTAGCTAAAGAGTGTGCTATGAAAGTTGATAGGACAAAAGTCAAACCTATTCCTGTCAACGACTATAATCCAAAACTTGGTGATTTAGTTTTGAGTCTTAACGACTCAAAATATACAAAGATACAGAAAGATCACGGAATTCTTATTGAAATATCAGAAGTTCCTGGTCAACTTAAGTCAGGTAAGATTAGAAAGGGAACAAATGAAAAGCTAGTCACGTATGGTAACCTTATAGTTTTAGAACATTAAGTTTAAATATGCGTGTAAAACTTTATAAGTGACAATATAATATATTTGTTTAAGGAAATAATTATGAGTCATTTTATCAAAGAAGTTATTCCGCTTTCTGATTATGTAAAAAAATTGTCAGACACTGAACTCGCCGATATCGTCTCAAATTATCAAGCGTCTCATCGCTGGGAGCTAACTGATGCCCACAAGACGCTGTACAACAGTGCAAGGAAAGAGTGGGTAAAAAGGCACGACAAAAAACCAATGCCTAAGCTTATGACAAACTTTGATATGATACTTCAAAAGACTGACAATTTTTTGCCAACTTACAAATTATAGACATATTTTGAGTATACGTTTTGATTTAATCGTTTATACTGAAGCTTCAAATTCTATGTAAGGGTAAAGTCAATGAGAAATTATACTAATCAACAAGTTTTTGATTATTTAGAAGATCTAAAAATATCAGAAATGCAAATGTATGTAGAGTTAATTGAAAATTTTAAAAACATGGCGAAGGGTGGGAACGGTGGAGTCCCTGATCACCTCAATGGTACTTCAATTCGTGAATACTATTACACAGGATGGCCTGACGCTAGGTTTCGAATAATACTAGAAGAATTAGGAGAACTTTAATGAATAGCTGGTATAATAACAATCTTAGCATTGAAAGAGAATATAGTGCGCAGTTTGATTTTTCTCATTACTGGAAAAGTAAAATCAGAAGAGGGAAGCATGTAACATTCAGTATTGTAAATAATACAGCTACTATGCTAAGCGACAAGACAACATATTATGAGTTGGAACCTCAAAGCATAGCATCTACAGAATTTACTGACAGCAAGCCGATGATACTTTTTGCAATTCGCAAACATCAAGCTTTTTCAGGAGGAAGAGAGAAAAACAACCAATTCGTAGGAGAGTTTGCTGTTGAGATTGGATCGTACTACACAGTCATGAGATCCCTATCAACTATTGTCTGCGAGCATTGTGATATTGATTTAGCTCAAAATAAAATTGTAATATACTAGTAGATTAAATCGTGCAAATTATAAAAAGATATAATATAATAAAATTGTTAAATACATAATTCAAAATCATAGGAGTTAATTATGACTAACATTCCATCAGCCACAGTCAATCTTTTGAAAAATTTGCAGTCAGGTTCTTTGGCACTAAACGACCTTAAAACCAATCAAGCTATTATGCTTGCCAGTTCAGGCTTTCTGACAGTTAATGACAACGAACCTCAACTCACTAAAAAGGTATCTACAATTCTTAATCGTGAAGCAAGAAAACTTTTGCAAGCACGAGCTAATATTGGGGTTGCTTGCTTTCTGGCATCTAACATGAAAGATGGCGTAGGCTTTAGCGTCAAACCACAAGGTAAGAATAAGTCAACTTCTATTTTGCCCCATCTAGCAGAACACGGTATCAATCGTGATCAAGTACTTACTGCGCTCAAGATACTTCGTGCCGAAGGGCTTGTCGAAACAAATGCAAATTTTGTGAACAACAATTGTTCAATTCGATGGTATCGTGCAGGAACTTACGAGCCTGATTTGGGTGTTCCGCAAAATGCAGAGCCTGAAGAACACGATGTTGAGTTTCTTACAATCGCCTAACTGGTGCTTAAATGAAAAGACCCCCGCTTAAAAGCTATGTCATAACAACAAAGCATAATGATCAAATCTTAAAGGGCAGGATCGTGTATTGGTCGAAGGATTATCAGGTTATTTTAGAAGAACCATTTTATAAAGAAACTAAAATGACACACATGATGTACATGATTCCTGCTAGATTTGTGACACCAGAGGACACACATGATTATAGTCCTAATATTCACAACATTGACATTGTTGAAAAATGTGTCAAGATAATGATTAATCTATACGAGGAAAATAAATGAAGCAAGAAACAAAGTCTGTTAAAGTCAAAGCATACAATAGGAAAACCCACACAATCGAGGTAGAATCAATTGAGATGAGTGGCCATAAGTTTTGTTACCTGAAGAAGAACGGTAACATAATTTTAAATACAACCCCTGAGGAGCTCCGTAAGTTGAAAAAACTATTTGATTAATTCATGCAAATAGTATAATGGTATAATATAATAAATTGTAACCAACCAAAGGAGAAAAAATGATTACTTTCCTAATGCTTACCGCATGTTCAGATCAAATGATAGCGTATCCCGTAGAAAAACCTCAAGAAGGTAACATCACGGAAGATGATATTGTTGTAGGAACGGAAGATGTTCCTGAAACCTCTGATACTGGTCACCTAGAAATTGACGATGATCCTGTCGATGAAGATGGTGAACAGCCAGAGTTTGATACGGGAATTGATGAGGACACGGGTTCTGAACAAGATCCACTTAATGAAGATGATACAGCGTCAGATGCAGTAGATGAAATAATAGAGGAAGAACCGGAAGAGGAAACAGAGGAATCACCGGAAGAGGAAACAGAGGAAATAATCGAAGACGAGCCAGTGGTTGTAATTGTCGACAACTTCAACTACAGTGACGATATCGCAGCTTCAAGTTCTCCTCACTGGGAAAGACTTTGGTATGCTAGCGATTGGGGCTGGGATATTGTTGATGCTCAAGAGGATCTGGGCTGTGGATTGGTTAACGGATATATTGATTGTGATTGCTGGTCTAACAACAGTTGTGCGAATGACATAAGTCAACATATTCCGTTTCAGCAATTTGTTGATTTGGCTGTAGCTGGATATTGGGTATGCGCAATTGACAATGTCGGATCGATCTTTTGTTTTTCCGAAGGAGGAGAAACCTACAGTCCACCCGCCACGGTGAATCCTTACGTAGATGTTGTAATATCAGGAGATAACGTTTGTGGGTTGGATGAATCAGGATATATATACTGCTTTGACATCAATGCTGGGGGATTGACTTATAATGATGTGAACACATACAAAGTTATTGAAGGTCATGGCACAGTGTTCTGTGCAGTCCACAGTGATGGTTTAGAAATCACATGCATCGATACCTCAAATATGACTGTGACATATAATCATCAATTTGCTTATGAGATTATAGGATTTGACAGTTATCACACTAGTTACTGCTACACATATCTAGATGGCAACGGAATGCAAGCGACAAATTGCGGATGGGTTGACTCGCCAAATCAAAACAGCTTCCAATACTGTCTAGACAATTCACCGCATCAATATTATTACGACTTCTTTTCAAACAATACGGATCTAACTAACATTGAAGTTGGTCAAGACTGGGCAGCAGTTTGGGACTCACAGACACAAACAGAAATAACTTGGGGCGGTTATTTAGACATTAATGGCGGATACTATGATAACTCAACTATCGTTAACAATGGATACTATACACATGGGGGTTGCAACTATTATTGGGGGAATTAAAATATTTTCGTGCAAATAAAACTAAAACACATTATAATATAAAGGTAACCAACCAAAGGAGAAAATATGGAATTTCAACTAACACAAGATCGAAAAGATGCGAATATGACATCGAATATTTCACATCTTCTTAGTCATGATGATCTCAAAGATCTGAGAAATGTTACGCCTCATCTAATGGCAGCAACTTTCGGACCGGGGGACAATAGTTACTGGGAACCCGCACGGGGTTACGACTCACCTGAATGGTACTTCAAAGGACCGGGTGGAGCTATTCTTGGCATCGGCTTTCGGTGGGGAATGACTAGACTTCGTGGAAAAAATGTTGATAATCAATTCGTGACGCCACAAGAAGTTTGTGCATCATTCCTTCATCAAGTGTTGTATACAATTGAAATTGAACAAGAAGACGGGATCTAGTGTTTAATATGACAGTTAAGCCAATTTATTATTGCCAATTCTGTGGAACTGAGTCTCATAAATCTTATTGGGTGCTTGGATACTGTCCCACATGTAAAACACAATCACAGCCAAAGAGGTGGAAATGACATTGAAGGTGTATGACACTAACAAGGACATGCTTGTACCGTGGTTTTTGATGGCCTCTTATGCTTATTACGAATTAGGTATTCATATAATGCCAGACGCAGAGTTTGATAGAATAGCAATAGAGCTCAATAATCACTGGGATGATGTTGATCATATGCATAAGCATCTCATTACAAAAGAAATGTTAGCGACGTCATCAGGCTATTCGATAGAGTATACGAATATGATTAAATATGCAACGCAAGATTACATCAAGTCTTTGACTAAAAACCAGATAAGAAAGTTTAATGCGTGCAAATAAAGCGAAAGCTGATTATAATATAAAAGTAAAATAACAAAAGGAGAAAAAATGGAAGCTCTCGGAACATTAAAAGCAATTCAGGAAATAGCAGACCGAGCTGCTGGAGGCTATGAACACAATGTTGACGGATGCCCTGAGTCTTACGCCGACTGGATAATTGAGTGGTATCAAACCAATGATTGTCCTGAGCCAATTAGAAGCAATAGTTACTATCAAGTTCTACTTGAACAGTATGCTTCAACTATTAAAAGTCAAGTCATTAGAAAGATCAAAGAGAGTAGATAACAGTTATGAAAGTTTATATCGTTACGAAGGATGATTCGCCTTACTGCGTTTTTTCTGACAAGGATGATGCAATTAGATGGGTTGAGAATTACATTGATAATGAATTCACTAGCAGGGGTTGCGAATGGGAACAAGACCCAGTTAACCCCGACACTTGGTTATTTTCTGCCGCTCATCACGAGGACAGCTTTATAGACATTCTAGAATTTCACTTACAATAAAATAACAAGGAGTACAAAATGGGTTCGGGTATCGGGTCAGAAAAAATATACCAGCTAATAGAAGAATGTGGAGGCTCTGAATTTGGTTCAGCTGTCATATTGGAAAATCTAATCAAGTATTTAAGACGAGACACGCTTGAAGATTTCGTCAAATACTTTAGACGTAATCATGACATGCAACTAGAAGAAAGTACTGAAGAACTTGGACTTGAGCTAGAAACAAACAACTACGAGCTTTGCTCAACGTGCCAGAATGGCAAGCTTATTGGTGCTGTCTGCAGTGATTGTTTAGATAAACAAATAGAAGAGATGTATTCAAGAGAAGAAGACACGACTACGTTTTTTTCATCAAAAATACCCGCATGTTAGGAGAAAACTATGTCTGCTAAAAAAATTGATTTTATCAAAGTAGTTGATTTGGACAGTAACGAGTGTTTCATTAACCCAACTCACATTACTTGTGTTAGGTGTCAAGACTCTAAGCGTGAAAATTCAACTTGGGAAATAGTTTTATTAGGTTCAATTGCTGTATATGTCAGAGAAAAAGAAGCACGGGATGTTATTGACAACATCACAAAGATTGATTTTGACTTTGCTTCAAACACGTGCAATTTTAAAGCACACACATTATAATATAAGTGTACCAACCAAAGGAGAACATCATGAATTTACCATTTAGAAAATATTCGAATGATCCTAACTTTGTCGGATATCCGATTTTCTACATCATAGAAGGAGAATGCGTCTGTGCAGATTGCTGCAATGAAGCATGGCAGTCAGGTGAAGAATACTATCAACCGATCGATCATCCAGCACGCAACAACGATGTCTATAACGAAGAGATCGGAGAGGCAGTTAACTGGGAAGACCAGAATCTGTGGTGTACATATTGTTCGACACAAATTGAAGCTGCATATAACAACCAAGAAGAGGAGTAATCATGGGTGGTAAAGCATTAAGCGGTAAACGCATATCTAACGAAGAAGCATACAAGCTTGCTGAAAGAATAATCTGTGACAACGACTTGGGCTGTAAAGTGGATCGTATCCTACTTTGTGGATCAGCCCGTCGAGGCAAAGAAGATAGCGGCGATCTAGATTTTGTATTTATTGACAGTGAGAATGATGCTCTCAAATCATGGCTAGTCGAAAACTACGGAACTAAAAAGAACGGAAAACCACAGACAACTATTCTATACGATGGTGTTCAAGTGGAATTCTATGAAGCTACCCATGAGTCTTGGGGTTCTTGCACCCTAATGTGGACAGGGAGTGCCCGCAATAACATTCAGCTTAGAAGGGCAGCAAAGTCGAAGGGGCTCAAGCTAAATCAGCATGGTTTATTTGATGGCAGTGAAAATCTGGCAGCAGGTAAATCTGAACAAGCGATATTTGAAATGCTCGGAAAGCGGTATAAAGAACCACAAAACCGCTAAATTCGTGCAAAAAATATCAAGTCATATTATAATATAAACATACCAACTAAGGAGTACATTATGTGGGAATTACAAGAACAAGTTAACTGGATGGTAGAACAGTACTTTGAAGATTCATCCGCTGCTAGAATAAGTGCAGAAGCTGTCGGGTTAGATGGTAGAGCCGGCACTGTCTTTGTGTCGACAGAAGAAGAATGGATAGCTACAAGTAATGTTAGGTCACTCGAATACTACGGAGGCTTTGAGTATGTTGACAGCGAGTACAAAGTAACTGTTGGGGACATAACTTTTTATTCTGCCGACGACTGCCGTGTCGCTGAGGCAATTGCACATTATATCGAACTACAAGAGCAACAGGATGAAGAAGAAGATGTTGCGGAACAACAAAGACGTGATGAAAAGAATGGATTGTACCCAGACAAATGGGATGATGCTAATTGATCCTAAGCCCGTGCACAACATATTATAATAAAACTATACCAACCAAGAGGACAACATGAATTTTAGAGTATATATCACTTTTGATACAGGCCATCAACACCTTGACACCGACTGGTGTGACAAGGAAACACTACTTAAGTCGATCCAACGTCTCCGCTACGGGCCTATATCAAAAATGGGTATCTTAAAGGAGATAAGAGTTGTAGACACATGCGACTTCACAATCTTCTTGGTGCAGGACGATAAGGTTGTGTATCCTCGAATTGAAGAGGTAGCATGATAAATAAACTAAAAGTCGGTGACTTAGTGCGATGGACGTTTGGAAAAACATCTATGAGTTTTAATCCTGAGGGCCGATCTTATGTCGGCATCTTACTTGAAGCAAGGGTGATACCAGAAAACAGTTGGTATGTTTACTTAAGTGATGGAAGTACGATACACGCAGACATATCTGAACTGGAGATAGTTAGTGAAATCAGGTGATTTAGTAACAGTAAAGGATTGTCATGGTTACAATGTCTATATGCAAAACCTTGTCGGTCATATCGGCATTGTTCTTGACATTGGCAGAATAGCTACGAAGGTGTTCATTTTAGATCAGATAAGATACCTCAACCCAAATGATTTAGAGATACTAAATGAAAGTCGGTGATTTATGTAGATACACACAAGAATATTCAATAAGAATTGTCGCAATGCAATATGATATATCTGCACAAGGCACTGACACTTTTCTTGTGCTTGATACAGTTGAAAGACCCCATCATCAGTTTGGTGATATGAGAATCAAAGCATGGTGTAATCGTAGACATCGCACATGTCTACTAAGGAAAGGATGGTTAGAGGTGATCAATGAAAGTCGGTGATTTAGTTAAATCAAATATCATGTACTTTCATCATGGGGGTGATCCTATTGTTTTGAAACGTCATGATGATTCTATGTATGGGACTGTCTTAGAAGTAGAGGATGAAGAAAAGTTCGAGAAAGAGTTTCGACATCACAAAAGAGGCGGTCGGATATTTTTAGACGTAAAAGTTCTTTGGAATACAGGTAAGATAACAGTTGTTCAGAAGAACACACTTCAAAAAGTGCAAAGCGCGTGCAAAAAATGGTAAAACTTATTATAATATAAAAGTAAACAACCACTGGAGAAAACATGACTCAAGCATTAACATTAGTTGAAGTCAGACAAAAATTAGTACTCGCATGTCAAGCGGAGTACGATCGAAGAATATCAAACGGTGTGCACCCCTACGCCATTGCATCATACCACTTTGACAAGATATTCGATGCAGAGCTAGAAAAATATATCGATGTTTCCAACTGGAAAGCAGGCGACTGGCGCAAGCTTATGAACGCATTGCCAGAAGACCCGGATGCATCGAACTCCGAAGGTCAGTGGGCAGTCGGCGCAATTTGTAATAGTGCACAAGCCTGGGCAACACCAGGATTTGCAGAAGCGTATCGTTGGCACTCAATTTGGGGAGGATAAGATGAACAGTTATTTTGTAATGTTTTGTAGAACACCGGTAGCTTTCGAAAACGTGACGGGAGGGTACTATAGATGTTCCCGGCAAGAACTGACTAAAGAGATATCCCGAAAAAACCAAGACGGATGGCATGCTTTGTATGCAAAAGTAAAGACCCCTATCGGGTGGGAACTCATGTATCTTCAAGAGAATCAAAATCAAACAAGCAACCAGGGAAAATAATGTCTGACACAATCAAACCAATATTAATTCATGAACTACCTTATTCAGCTGGAACGATAATAAAACGTTTAGCGAATAAAATAGAATCACTTCAAACTGATAATCTTTCTACGCGAAAAGAAGACGAAAGCTACGGATTGAACTACTTGTCATCAATTTTAGAATGTTGTGACAGCAACCCATACAGTCAATACAGGGTTACTATTATCAAAAATTATTACGGTACAATTGTAGAAGAAGCATGTCGATTAATCGCGCTGAGGAAAATCAATGCAACGATCAACAATATGAAAAAGCGCGTGCAAAATAAAGCATAATGCTTTATAATATAAAGGAACAACAACAGGAGAATAAATTGAAAATTCCAAACTGCGACGTACGAGACGCTTATCGCCGATCAATTGCTAAGGTATGGGGTCTGAAACAAAAAGACATCAAAGGTGATATTCATATTGCATCCCGTGCACCTGGTCAATGGTCACCGGACAGCTCAGTTGAGATATACTGTGAAGGACACATTCCAAATGCGACTGACGTACACTATTCAGAATTTGGTACGTTCTATCACTCAGAAAGCTGGGCAAAGATTGACAGCATGGCAAATCAATTCATTCAGAAGAAACACCCATATGCACCTAAGTTTTATCATGAACCTTATAACAGTGCAGTTGTCAATATCTGGCCAGAGTGGTAGGTCGATCTATTGCACTAAATAAACAATCTCAGACTTCATAAGTCAAGTTCAAATAGGAGAAAACTATGAAACCAGTAAAACAACCACAAGTTAAGTTAAAAGGAATAGAGTACCTACTACTCGCAATCCAATCAGAGCCAGGCAAGTCACAACGACATTATCTTCGTAGGCTACATCGATATAAGTACGGAGTTGAAGACTATCATAAGGGAGGCACATGTTGTGGATACTTTATCAGCCCCAGTTATCGAAATGTCTTGTGGTATAACGATGACAAAAAACCAGGCGTCAAGTATGAATGTTCTAAGTCTGTTAATGGTGTTTTCACGAGCTGGTTCACATATCCGTCCGGAAGAGGAACACTCGCATGTCGTTCAAGATGTGCTGTAATGCGGCTAACCCTAGCAGGACATAAACGCGCCAACGAAGTTAGAAAGAAGTTGGGTCTTGACCCTATTGACTTAACGAAAGGCGCACCAGCCCATGCAAATTGGGTTTAAAATCGGGAGCCAAATAATGAAAAATCAGTATAGAATCTGCAAAGAATGCGAAGATGAATTTGATTGGCGTGAAAAAGTCCAAAGAGTCGGCGGTTATAGCACAGTTTGTGAGGACTGTCACTTGAGTGGTCCTGATCCGGATGAAAATACACCGGTCTTGAGAGCAGTGACCACAGGAAACGGAAAGATGGCAGCAATCAGTATACTTTCATTCGACTCAGAATCGGATGCAAATGAGTACTGTCGGAGGTATTCAGCAAACACAGGCTGGAATAACCGAAGAACTGGTGGGCTTAATGATATCAAACACACGTTGCTCGCTGAAAACTTAGGTAACGATAATCACAAGGGGAAATTGTAATAAAAACTTTTGACTTAAATGCGTGCAAATAAAAATAACACGTGGTATAATATAAAGGTAAACCACAAAGGAGATACAAATGATTTTCGCTCATACACCAAACAGCACAAGACTTGATGACGGAACAGTCTCTCATACTGTCTGTACTGTTTTTAAGAATGGCAAAAAGTCTATCAGCATCGCGCTGGACAATAGCTGCGGAAGGCTACCTCAGCTGAGCCGCTCTGATCTACGTCTCTTTACAGAGTCCCATATCGATGGTGACCCGTGGGACGATACATTCGATATATTTCCTAACGAAGAACCTGGATCTGTTCAAGCAACAAAAGAGAACTTTGAAAAAGCATGGGAGTGGCTCAATGAATAAATTCAAATATTGGTCCCCAGAGCATTACGAAATAAAAGTTGTGTCAGGATCAGATGCAGCATGCATGACTGTGTACGAATCAGATAAAAGAGAGTATCCTCCAATGCAGTACGGGACACACATTGCAGAAAAATCAGGAACTGGAATCCAACGCACAATCGTAATTAAGCGATTTAAGACGACTGAACTTTGCAGGATTCACACTTTGTTTCCACCGACTTACTTACGCAACGAAGATAACTCAAACAATTAATCGAGGGAGAATATATGAGAGATCTAGATAAACCAGCAGAAAGAGCACGACACATACACGAGAACATGCGACCCAGCATGCGGAACGAAGTGCTCTATCAATTCGAAGACATGTCACAAGGAGGCGATGGAGGCTCATCCGGATCAGGACTGCCTAATGAACTCAGCATACGAGAATCCTACTATCAGTATAAGACAAATCAGTGGTTCAAGGATGTTCTTGACGAGTTTGAAAAGCTTCAAAGAAATAGTGGACAATAGATTGTTATAAAAAATTGAAAAGTTCGTTATAATACAAAGCGTACTTACGACGTGAGAGGGATGACCCCTCGGGATAGGGTGGGTAAAAAGGAACATTATGTCTGATCAACAGCTAATCACACAAACTCGATTTGTTGATTCACTTACAAACGGAATCGCGATACCTCCAAGGACAAGCACAGATCTTCTAAACTTTGGAGATCGACTTATTAAGTGGGTGAATGCAAACGACAATTATTATTGGGCTGCTTGGGACGATCAACACCCGGGGTGTATTGCGCTGGACCTGAATACAATCAGTTTAATGTTGATTAATCTGTCACCCGGACTTTTAGAGTTCAGAAGACTGCAGGACAATATTGAGCACGACATGGCGAAAGAGTTCGGCAATGGAGCTGTCGGCATTATTTTATTTTGTATGATTGAAAATAGAGAAATACAAGAAGTACCTCTTGATGATATACCGCCAGATCCCGAACCTGAGGCTCCTACCACTATTGTTGAAAACAAAGAAACACCCGATTTTAGTTGGATATAACTCCAGCAAAAATAAAAAAACCACTTTATAATAAAACTATACCAACCACAGGAGAAAAAATGCCAAAAACATATAAAACTGAAATAGTCGGATATACCTTCGGAGAACTGCCAAGAGAAGTACAAGAGGATATCTACAATCGTAACCAGGAAGATTTCTGTTACTTTCAAGAACACGTTCTCGAAGCCGCGATTTATGAGTTCGAGGCTAATCTTAAAGAAGAGTACGGTGCGACAGATATTAAAGTCTACTACGACGTCTCTTACTCTCAAGGCTCCGGCGCGTGTTACACTGCACACTTCGATGTTGATACTATGCTCGCCAGCCTAGACTTTTGGCAAGATCTGTGTGACGATCTCAATGCAGGAAAGCTTTCTATCGATGAGGTTCGAGTTGAAAGATGCGGACCGTCAAACTACTACTGTCACGAGAATACATGTTATGTCGCCATTGAATGGTCTTGGTCAGACGAAAGTAAGTATAATGAAAACTGGCCTGACCTGATTGCAAATGCTGAAAAACTAATAACCGAAATGGTTAGAAGCCAGATTCGAGACTTCTTCTACACACTCCGTGATAGCTACGAGGAGGCGATATCTTTTGAAGTTTATTGTGAATACATGTCAGCTTCTGACGACATTGCGTGTTTCACAGAAGAAGGTGAGCAGATTAATCAATTGTTTCTAGAAAATGCTCATGTGGTGGACGGCGTACAACTAAAGTTAGATTTTGAATATTCAGATAATGACACTGATACATTAGAAACTGATTCATAATCTTTTACCCGGAGCATGCGATGAATATCATTGCACTCGTTTTGATCATAGGGATCGTCAAATACTTGTCAGAACATTCAAGTAAAGTATTTGACATTATGTCTAAGATAGCTTTGCTCATGATAATACTCTCAATGGCAGGAATCATTGACTTAAGCTTTTTGCAAGGGTGCTTAAACAACGTGAAAATGAGCGAAATCATTGCTCGATTTGAATAGTCAACTCGTGCAAAATAAAAAAAAACCTTTTATAATATAAAGGTAACCAACCACCGAGGATTATTATGAGTACATCATTCACCCTAATGTCAGACCCATCCGGAGCCAACGACGTTGCACTTCGTTTTTGGGGCGGCGAGGCAGCTGGTAAAACAGTTCGATTCACTTTTCCAGAGACCCTTTTCTGTCACCTGCGAGACGTTGAACTTGCCGGATGCGACGGCTCTGTAACAACAGTTCAAGAGCTCTTTGACGAGGCTGAAACAGTCGACTTTCTTGAAGCAGACGTTTCTCCTCGTGAGCACCTATCACATGGGACACACGGCGCGAGAGAACAAGCACGTCTGGCATGGGAGGCTTCACAATGAAATATGGAGTAAAAGTGAAAGTAGGAGATCTAGTCAGGAAAATATCAGCGTGGGATCCATCATGTTCTGATGGGTACGGTACTGGCATCATTCTAAAAATAGAAGACAAAGTCGCACATATACACTGGCAGACCGGTCAGACTTATGAGCACTACATGTGGGAGTTAGTAAAGATTTAACTCGTGCAAACTAAAACTAAACAAGTTATAATATAAAGGTAACCCCAACCAATAAGGAATAAAGTGGAAACTCAAGTTGTTACAATCCCTATTCAGACTACAATGGACCCAGCGCAGCTTCTCGACATTATACTAGACTTTGTCGAACGTCTTGAAGGTGATATCGAATCATACGAAGAAAAATGCGTGGTCGATACTGATAACATCAGCGTTGAATCCGAATAATCTACAGACTCAAAGCGTGCAAATAATAAAATAACACAGTATAATATAAACATAACCAATCAAAAACATCAACCCAGGAAACCAACATGGCTAATCCAAATCACACTAAAGAACAAATCCTCGATGCACTTCAAGATCCCGCTGTTGTTGACGCAGCAATTGTTATTCTCACAGGATATCAGACTGCAGAGGAACGACGTCGGAAGAGTACAAGCAATGACAACGGTGAAGGCTTTGACGCTGCGTACGGGAAGCTCGGAGTTAGATTTTGGGAGTTCTTGACGGGAAGATCATCAAAGACTGGAGAGCTAGTCCCAAAATGGGGTGGACCAAAGTCTCTACGTCACCCGAAAGCAAATCGAGTCTTTGCTCGTAATCTTCGCAATAGTGCCGGGCAGCACGAGTCTGTTCTAGATTATGCACGTTTCATCTGCGGAAAGCATTGGAAGCAGCTTGGGATGATTCTCGAAGATGATTTTCAAGCTCCAGAGTTGCCGACTTCGATGTCCCCAGAAGTAGCTGCGCAAAGGCAAGCATCGAGAGAAGAAAGTTCACAAATCATCACGATTAGCGGTGAAGTCGTGGGCGTAAAAGGACGTGCTTTCAAAGCAAATGTCGGTGGTCGCAATGTGTGGCTTCCAAAGTCTCAAGTCACAATTGGCGATGGTGCAATCATGATGCCCAGGTGGCTCGCACAAAGTAAAGGTTTCGTATCACAATAGATTAACTCCGTGGTTGGTGTTAAGCGTTCCACATAAAAATGGAACGTGGAGGGAGAGCTGGTTACTCTCGGGACAGGGCGGGTAAACACCAACTACGACATAATAAGAAAAGACGAGGATAACATGGCACAGAGAACAAAATGCTTGACTAGCGGAGCACAATTTCACATTAGAGTAAGTTCAGAGTACGATCACATATCAGTAGCTGTTGACTTACCAACATACACGCTCGAGGGCGTAGATAAGGAGGAAGCTGAACTTTTATCCAGACTGATTCACAATCAAATGGAGTTGGTGCTAAGACCCTACTTCGAAAGGCAGAATCAGACATCGACACCTGCAAAAGCCAAAGCAGTCCCAGAGCACGCAAAATTGAGGCTAGTGTGATTGGAATATTAACAACAACCAGAAAACAATCTGGTGGATATCTAAAGAAATAGATAACATTTTCGAAGGGAAAACATGAAGATAAGAGAAGACATACTTCAAACAATCTATGAGATTATCGGACAGACGCCAAGCATTATCACACCCTACGTGTGTCTAGAACTTTTTAAGTCTGATATTGACGATCCTGGCTTGCTTGAAAATGAGCTAGCAACATGGTTGAATGTACATCATCAGTCCGCGTGGGAAATAACATGTGCTCATGTCGACCACTTGGTCGAAGTAGGGGATATCATTTTTACTGATGACGGGAATCTATATCAGATAGGCTACGAAGGTGCAATAGTGTGATTAAAGCGTGCAAATAATAAAAAAGCACGTTATAATATATTTGTATAAAACAAAGGAGTATCATGCCAAGCAACACCCTTCATCATAATCGGACTCTTTCTAACCTCAACACCAATGCCAAGTACGCCAAACACAGTCGCAAGTTGAGTCGATCCAAGCGTAACGGAGAGACTTACCGGTGCCTCGCCTGGCAGGAAGCGCGTCAACGCTACCATCGTGCATGCCGCAAGGCCTCCAAGCTGCAGCTGAGCCGCTACCAGGAGCATGTTTCTACGCAGGAAGAGCTGGACGCGGAGTACTACGAGTGGGAGGACGAGCGTTACATGGAAGACATGGACTGGACTCTGTCACGTGACGAGAAACGCTTTAACGATGAAGTCAGGGGTAGGATGCACCTTGGTGAAGACAACCAGTGGCGTGTCTGGAACAAAGAGTACGACAAAAGGAGATAGTATGACTAAGGAACAGCATCACAAGGCAGTCAACCTAATACTGCTGAAAATCATGGCATCAAGAAAAAATAAAAAACAGAACGGAGTAGACAAATCATGAAAGAGTCAGAACAGATAGCAGCTGTCCTCGGATTAATCTTTGGAGCTTCACTAGTTCTCGGTCCTTTCTTCACTTGGATTTTAACAACCAGATAGACAAAAGGAGTCAAAATGGTATACGCACTAATATGGCACAGCAAATACGGAGTTGAGGAGATCGACTCATTCGACAACAGAGAGGAAGCAGAAGCTATGAAAGTAGAATACTGGCTGTCATTCAACGAAGGGTACATCACGATAAAACCGCGGTTGTCATAATGTCATAAAGCGCGTGCAAATAAAACCAAAACGCCTTATAATATAAAGGTAACCAACCAAAGGAGAACATCATGGTATACGGTACATCATATTTCCCATCCCGATGGGACGCAGTCAAATACTATTCAGTCTTAGGGACCAGCAGATCTGAAGTCAAGGAGATGATCAAGAACGGCGAGATACACATCGGAAAGCCACCCGGCCTAAACTCTCTTCGAAGAGCAGTAGCACGAAACGACCAGGGCGGGTCACAAAGATATTTCATTCACGAAGACATAAGAGTAGGGTAAGAATATGAAAGACATCAGACTATGCGAAGTGTGGCTCAGCTACAGCGACGGACAAGCAGGAAGAGTAAAAGTATTGCTTGATATTGATGAGTGTATCGAGACACAAGTTTTCGATTCGTTCGATATGCTCACAGACGACGGGCCCGATCTAATCGATTTTAAGTGGAAAGAGGTTGAGGAGTAGAGATTAACAAACCCCGTGGGGGACATGGACCAGAGGTGTGACGGGTGATGCCGGACCGTGGTTGCGTAAGCGTGGGAGTGATTCCCAGGGAAGGCCATGTCTAGATAGAGAAGTTGGGAACTCTGTCACTTTAATCAAGGAACATCATGAACGATAAACAACTTAAATCACTGTTCAGGCACGCAACGACAGAATATCTCGAAGAGGAGCGTGACCTTTGCAGGGCGACCATTCTTAACTTGAAGAAAGCTGAGCTCTGGAAAGTCCACGGTCATAAAACGGTTAACAACCAGATCAAAGATCTCATGATCAGTGTGTCATACATAGGGAGAGAGTTAAACAGAAGAGCACGTGAAAGTCGTGCAAAATAAAACAAAACCTTTTATAATATAAACATAACCGACCAACCAGGACACAACATGAAATACTTTTCAATCGACTACAGATCACCCCCTTCCGGATTAGGACAGATTATCGACACAACACAATCCAGTCGGGCAATCAATCCTGTCGGCAACGAAGTCTGGAACTACACCCTAGTTACATACTCGGGCTGGGGGGTTGAGAATGATCCTAACTATATCCTCACAGCCCACTTCAGATCTCTAGAAGCAGAACGGCAACAATACGCCGGACCGATCCTCAAGGATTTAATCGACTACCTCCGCAGAGTTGGGGTCACTCAAGTCTACGATGTCGAGCTCGCGGCGGAATGCGAAGGAGCCGACGAGAATGGGCATTTCCCACTAAATCGTTGGGCCGAGCTCGTGATGAGCTAAGAATAGATACCAAACTCATGCAAAACACAGCCTGCTGTGGTATAATATAACTACCGACTAACCAATAATAAAATCAAAGCCAAGGACATATCATGCAAACACATCAAGCCAGACAAAAAGCACTCAGAGGTCTCTTCGTCGCAGGTCTCCTCACCCGGAAGCAGTATACGACCCTTTCAAATAAGTCAATCAAAATTGAGAAACAGCTTCTTAAGGACACACGACAAGATGAAGTCAACGCGCATGTGGAGACTCATCTACTCAGCATCACACCCGGAGAGCTATTCAAGCATCGAGCAGTTTGGGATGCAGTCGGTCGTGATAAGTTCACACGAGACGAGATCAGCAAAGCGCTCAATCATCACAAGGAAAACTTTCTTGTCGAACAGGTTCGAAAAGGTCCAAACAACTTTCAAGTCTTCTGGCAACGCACGAAGATGAAACTAAATTGCATCATCGAAATCGTCGACTAATACACAGACAAATATTTAAGTGTCTCTCGCGTGCAAAACCGCGGGAGGCATATTATAATATAAGCATATACCAACTAACAAAGGAAAATCATGACTATTACATTACTTGCACATCATATCGAATGGGACTGCGACGGCCGCGACCTCGCAGAACTAGGATTACCCAGCAAAGTCGAAGTAACCGTTGACCTTAATGACGCTGATGGATGGGAAGGCATTAATAGACAGATCTGTGATCAGCTCTGTGCAAAGGCTGACTGGCTCGTCGCAGACTATCAACTAGAAGGCTACGACGCTGACGCAGCGCATGCACTTGAAATGAAACAAATGTGGGCAATCGACCTGTAGGTCATCTCAAAAATCACGAATCATACACCAGTTCCAGGACACTATCATGTACACATTAAGATTCTGCACTCAGACACTATTCACAATGATCTCAATCTACAACTACAACAAGACACCCTTCAGATTCAGAAGCGGAACTGACATGGTGACGACAGTATTTGCAGACACCAAGGAAGCACTGGTCGATCTAGCGTACCATGTCCATAGCTGGATAGGATTTGATCACTCGTTCAATGATGAAGAAGTTCTAGCAGTAATCAAAACCATAGAAGAGTAAGACACACTCCAGCAAAATCTGGGGAAGCATATTATAATATAAACACACCAACCACAGGACACTATCATGTACACATTCACTGCATTCATCAAAGTAGACAAATACACTCTCGAAGAGATTGACGTAGAAGCCAAGGACTTCAAAGAGGCAAGGAAAAAGATTCAAGAAGTAATCGACGACATGTATCCCAGCTTCACGAAAATCAAGAAGATCGTCAAAAGAGGACCCGGACTTTTCTTCTAACCCGTGCAAAATCGGGAGTAGCATATTATAATATAAACATACACCAACCAAAAGGATTCAACATGAAAAGAGAATTGAAAAGAGAATGGCACTGCAGATACGAAGCACTCCACCCGGGTGGATCTCACCATCAGATCTTCCCGATCTTCGTCAAGGCAGACACACGACAAGAGGCAGAAGCTGAGGTTCGAAGACTCAAGCCACACGCAACCAAAGTCTGGGTAATCAGAGAATATCTCGAAACATGGCAAATGCCCGTAACCAGAAACGATATGTTTAGATAGGAGACCGATCATGACAAAAAAACAAATCAAAGCACTCAAAGCCATCCGAGGAGAAGAACGTAAAGCACACTTCTCCAACGGAGGCGACCTGGTCTCGTGGAGAGGCGGAACGCGGACAATCACCCGCAATAAAAAACGATACTCCCGAAAAGGCAAATCAAAGTGGAGAGCATAATGACACATTACGAACAATGGACAACAGCAAGACTAGAAAGCTTAAGAGGCAGACCCTTAGAATGCTTAGAACAATCAGCATCATCAATACAAATATTTGTACTTGGACAGATCGAGTGGGGCACGTATGACAACGAAGACATCTGGGGCGATTACGGTCACGTCACAGACCTAAGACTTCTTCAACAGGTTATCAACGAAAAGAGAACAGATCAAGGCTTAGAGACTGCTGACTACTTCGATTCATACTTACTTGGATAGGAAACCCATCATGACAACTACCATATACATCGACGTAGCAAACACTATGCTCTCCCTAGACATGACACACATCACCCTACTCAACTACGCCTACGAATACGACGTCACACTCGACCTCAACACAGGAGCCATCACAGGCTCACACAAAGACGTCCAAGACTTCCTCAACTATATCAAATCCTACCAATGACAACACTCAAGACAACCAATCAACACTACAAAAATCTGACAGTGGTCAAGCAACCACTGCCTGAGACCTCTGAGGGCTGTATGATGATCTGTCGCACAGGATATATAAATCCACACTACGAATGCACAGGAAGATAAGACGCTACCCAAAAGGTCCTCTGTATCAGGGGCGCAAGATGAAAATGAGTGAATCTCGATTCATTTTAGACACAAAGTACTGTCAGACGACGATAAAAGACGGCAATATGACGAAAGTGCGCGCCCTAGAGTGAAAATCCGCGAAAAAAGACACATATCTCCTGCAAAAAGCGGAGAAGCGTGTTATAATAGAACTATACCAACCAATAAGGAGTAAAAATGAAGGCAAAAAACATGAGCAAGCTGATGGAATACCTCGACACACTGACGCCTCTCGAGAAAATGGAAGTCGATCGAGCGAAGTCGGCATACATGGGTGCAGTTTGTGGAGAGACTCAAGCATACGTTGAAGCGAAGGAAGCGTACGACGAAGCGAGGGCGCATCTCGATATCAATGATCCGGATGAGCGAGAAGTTTTGACGACTCTGTTGAAGAGCATGATGGACGCACAGAGTAACGTGCTTGTCATTGCTAAAGAGCTCGAAACACACTTCAACATCATAGCATAGGGGAAGATTATGACAGACGTACTTCAAGCTTTGTATAATACTATGGTTCTGTTGATCGGACTCGCGACGGTTTTTTCTGCCGGCATGATTATGTTTGCTTTCATTCAGTACTTCTCAAACGCAGGACGCATGCATTCAGAAGAGAAGCTGATCCTCAAGTATTCAGTCCCAGGTTTGCTCATCTCGTCGACGATCTTGTGCGTGACGTTACAATGTTAAGACGAATACAAGTCATCTCGTTCCCGGGCGTAAGATGACGCTTCAGGTTGACGTTGCTGAAGACGAGAATACCGGGCAGCCTCTGCGCGTGGGGGATCTCGTGCGCATGAAATATAGTATGGCGTGGCATATGCCATTACGTCTACCCGAGAAGGCTAACGAACGACTTAAGCTGGGGATGGTAGTCAAAATAAGAGGTGGAAATTTCGGTGGTGACAAACCTGCGTCACCTGATCTAGCGCACCCGTGGAGGAATCATGTAGTTATTCTAATACCATCGATGGGATTTGTGGAGGTTTCACAAGACAAGTGGTGGAACTCAGTGCGTTGGGTAGCAAGTCTTTAAACGCACACACAAATACACGAGAGCCTTTACAATCAGGCGATCTCGTGCTCATCTTTGACTTGAGTTTGACGATCTACGAATTAGGGTTGGTCTTGTCTGTTACTCGCATTAACACTGACAAGACTGATCGCGATCCTTTCAGATATCACATCCTGTGGCGAGAGGGAATGATCAGCAAATTAATCCGGCTCGATCCGGACTACTTAATTCAGCGCTTATAGACGACATAGCTCGTCCTCGTGCGCGAGACACAAAAAAGCCGGACGAGAGGTCCGGCTATAGTCGAGAACTAGTCTTCGAAAATGTGCGTGTATTCGATACCTTGCGTTCTGAGATGCTTGACGAAAGCTAGCGCTTCGCTGATCTTAGCTGCTGGGAAGGTGGCTGTACCGACGGGTGTAGTGATGATGTGCATGATGTTATCCATGGTTTGATGTTGAATGTTTTGCGAGCGCGATCGCGCGTGCCGGGATCGGCGTGTGCACACCGTACTTGACATGACGACGCATGACCTTGACGTATTCCCACTTGCCATCCCAGATCTGCTCGAGCTGAGTCTTGCATGCGTACGCCGACTCACGTTCAGCGTAAACCTGCGTAGAGATTGTCACGCTCTCTTCAGTCGTTGGGTTGAACCGGCCGGCGATGACGAGCCATACTACGGGGATTTGTGTATTGTTCTGCATGAGATATCCTGTGTGTGAGATGTCTTAGGTGTAGAGGGATAAAATGTAGACTAAAATAAACTCAAAAAAATGGTGCTGGGTTTGACCCCAGCACCAGATATCTTACTCCCCAGCGGGAGCTTCTGCTTCCTCCTCCTCGGGAGCAGCTTCGACGCTGTGCACCCAGCGACGTTGGAAGTTATTGACCTCGTGAGGCTCGACGACGACAGGGAACTTGTTCCCATCATCATCCAACTCGGACTTGATGCCGACCTGGCGCGCGAGACCCTTCTTCTCGAGCTGCTTGAGAGACCAGAGGATATCCTCGCGGGAGGCCTCGACGAAGCGATTGATGGGTGCGGCTGCTGCCGCGAAGGAACCCGAGGTGGGCTTGATGGACCAGAATCGGAAGGACTGGCCTTTCGGGGTGGTGAAGAACTCGGTGAGCTCCTCGAGAACCGCGGCACGACGGGCCTTGACGGCTTCCCGCGCGATGGCCTTGGCTGCCTTATCGGTGAAGACGGCTTCCCCGGACGCGTCGAGCGCGAGGTGGCCTTTGAGGGTGAGAGAGATGACCTGTGCGGTCGAGAGATTTGCGATTTGCTCGGGTGTCATATTGACTCCTGGTTGGTAGTTGAGCGATGTGGGAGAGTGTCCCTGTAATAATATTATACCGCGTGTCTGCCGGTTTTGCATGAGCGGGATATCTGGGAGAGCTGGAAGTTTCCGGGAGGGGAGACTCGGCGGGAGGATGATGATCCATCCTGCCTTACATATATATTATAATAGGTCTCGATAAAATTTGCACGAGCTCGACAGGGTGGGAGGGCGCCCTGCATCTCACGCAGCTTTTCGAGCGCTTGGACGCGCCCTCACGACGACGTCATTTAGCCCCTATAGCGCGCGCTGTCAAATTTTGCACGACGGGGGCCTTAGAGAGGGCCGGGGGGCGCGCCCTGGGGCCGCCAGCCCATGGGGGCGGCGTGCGAGCCCCGAGGGCGGCTAAGGGCGTTTTCTGCTCCTGAAATTTTCATAAACTTTTACCTACTGTTCTGCGTTCATAGTAATCATATTCGGTCATATTAAATTTTACATCACTAAAAAACAAATTTCTGCGGGCAAGAACTGTGGTTATTGAATTTTCTCACAAAAATTTCTCCGGAACTTTTTGAAAACTTTTCCTATTTATCTCTAAGGAGTTAACATGCGTATAAAAAAAATAGACTTAAAATTACTAATAGAAAATTTAATGAATGAGGCAGTCAAAGACCCGGGTGACCAAAGATGGTCTGCGATCCGGATGATGCTTAATGTAATTGATCAGAAAAAGTTGCCTGATTTTAGTGATCCTAAAACGTGGCAACCAAAAGATTGGGATGCTAATGACGATGCCTTGCTTAAAAAAGTTACTGGTGTAGACGAAATAGATGGCCTTGACTTTATGCAAGTTGGAAAATCTTTAAAGGCTAAGCTTGAAGCTGTTGTTATTGACAATGAAACTGGAAAGACTGGCAAGGACGCAAACTTATACGGTATGCTGATGAATTCGCTAGCAAGTGAGTCCAAGCCTAAAGAAGTTATTGATCAGGCTAAAAAAGCTAGCGAAAAGCCAGCTGAGCAATCTGATAAAAAAGCAGGGGACGTCTCTGGGCAGGAAGGTAAGATTATTCAAGATCCTAAATCGGCAGGATATCATTACAAAAAAGTTGGAGACAATTACTACATTATTAGTTCACCAAAGGATGCAAAAGTCTCAGAGAAAAATGCTAGCTTTGTCGATCCTCAGGCTATGAAAGGTGCATATGATGCAATTAGTAAATTGTTTTGATCAGAAAATATTTTCTTAGCATTTTATAAAAACTTTTCCTATTTATCTACATGAAGATTAAGATTACAAAAATACAACTAAGAAATATTATTCGTGAGTCTATTGTAGACGATTTTTTAAAAGATGTAGAAGTAAATGAAGATTTACTGAAATTCGTTAGCAATTTTAATATTTTTAAAACAAAGGTTTTAAAAAGTTATGAAGGTTGGGTAAGGGGTAAAGAAGCTACAGCTGAAGAGCTTCAATCATATTTGTTAAGTTTAGACAAAGCTATGCCTGATCAATATTCGGAAGGTTTTTTGATTGTCTTCAGCGCCGGGATAGGTATACTTGTTAGTAAGTGGGGTTTGAAATACCTTTCTCCCACGGGTTTGGTTGTGACATGGGCTACACATAAAAATACCCTTATTGACGTTTTTAAGAAAAAAGGGCCCGAAGCTACTATGAACTTATATGTAGAATTATTTAAAAATTTATAATATTGATGGAATGTAGTGTTACAGATTTATAATTATGCATAAGGAGAATATTAATGAAGATTACAAGAAAACAATTGCGACGACTAGTTGAGGCTGAAGATTTAGGCGCCGAGGTGACGTCTCATCATCAGGGTACTAGAACTGTCCTTAAAAATGTTTACAATATGTTATCTAGTGAAATTAAAGCTAGTACTAAAGAGGTAAAAAGTAGTAATGAAGAGCTTAAAGCCTTGATTAATTCTTTATTATCTAAAGAAAAATCTAGAAAAGTTCGAAAAGGTAATGTCAGTGAATCCATGGACAATAGAATGAAATTATCAAGCAGCCAATTAAGGCAATTAATTAGAGAGACAATCCACAAAACAATAGGAGACAAAATGAAACTCAATAGAAGACAAATCAGACGCCTGATTGAATCGACTTTAAACGAGGCGTTGCCATCAGGATTCAATGTAGGACAAGGACAAAGAAATATTGCTGCTGACTTACTCAGGCAGCTAGCTGATATATACGACAACATCGATGGTTATAGCAGTTTTGAAGAGGATTTCAACAAAGCACATGATGAAGCTAAACGCACCGGTGACGGCTATGTCCGACTCACTCAGATTATTGGAATTAATTCGTATTTTTTGACAGTGTCTAGTGATTCCGAACTGAGTGATTTGCAGAGTCTAGACGTGGACAGCATTGCTGCGAATTCTCGTCGGCCTACAGGAAATCGAGATTATGATGAGCAAGTTCCTTTCTTTCGTGATCACGCAACTGACCCTGGGAAGTACACACTTGTCCGATTCATTGACGACTGTAATAGAGCAGATCTAATGACCCGATTCGGAATTCAACAAATCGATAACCCGGTTTTTGATATTAACACGGGAGATCTCGTGGATGGAGGCCACGGTGAGGCTGAGCTTCAAAAGAGCGGTAATGCTCTGAGCATAATATATCCTGGCGACGGCAGGGCCCGCGGGAAGGTGAACACTGTGAGGGCTTCTAATCCTGGACTGGGTGTTCAATCAATTAGTAGAGGTGAGAAGTTCAGAAAAATTGCCGCACAAAAATGTCGAGAGCTAGCTGACGCACTGGAGCGGTAATTTTGATGAAACTTAACAGAAGACAATTAAGAAGACTTATTCGGGAAGCACTCGATGTAAGAGATCCAGCTGCTATAAAAAGATATCAAGAATTCAAGAAAAGCCGGCAGCCACCTGAGCTTGATGATGAATTTTATGACAGCTTTAAAGACGCTGAAGGGCGAATAGACCCTAAGCAATATGACGTTGCTGACAAGCACTATGATGCTGCATTAAAGCGTATTGCTGATCGGGAAGCACAGGAAGAAGGTTATGAAGATGCTGATGACAAGTTCAATGATGAGTGGATGAAAGAAATAGAAGCTGAGAATGCTGCACGTGATGAAAGAAATCGCCGGGCCCGGGAATTTGCCGGCATTGATAACCCAAATTTTGATGTAGAATATTATAGTAAATTTAACTTACATAAGGGTTACGCTGAAAAAGCTCTGGCAAGTGGAAACGAGAAAGAATTTGAAAGTAACTATGGGAACATGGCTCTGTATGGAAACATGATGTATGGTCCTGAATCTAATCGTTGGAAAGAAGAAGAGGGAGTTCCAGAGTTAACGCAAGCTTATGAAAAAGTTGTTGCGGGTAGTACGATAGATCAACTTATTGATAGGGGTTTAGACGCAGACTTTTTTAATTATAAAAAATCGCCCACGCTTAAGGCACTTGGTTTATTTGATGATAAGTAGTTAGAGTTTGTTTTGGCGGAGGAGGACCGTTAGGTCCTACTCAGCAATCGTAGAGTAAAAGTCGCGCCGGCGAGGCCGTGATATATTTAAATTTTCTCTCCTTTAATTTTTGGATTTTACTTTTTAATCGGATAATTATGGGGAGGTTCTTATGCTTGAATTTTTCAATATTAAGATGATATACGCAATTTGTTTTTTCGTGGCAGGTCATTGTTTAGGTTGGTACGCTCATAATTTACAATTTGTTAATGAATTTTGGAAAGACAAGGTTGTTCTTCCCACTATTATTTTTGGTATACCTTGTTTGCTCGCTTTTTGGTGGGGAACTAAGTTTGCAATGGAGGCCTCTGGTGAGCTCTGGACAGCTCGTTTTGTTGCAGCCGTGTTTTCATACCTAACGTTTCCAATAATGACCTGGTGGTACCTTGGTGAATCCATGTTTACACTTAAGACAATATCTTGTGTGTTTCTTGCATTTTGTATTTTATTGATTCAAATATTTGTTAAATAGTTTCAAAATTCTTGTAAACATTTATTTAAACGCTGTATTATTTTGCAACCTAATAAAAATAGAGGAGGTAAATATGCGTTATGCATTGTTAGTTATGCTTCTTGCATGTAGTGATGAAGTAGAAGATACTGCTGCAGTAGAAGAAGAACAAGAAGCTCAGGTAGAAGATACTTCTGTAGAGGAAGAAGTCGAAGGTGAAGAAGAAGAATCAGCTGAGGGTGAATCTGAAGGAGAAGAATAAGATGTTTTTATTTTTAATGATTCTTGCGTGTGAAAGTGAGACAACAACTGTTGAGACAACAGAGACGAGTACTGATAATGTTCAGACGACTACTGAAGTTGACGTTGCTACAAAAAAGGTATCAGCAGAAACTAGTCAAGTTGTTGAATCTCAAAATACCCCACAAGACAATACGGTAATAACGGTTACTACAACTGAAATTCCCATGGATGAGTATACTGAAGAAGAAAAATCTAGTGATTAACTTACTTTAAACTACACATTCAAAAATTTAACGCCGGCTAATGCCGGCGTTTTTATTTTAAAAAATTAAAATTACTTGATAATTATAAGATAAAGGTGGAGATAAACATGAAGCTCACAAAAAGACAACTTAAAACTTTGATAGAAGGTATGTTTGATGACATGTCACTTCAAACAACTGGTCATGGTGAAGAACCTGGTTACGGTGACCCAAATCTTAGTCCGCACTTAGGTTTGTCTCCTGATTTAGAAGAACCTGGCGTGCATCCCTCAAGACAAATTGGTACCGGTCAAATGGATGAAGAGGGTATGAAATATTGGGGAAATTACATACTCAAAGAGCTTAATATGGGACCTTTGGATTTGGACAAATTACTTAATAAAGTTGCAGGTGATGATTCAGACGAAAGCATGCGTGACTCAATTTTGTCTGATCTGATGATTGTGATATCTAAATCAGATCAAATAGAGTTAGGTGAAGATCTTAACATAATAGCAAAGTAGTAATAATTTAATAAAAAAGCCTGCGATTGCAGGCTTTCATCATTTCAATATAGTAATTTATTTACTATTGATTATCTAGATGTTGATTAAGAAAACCTTGTAGGGCACGGGCTTCTTTAACAGTCATCGTAATTTGAGAACTAGATGTTGAATATTTTGATTCAGGAATTCTAGTTCCAATTGTAAATGTATTTGCACCTGCTTTGTGAGATCTAGTGTCTCTTCGAATTCCAAAATTAAATCTTTTCGTGTTTTTAGATTTAGAATAGCTCATATGTTTTTACTCCTTTACTTTACTAAAACATAAACATTGGTTTTGTTACAAAAAATTTATTAATTTTTAATTGAACCAATATTAATATTATAGCTAATTTTTATTACATTTACAAAATTAAATTAAATTAATAGCTGCTTGTTTTCATTAGTTTGTCAATTATGGGTAGTCTAACGCCCCAATTGGTGTTTTGATTTATTCCCATGTGATGTTCGTGATGCCATGGTAACATTTTTTTACCGAATTCAGTTTTTACGTGTGATATCCTGTGCAAGGCATAGTAAGCGCAAACTGACCATACTATCATCGAATAGAAGTAGGGCACAAAAAACAAGAGAGGAAGGTGAACTATTGCAATGACAAATAAAGCAACAATTTCAAATTTACTACTAATTAATTTAGTGTAGTTTTTATCATACATATTATTTTTTCTAGAAATATTATGATGTCTTTTGAAATGATTTCTGAATATTTTTTTAAATTTCTTTCTATTGTGCAGGATGTAACGATGTGCGATATATTCAAAAATATGACCATATAGCCAACCAAAAATGAGCTGCAACATTATAAACACTAAACTAACTAGACCTCCTATATATACTATATACAGTCTGAGTGCCATAATACATAAAATATGCAAAAAAATATAAAAATTGGTGATTTAGTTGAATTTATAGAATACTATGTTGCGTCAGGAATTCAAGGAATGAATCTTACAAAAACCACACCTAAGTACAATTGTCTTGGTATAGTTTTAAAAACAAAAAATACATCAGTTTCAAGTTCTAAACCTAAGATTAAAACTTTTTGTGTAATGATGCCTGGACGTCATATTGAGTGGGTTGGTGAGGCAATGATATCAACTATAGCTTCTTTATGATTTTTTGATTTAAATTAATTCTTTATTATACGTATTAATAGGGGGTTAATCATGAATTTACTTTTAGCATTAAGTATTTTTGTATTTGTGGTTGTTGTTTTTTCAACAATTGTTTTATTGAAAAGTTGGATGAATTTTGTAGATAAACAAAATAAAAGAAAATTTAAATCAAAAAAGCGTGAAGAATTTGAGATAATAAACTACGTCAGCGATTTTTCAAGGAAAAAAAATCTAAAAGAAACAATTATTGATGTTGAGTGTGAAATCATTAATGAAAATACTGATATTGTTAGATATTTACAATAAAACGGAAATATTTTTATGAGCACTGATGACTTAGAAAGACTTCTAATTAGAAATGAAATTAGACAGTTTTTAATAGATATTGAATTCTTAAAAGAAGATATCAGGAGCAATCCAGAATTATATTTGTCTGAAAATGTAAGTTTTTTTGATGCTTTGGGAGCGATTGGGGGAAATTTTGCAGGTGATATATCTGCAGGTGCTTTTAGTGCGTTAACTGAAACGATTATAGACTTGATATTTGAAGTATTAGGAATTACTAGTGACTCACTGCTTGAAGCTTTCTTTATTGAATTATTTAAAGAATTTATAGAGAACGTCTTAATCGCCAAGCCAGGTAATATTGCTTTATATATGGATGATAAAAAAGGTTGCTCTACCCTTGCTGATGACATTACAATGGTAATGGGAAAATCAGGAGGAGACATAATGGTAAAAGTTGTAGTTAACTATATTAAATCAGAAGAATTTGAAAGAAGGACCAAAGAAAACGAAGGTGGTGAAGGTTCAATAGTTGGAGAATTAATGGGCCAATTATCAACAACAGTATTGAAGGCGTTATCTGACAATATGATTGTTGGAGCAATTGGAAAAATAGTCAAAGAAGCTTTCGAAAAAGATATGGTTGAGCAGCTTCAACCGTTTGTTAGAAGAGCTGTGTGCCAGTTAAACTTAACTGAAGAAATTCCTAAGATGTTTGGATTTGGTGCGAGTCCAGACTCAGATTCTCCAAAACTACCTCAGCCTGCCATGACAAACGAAGAGGATTGATTGATGTACATTGTTGAAGAAAAAAAGCTTAGAAGTATTATAAGAAAATTATTGGAAAAAAGGCAAAGGACCTTAACTGGATTAATGAAGTCTGATGCTGATGCAACTAAATTAGCACCGATTCAATTTGATTTTGATTCAATATCTAACAGTAGTGTTGTTACGATAGCAAAAAGTGAATCAGACTTTTGGGAAAATGGTGAACTAAAAGAGACAGACGAAAAAGCTTATGATCGATTGAATTCTTATTGGTCAGAAGGGGCTGGGTGGTCTGAATCACAGTGGGAACCAGGAAAGACACCGTGGAGTGCAGCATTTATTTCTTATTGTATGAAAAAGTCAGGTGAAAGTTTTTATGATGCTGCGGCACATTATGTTTATGCAAAAAAAGCTTTGGATAATCGTAAAAAATTAGATGAAGATCCTAATAGCCTTTCGGGGACTGAAGACTATGTTTTATTTCTAAAGGGCGAGGTAGAGCCGGTTCCGGGCGATGTTTTATTTTATGTGAGAAGCGGTAACATCAAATCTTGGATCGCTGGTGGCGGTGGTGAGATTGCTTCACATTGTGACATATTTATAGGTGGCGGTTTAGCTATTGGTGGTAACTTAGGTAATTCTTGCAAAGAGACTAAGGCGTTTGGAAAGCATGAGGCAATCATCAAAAAAGTTAAAGTTGGAAAAGCTACTGAAGGTGAAGAAGGAGATGATAGCATTACAGGATTAGGAACAGCTGGCGATATCGCTCTTGCCACACCTTTGGCCGGAGGTGTCGTTGCTTATAAAGCCGCCGAAGCTGGCAAAGAATTCTTCACGCCTGATAAAAAGAAGGATTAGTTGATCTTAGAATTACTACAGAATTCTAATTTTTCTTAACCTTGTTTCATAGATAGCGCTTCTGTCATCTTTGCTTTTAGCAAATCTTTTAATCAATTCTCCTGCTCGGGCATTTGCTTGATCTTCGTGAAATCCACCTGCGTCTTGGATGTGACCTTTTAACAGTCCTTGCTCATCCTGCATCATGTGGGTCATTTCATGTGCTATACTTCTGAGTATATCTACTAGTGCTCTATTTTTACCGTATACTTTACATATGTTGTTACCCACATGATATGCTGCTGTTGTTTTTATGTCATGATCTGATCTATTTGATATGATATAGATTTCAAAATCACCGATTATGGGTAATTCTTCTGCGCAGAATAAGCAGAAGTCGCCTATTAGATTAATTTTAAAATTATCTAAATTTAAATTTTTATCAACTAGTAGTTTCATTTAAAGCCTTCAAAGTTTTAATTTTACAAAAGATTTTAGATATTTCAGTCTAGGTCCAAAACTTATATTATTAAAGTCGATTGATGCTTTTGTAATGATACTAATTATCTCTCCTTTTTCGTTTATTACCGCACTTCCTGAACTGCCAAATGTTGCAGGTATTGTGTAAAAACATTCATATATGTCGCAACCAGAAAATCTACCTTCAAAATGATTCCTTACTGACTTAGAATAGTGCCATTCAGGTGAAGAGATTGCATAAACTTTTTCACCGATCAGAGGATTTCTTTTAGCAAACTTAACATTTTTTGCTTCCCCCGCATGTTCAGAATTAAATGTTATTATACATATGTCATTTTCCATGTCCATGTATATATCTTGAATATCATGTTGATATCCCATAAAAGATGCAATATTTCTAGTCATAGGTTCATAGTCTAAGTTATGTCTGAATGTTTCTGAGACATTATCTTTATTTAAGTCATGACACCAGTGTCCTGCTGTTAATGCATATAGTTTATAGTTTTTCTTATCAACTTTAAAAATGTAACCAGAAGCTGAGGTTAGGGGTGCTATCAAAGTTTCACAGTCCTTGTAGTCTTCTTCTTTCTGACATATTCTTTCTGTATCATTTGAACCTGCTACAATTCTTGTTAAGTATATAAAATTTTCATTTAAAGCCGGCGTATTACTTGATTGTTTTAGAGTCTTCTGATAGTTGTTAAATTTTATTTTTTCTTCTAAAATATTTTTATTGTAACTACAGCAACCTAAACTCGTAGTAAAAATTGTAATTAGTGCCGTTAATGCTATTGTAAAGTATAATAATTTATTTTTATTCATGCACACCCCCTTAAAATAGATATGCATTAAAAAATATAATTTGTCAATGTATTAATTTAAATGTTACATAATCACTCCTGAATTTGAAATAGAATTTGAATATTTAGATATAGTAATAAGATACTAATGAGTCATATTTTTTTTTACAATTTTTGTAAATTATTAGTGTTTTGTTGAATTATTACTCATATAATATTACTTTATTTAACTTAATAGAATATAGAGTATAATTATAGATATAGAGAGCAACGCATGTCAATATTTAAAGAACATAAATCTTCAGCTGATAGATCTGCAACTGATAGAAGGAGACATAAAGAAAAAATTGAGAAAGCAATAAAAGAAGGAATTCATGATATCGTAGCAGAAGAAAGTATAATTGGACAAAACGGTAAAAAAAGAATAAAAATACCAGTTAGGGGAATTAAAGAATACCAATTCATATATGGTAAAAACAATAAAAAAGTTGGGTCAGCTCAAGGTAAGGACATTTCAAAAGGTCAAAAAATAGGTAAGGGTAAGAAAAAATCTGCTCAAGGACAACCAGACAAACCTGGTAATACGGCTGGAGAAGAATTTTATGAAGTTGATATAACACTCGATGAATTAGCAAAGTATTTATTTGATGATTTGAATTTACCTGAGTTAGAAAAGAAATCATTTCCCAACATATTTTCTGAAACTGTTAAGCGGAAAGGTTATAGAAAGGAAGGAATTAGACCTAGACTTTCAAAAAAAGAAACTTTAAAGAGAAAGATTAGAAGAAAAAAAGCTGCAATATTAAACGGTACTTATGAAAATGAAAGTGGTGAAAGGTTTCCATTTCACAAAGATGATCTCAAGTATAAACACATAGAAGTGACACAGAAAAATGTTACAAATGCAACCATATTTTTTATAATGGATACATCTGGATCGATGAGTAAAAGTAAAAAATTCAAAGCTAGATCCTTTTTCTTTCTCCTATATCAGTTTATTAGATATCGTTATGATAAGACTGAAATTGTTTTTATATCTCATACAACCGAAGCTAAAGAAACTAATGAAAAAGAATTTTTTGAAAGAGGGTCTAGTGGTGGAACTTACTTAAGCTCTGGGTTGAGCAAAGCTTTAGAAATTATTGATAAGCGATATCCATCTAATAGTTGGAACATATACGCTTTCCATTGTTCAGATGGAGATAATTGGAGTGAAGATAACGACAAGGCAATTAATTTAACAATTAAATTAAGAGACTTAAGTCAATTGTATAGTTATATAGAGATAACTGACGGTAGAAAGGGTTCTGCCGGTTGGGGAGAACCAATGTCCTCGATTTATAAGAATTTGCAAAATAAATTTTTTAAGATTGTTGAGATAGACAATAAAGAAGATATATGGCCACAATTTAGAAAACTTTTCGGGAATTATAAAAATGAGTGACGACAACTGGAATTTTGACGATTTAAAACGCTGGGATGATATTATTTGTCAAAAAGCAGAATCTTTCGGTTTGGACTGGCATCCAATTAATTATGAAATATGTGATTATTTCGAAATGATTGGACACATGTCGTATCACGGCATGCCTAGCCATTACAATCACTGGAGTTATGGAAAATCTTTTGAAGTTACTCACCAGAGATATAATGCAGGTATGTCAGGTCTACCTTATGAGTTGATAATTAATTCTAATCCTTCAATTGCTTATCTTATGAGGGAGAATCCGTTATATTTGCAAATTTTAATAATGGCACATTGTGTAGGACACAGTGACTTTTTTAAAAATAATAGAACTTTTCGAAAAACCGGACCTGAAACAATTGTTTCTAAAATGAGAAATGCAAAAAGACGAATATTTGAATATTCAGAAGATCAAATGATAGGAAAGGACAAAGTTGAGAATTTTTTAGACGCTTTACATTCTGTAAGATTTCAAACAGAAAGATATGAATTACCTAGACTGACACCTAGAGAAAAGCAAAAGAATTTCATAGATAAAATAAATAATTCAAAATTGTTAAAAAATGCTGATCCTGACAAAAGAAAAAGATATGAAAGATTGGTGGGGAAAAAATGGTTAATTGGAAACGATTATGACTTATTAGGATTCTTTTTAGACTATGGTGATTTTGATGACTGGCAGTTAGATTTGATCAATATAGTTAGGGATGAATCACACTATTTTATACCTCAAATAAAAACAAAAATACTAAATGAGGGTTGGGCATCATTTTGGCATTATAAGATTTTACATGAATTAGAATTGCCTCAAAAATATCACATACCTTTTTTGAAAATGCACAATGCAGTAGTCAGACCTCACATAGGTGGGGTCAATCCTTATCATTTGGGTTTTTATTTGTTTCAAAAGATAGAAAGGGAAATGGGATTAGAAGAATGCTTTTTCATTAGAGAAGTTCATGATGATGCATCAGCATTAAGAGCTTACTTAGACGAAGAAGATATGGTAGAGTTAAACTTTTTCGAGCACCAAAGAGATCAAAAAACAGGAGATACATTTATAACAGAAGTATCAGATAAGGATGGTTGGAAAAAAGTAAAACAAGAATTAATAAGAAATACAGGAGTAGCTAGTATTCCGCTAATATATGTGTCTGAAGTTAATAAAAAATTAAATTTGTTAGAATTAAAACACGAACACGATGGAAGAGACTTAGAGCTAAACTATGCTGAGGAAGTCGTTAAAAACATTAAACATATATGGGACGGTGAAGTAAAACTATTTACTGTAATTGAAGAAGAAATATGGGAAATTTAAAAGGGAGAACCAATGTCACAAAAAAAATTCCTTGAACTTATATCAAAACAAAGACGTAAGAACAAAAAAGAAAAATTCAAAGGTACGTTTCTTGAATACTTAGAGGTTGTACAAGATAAACCAACAACAATAAAATTGGCTCATAAGCGATTGTATGATGTAATCAATAATCAAGGTATGAAAACAGTAGATGTTGGTGACGAAGATTATAGGCCATATTTTAACGGTGAAAAACTTAGAAAATTTCAATATTTTGAAAAAGAATTTTTTGGGATGGAAACTGTTATTCATAAATTAATGCAGTATTTAAAATCAGCTGCTTTAAAAGGTGAGGAAAGTAGACAAGTTTTACTTTTAATGGGCCCAGTAGGCGCAGGTAAGTCTGCACTTATAGAACATGTTAAGCAGTCATTAGAAATGACTGATCGAATCTATCATTTAGATGGGTGTCCCATAAGAGAAGAACCTCTTCATTTAATACCTAGAAGTTTAAGACCTCAATTTGAAGAAATGCTAGGTATACACATTGAGGGAGATTTATGTCCTGTTTGCAGGCATAGACTCATGGAAGAGTTTAATGGAGAATATGAAAACTTTCCTGTTACACAAAGCAGCTTTTCTCAAAGGGGAAGAAGAGGAATTGCTGTTGTTCCTCCCATGGACGCTAATTCTCAAGATGTTTCTGTTTTAATTGGTACAGAGGATATATCTAAGCTTGATCTGTATCCAGAAGATGATCCAAGAGTTTTATCTTTAAATGGTGCTTTTAATGTAGGAAATAGAGGGATTGTAGAATTTGTAGAAGTTTTTAAGAATGAAATTGAATTTCTTCACACAATGTTAACAGCTACCCAGGAAAAGCGTGTACCTTCACCTGGAAAAAATGATATGCTTTATTTTGACGGTGTGTTGTTAACACACTGTAACGAATCAGAATGGAACAGATTCAAGGGTGAGCATACAAATGAGGCAATTTTAGATAGGGTTTTGAAAATTAACGTGCCGTATGTTTTAGAGTTAGATCAGGAAATGAAAATTTATGAAAAAATGATTAATAGGTCAGACTTTAAATCAGCACATATCGCACCACATACTTTGAAAATTGCTTCAATGTTTTCTGTTATGAGTAGGTTTATTCCATCCTCAAAATGTGATTTATTGACAAAGATGAAAATCTACAATGGCGAATCAATAATTGAAAAAGGTAGGGTTAAAAAAATAGATATTAAAGATTTAAGAGCTGAAGCGCGTAACGAGGGAATGGAAGGCATATCCACAAGATTTATTACAAAATCTCTGGATAGGGCTTTAAGCGATTCAGATAAGAATATGATTACACCAATTAATGCTATCGATAGTTTAGTTAAGCAAGTAAAAGAACAAATAATCGATGACGATGCAAGAGAACGCTACTTAGAAATCTTGCAAGATATAATTCGTGAAGAATATTTAAGAATTCTTGAAACAGAAATTGCAAAAGCTTTCATAGCAGCTTACGAGGAACAAGCACAGAGTTTATTTGATTCATACTTAGACAATGCTGAATGTTATACTACTAGAACAAAAGTTAAGGATAGAATTACAAGAGAAGAAAGAGAACCTGATGAAAAATTTATGAAGTCAATTGAAGAGATGATTGGTGTTGTAGGTTCTGCTAGGGATGGATTTAGAAACGATGTAACAGCTTATATGTTTGCAAAAATGAGAAAAGGGGAAAAGGTTGATTATTCAAGCTACGGACCGCTTAAAGAAGCAATCGAGCAATTTTTAATTACATCAGTTAAAGACATATCTAGAATTGTTACGAAGTCAAAAAGTAGAGATGACAAACAAAAAAGAAAGTATTCGAATATGATTAATACGCTTGTCGAAGATTATGGTTATACACCTGATAGTGCTGAGGAAATATTGACTTACGCAGCTAATAATCTTTGGAGAGACAGTTAGGAAGAATGAAAAATTTTGTTAACATTGTTGATGAAAAAAATTTAAGAATAAAAACTTTTTCCTCGTTGTCACACTTTAGAAATAAAATAAAAGATAACGATATCATATACACAAATAATTTTAAGACTAAAAAAAATTATCTTAATTTTATTAATCAATATTTTGGAAACTACTTTGATACAACTGTAAAACATTTAATTGTTGGAGAATTATGGTTGATTGAAAGTTTTGCGCCAGGTTTAGGTGATGTGTTTCTTGATTATTTGACAGAATATTTTGAAAAACATTCTGATCATGATGCTAAAAAAAGTGAATTAGTTTTAAAAGATTTTTTAAATGAAAAGTTGTCTAATTTTAGTAGTAAAGTCTATAGACTTAACAAGAAAGACTTGAACGATTATGTGAGTTATATATCAAGTAGTACTATTAAAGACATAGCAAAAACAGTCATACAGAAGTCAGAAGTTAATGATTCTATTATTGTTGAAGATTCTTTTAGAAGTTATTCGACTGTTAAAAAAACTAATGAACTGTTTTTTAAATTAGAATTTGATAGTGAATTTATTTTATCCAACACTTGGAATGCTGAAGATTATCGATATATTATTATCGATGGGTTTATTGACAGCGTAGGTGAAATTCATCATTTACTACAAAAAGCATCAGAGGATAAAGAACCTTACGTTATTTTTTGCAAAGGTATGAGAGAGGAAGTTAAACATACAATACTCTACAATTTAAAAAGAAACACAATAAATGTAATGCCTATTTGTTTGAAAACAAATGAAGAAAATGTTAATGCATTAAACGATATAGCATCTTGTCACGATGGTAAGATAATAAGTGCTTTACACGGCGATACAATATCTTCTGCTGTAAAAAGAGAATTGATGGTAGGTAGGAAAATTTCTGTAAAAAAGACAGGATTTACGATTCATTGCATGAATGAAAAAACAAAAAATATTCAAATTGGATTTTTGAAGATGAAATTAAAAAACCTGACAGAGAAAGATCCAAATTATTCCTTTATTCAGAAAAGAATAAAAAATTTAAATTCAAAAAAAATTATGATCTCTTTGGCTAAAAATATTAGCAAGAATGAAAAAATTGAGTTGGACGGATTTTTAAAGTTTGTGATGAATGCAAAATCAGGAACAGTTAAAATGTTAAACAAAAATAAATCTGGCACAAAAAGAGGGATTTACAGTATTCGTGAGTTGAATATACTCTTTACGAAGCTAGAAGCAGTTATTAGAACGATTGATAGCTTAGGATGCATAGTATATCAGGAGAGATGATTATGGCAACGAAAAAAAATTTAGAGAGTAAAGTAACAACATCTGTAAAAGATTTGGTGGATTTTATTAAAATGCAGGCTAAAAATAACATTGTTGAGCAAACAAGGGACTTAGGTGTAGAAAAAAACGATTTGCAAAAAATATGCCGAATTGTTGATATGAGCATAACAGCATCTTTTTTGCAAGGTATTGATAATGTTGTAAAACAAGTTACAAAAGACTGATGAACCGTGAAAATTGGGATAAAATTGGAATAAAGCATTTGATAGAGTGTCATTGTACTTTAAAAATATACAAAGGTAGCGAAAATCATTTGTATCATAAATTCCCAGTTTATTCAAAATTTGACAATCAAACAAATAAACTGATTGAAAAAATAGTCCCATGTAATAATTGTCAAACTTTACACAAAGTTTATGATGTTTGTAAATCCGATATTGTTAAAAGTGGAAAGGATGAAAATAAGGCAGCAGTAAGCATTGAAGATATCTCTTTACAACTCCCCTATAAGATAAATAATGTTCTAGTAAAATATCAAAGTGATATATCTACTTGGGAACAAGTCTTAGATATTGTTGAGTGTGAGGCTTGGTCTTACAAAGTTGTCTTATCTCGAGAGTTAATAGAAGGTAAATACCACGTCAAAACTTTAGAAATATTAAGTGAAGATAAGATAAAAATAGAATCAAAAATAATTGAAGATGAAATAAAATTTTAGGAGGAGCGTAATGCCAGAAAAAATTGGAGAAACAGAAGCTGAATTAGAAGCATCACAATTAGTAGAGTGCAGACAAATAGTTAGAAACGTAATTAATTTTGGTGTCACAGAAAAACAAAAAATTCATTTAATTTATCTTCTATCCTTAGAATTAGAATCTAGAGATGCAATGAATATTATTGTAGATTCTGTTAAAAAAATAAAAAATCTTGACGAAGATATTAAATTTAGTTTAACACAGCAAGAAAATGATTATAATAATAATCAAAAGCCAAAGCTTTTGGAAATATAAAAATAACTTAATGGAGGAAGCATGTCCAGTCGACAAACAGATTTATTAACAAAATGGGAAGAACTTAAAGTTCTAATTGAGTCTCTTGAACAAGATATTCATAAAAACGTTAGCGGTAATAAGTCAGCAGGTGTTAGAGCTAGAAAAGGTCTTAGACTAGTGAAGACAAACGCCAGTGAAATTGTTAAAGTTTCGCTAGCTGCAGACAAAGAAAGCTAAAAAATTATTTTTATTTATTTTTTAAGAGAGTACATTTTGTACTCTTTTTTTTATCTTTTTTATGATGTTCTTTTCTATTTGACAAACTCTCATTCGTGTTATGCTGTATAACTCCCCTATGTCTTGTAAAGTTTTAGGTCCATTATTAGCACAATTAATAACACAATTTTGATTATCTTTAATTTTTAACCAATATCTGCATGATTTTTTGTTACATAATTTATCATTATTGGCATAGTATTCGTAGCACTTCATAATTATTAACGTCTCCATTTCAACTAATTAATGTTTATTATAACGAGACAATCTAAAATTAACAATTGGAGTTAAAGTGAGAAAATTATTTATTGTTGACACGTCTGTTCTTTTGTACGATAAGAGCTCAATACATTCATTCCCAGAAATTGATATTGTAGTGCCATTAGTTGCCTTAGATGAACTTGATAGGTTTAAAGAAAAAAAAGGTGTGACAGGAGAATCTGCACGATATGTCAATAGATTTTTAGATGAATTAAGAAAACTTGGTAGTTTACATGAAGGGGTAGAATTAGAAAACGGTCAAACAATCAGAGTTGCTTTAGAAGGTTACAATAGTGTTCCTGAAGGCTTAAATGGTGATGATGCAGATAACAAAATGATATCGTTAGCTTTGGTGCTATCTAAAAGCCAAGAACAACCAATTACCTTGATCACAAAAGATATTAACTTCAGAGTTAAGTGTGATGCTTTAGGGATTAATTCTGAAGACTACTACAAGGACAAAGTAATTGATTTTGAAGATGAATCGTACAAAGGCTTTGTTGAGTTAAAAATAGATCCTGAACATGATCACTTGATTGATTCTTTCTACGACGACGAGGATATTCTAGAAGATTTTGAAGATTTACTTGGGCGCAAACTTTTTCCTAATGAGTTCTTGACTGTAAAGTCTGGTAAAAGTAGATCTATGATTGCTTGTAAGAGAAATAATAGATTAAGCAAGGTCAAAGAGACTGGTCAACTTGAAGATTTTATGGGCATTAAACCTAGAAATAGAGAGCAGCTATTTGCTTTAGACTTGCTTACAAATGATGATGTACCTTTAATATCATTGACAGGAATAGCAGGATCAGGAAAGACTTTTCTTACACTTATGGCAGGTTTAGATGGTTTAAATAAGAAAAGGTATAAAAGAATTGTAATAACTAGAAATATTCAACCTGTTGGTAGAGATATTGGGTTTTTACCAGGAGATGCAAATGAAAAAATGCTACCTTGGATTGCACCAATTATGGATAATTTCAGGCAAGGCACTAAAGACGAAGACATGTCTTATTTTGAAATTATGAGAAAAACAGGAAAGATCGAAATAGCACCGCTAGCTTTTATGCGAGGAAGAACATTCTCAGACACATTTCTAATAATTGATGAGTCACAGAATAGCACTATTCATGAGTTAAAGACAGTTATAACAAGAATTGGTGAGAATTCAAAAATTGTTCTATTAGGAGATACAGATCAAATTGATACTCCCTATATAGACTCGCTGTCGAATGGTTTAACAATAGTAGGAGAGAAATTTAAAAATCAAGAAATGGCTGGGCACATACAGCTTCAAAAAGGTGAAAGATCACCTCTATCTTTTTTGGCTTCTAAAATTTTATAATTAATTTAGTTTTATATAACACCTTTATTGGGTATAATCACTCAAGAGAGGTATTTATGTTTGGTCAAGATATATTTGGAACTAATTTAATCAATGAGAGAAATCTAAAAGAAGAAATAAAAGATTGTGATGTCGTATTTGTTTCTGACTTGTACATTGATGATTATGTAGGTGGTGCAGAATTAACCACAGAAGTTTTGTATCAATATTCAAATCACACTTTTGTGAATAAAAAAGTTTGCAAGATAAAATCAGATCAAGTCAACAAAGAATTGATTGAGGCTGGATTACTAAAGAAGTGGGTTTTCTTTAATTATGCTGCCATGAGTATGAATTTAATCCCTATTATTGTTGCAAATCTGAATTATTCAATAGTTGAATATGATTACAAATTTTGCAAGTATCGATCAACCGAAAAACATCTTTCTATTGAGTCAAAAGAATGTGATTGCCATAATCAGCAACAAGGAAAGATTGTGTCTGCTTTCATGTATGGTGCAGAATTTTTATTTTGGATGTCTGAAGAACAAAAGAATTTCTATTTTAAACTTTTTCCTTTTTTGAGTAGCAAGGACAATACTGTTGTAACCTCTGCATTTACAAGGGCTACATTAGTACAACTTAAAGAATTAAGGTCTAATTCAAAAGAGCGAAAACAAAAAGCTATAATCATAGGTTCTAATTCATGGATTAAAGGTGTTGAAGACTCTGTAGAATACTGTAAAAAAGAATTATCAGTTGATTATGATATTGTTTCTAACTTAAGACATTCTGATTTATTGAAAAAATTAAGTGAATATGAACATTTTGTTTTCATGCCGAAAGGAAAGGACACATGCCCGAGAATAGTAATTGAAGCTAAACTCGCAGGTTGCAAAATCCACATTAACGATAACGTACAACATAAGGAAGAAGATTGGTGGAACAAAGATTTAGATTCTATTGATAAATTCTTAAGAAATGGTCCACAAGAAAAATTTTGGGGAAAATTAAATGGTTATTTTGTCAGATCAGAAAAAGTTAGTGGTTATACAACAACCCGTGATTGTATTGATCAAAAATACCCATTCAGACAGTGCATAGAATCAATGCTTGGATTTTGTGATCAAGTAGTCGTTGTAGATGGAGGATCCACAGATGGAACATGGGAGGCTTTGAAAGAAATTGCTCAAAAAGATGATAGGGTTTTAGTTGAGCAAAGAATCAGAGATTGGGATCATCCAAGATTTGCTGTGTTTGATGGTTTACAAAAAGCATATGCAAGAAGCTTGTGTACGGGTAAGTGGTGTTGGCAGATGGATAGTGACGAAATAGTTCACGAAAAGGATTACACAAAAGTTAAAAACCTTTTGAGAGATATTCCAAAGTCAATTCACTTATTAGCTTTACCTGTTGTTGAATATTGGGGTGGTCCTGAGAAAGTAAGGGTTGATGTAAATCCCTGGAAGTGGCGCCTTAGTAGAAATTTAAAGCATATAACACACGGTATTCCTGCTCAATTAAGAAAAAATGATGATGAAGGAAACCTCTATTCTTTACCAGGATCAGATGGGTGCGATTATATTGATAAAGACTCGTACCAGACAATTCCATGTATGCATTTTTATGATCAAAATATTCATGATATAAGAATATCAGCATTAAAGGGAGATCAAAAAGCAGTTGAAGCTTATGAAAACTGGTTCAATAACTTAATAGAAAATTTACCAGGAGTACATCATTATAGTTGGTTTGATCTGGAAAGAAAAATACACACTTATAAGAACTATTGGTCAAAGCACTGGCAGAGCCTTTATAATGTTGAGCAAGAAGATACACCAGAAAATAATATGTTTTTTGATAAGTCTTGGAAAGATGTAACAGACGATGAAATTAAAGATTTATCAAAGAAACTAAAAGAAGAAATGGGTGGATGGATATTCCATAATAAGGTTGACTTTAATCAAGGAACGCCTTATATCCTTATTGAAAGAGGCGAGCCTGAAAATATGAGAGATAAATGAAAGAAACTAAATTTGTATTTCTAACGCCTGCTTATAATTGTGAAAATACAATTAGCCAAACTTTATTTTCTATGTTCGCACAATCATATTGTAACTGGAGAGCAATTATAATCGATGATGTTTCGGATGATGGCACTAGTAAACAAATTCAAAGAATCATAGATAATTACCAGTTTTCAGATAAGATCAAGTTGAAAAGAAGGGAAGAGAAGTTTGGTGAAGTTAGAAATACTGTAGAAGAGGTATTCAACCATATAGACGATGATGAAGTTGTAGTTCGACTAGATGCAGGTGACTGGTTAACAGAAAATGATTGTCTTTATATGTTGAATGAGATTTATAAAAATCACAATCCTGCTGTTTGTTGGACCGGGCAACGTTGGGCTTATACAAACTATGGAATATCAAAAAAAATGAATCTACAGCCAAATCAGAGCGTTTATGAACATCCCTGGGTTTCTAGTCACCTTAAAACTTTTAGGGCTAAAGCTTTAAAAAAGGTAAGTAAGGGTAATTTCTTTGATGATGATGGAAACTGGATAATGATTGCTTGTGACCAGGCAGTTTTCTTACCAATGATGCATTTAGCTGTAAAAGAAAAATTACCGCTTGTATTTTTCCCGCATGTGTGTTATCATTACAACATAGACTTAGAAAAACCAGATCTATTTACAGAAGATCGATCAATACGCCAAAAATATTCAGCTGAATGGATTAGGAGTAGAGGATATGTTGAGTGAAAGTATACACCCACAATTTTAACCCAGCTTCAAATAGCGGTCCAAATAAATTTACCAGAACTTTATTCAATCAATTAATCAAAGATGAGAAAGTAACTTTATGTAGCCAAGAATTGGCCGACGTTGAATTCTGTTTAATTCAACAACAGGTACATAAGGTTAAACCTATGGTTTTGCGTTTAGATGGTATATGGTTTAATTCTGATCAAGATTACAACAAACAGAATGAACCAATTAAATTTTCTTATGAAAATGCTGATGCTGTTATTTTTCAGTCAGAATTTAATAAAAAATTAACTGAAAAATGGTTTGGGAAACATCATAATTCTCACGTAATACATAATGCTGCTGATTTAGAATTAATAAGATCAGCAAATGCAAGATTTTGGGATACTAAGTTTGGAAAAAATACAGAAGTTTGGTCGTGTGCGTCATCTTGGAGACCACATAAAAGATTGAATGATAATATTAGATACTTTTTAGAATTTGCGCCTAAAGATGCTATTTTTGCAATTGCTGGTGCACTTGGCATGGATGATGCTAAAAAAATACCTAATGATAAGCGAATAGTTTTAATGGGTGACTTAGACTATATGAGTTTACTTTCACTGTATAAACGATCATCAACATTTGTACACTTAGCATATCTTGATCATTGTCCGAACGTAGTTGTTGATGCACAAGCAGCAGGTTGCAAGATAATTTGTAGCATGTCAGGCGGTACGAATGAAGTGGTTAGCGATGGAATTGTAATTTACGAGAAAACTTGGGATTTTAGCCCCACAAGATTATATTATCCTCCTCCAATGGAATGGATTAAAATAGAAAAGAAAATAAATTATGAAGAAAAGTCGACAATTGTAAATTGCGCAGAGAAATATTTTAATGTGATGAAGGAGATAGCTTGAAAGTTTTTGTTTTAGCTCCCCAAGAGGACTGGATATGTGACAGACTTGTGGGAGAATGGTACGAATATTTTCCTGAATATTCAACAAGAAATGCTTACGAAGCTGACATCATCTGGTTGCTAGCAGGATGGTGTTGGAACCATATTCCGGTTGAGTTACTCAGAAATAAAAAAATAATAGTGACAGAACATCATATAGTACCGGAAAAATTTGACAATCAAAAATATGAAAATTTTAAAATGAGAGATCAATTTGTTGATTGCTATCACGTGCCTAATGAAAAAACAAAAAGTTTGTTACAACAAATAACAGACAAAAGAATAGAAGTTATATCTTATTGGTATAATGAAAAATTATGGCAACCTACAGATTCAAAAAAAGCAAAAAGTTATTTAGGTTTATCTGAAGAAAAATATTACGTAGGATCTTTTCAACGAGATACAGAAGGCTCAGATTTAAAGACACCAAAATTAGAAAAAGGGCCCGATATTTTTTGTGATTATCTAATTAGGAATAGAAATAAATTAAATAATCTTCATGTCCTATTGGGCGGCTGGCGTAGACAATATGTTGAAAATAGATTAAAAGAAGCAGGAATAGAATACACGCTTTTTGAAAAAACTAATATTGAAAAAATTAAAATGTTATATTCGGCGTGTGATTTATATATTGTTAGCTCTAGGTATGAGGGAGGTCCTCAAGCAATCATTGAAGCTGCAGCAATGAAAGTGCCTATAATATCTACAGATGTAGGAATAGCAAATACAGTCCTTAATAAGAATTGTATTGTTGATATAAGTAAAGATTTTTATACACCTAATGAAAAGGATGTAGAATTTGCTTACGAAAAAGTTTTAAAATTAAACTTAAAAGAGCATGGAAAAAAATTCATTAAATTTTTCATGGAGGTAAAATGAAAACAAGAAAACGTGCGCTAATTACTGGAATTAATGGAATGGACGGTTCACACTTAGCTGATTTTTTGCTTGAAAAGGACTATGAAGTGTTTGGCGTTGAAAGAAGATCTTCTGTTAAAAACAGAAAAAATACAAAACACCTTGAGGGTAAAATAACTTTTCTAACAGGCGACTTAACAGATCAAAATTCATTGTTTAGATGCTTAAAAAATAGCAACCCCCACGAAGTATATAATTTAGCTGCCCAATCTTTTGTAGGAGAAAGTTGGAATACTCCTGAACAAACATCAGACGTGACAGGATTAGGTGCACTAAGAATGCTTGAAGCAATTAGAGAATACGGTAGAAGATTAAAGTTTTATCAAGCAAGCACTTCAGAACTTTACGGAAGAATGGTTGAAAACCCTGCAAAGGAAACGACTCCATTTTACCCTAGAAGTCCGTATGGAGTCGCTAAACTATATGCACACTGGATAACCAAAAATTATAGAGAATCATATGACATGTTTAACGTATCAGGTATACTTTTTAATCATGAATCAGAAAGAAGAGGTCTTGAATTTGTTACTAGAAAAATTAGTAATGGAGTTGCCAAAATAAGTCTAGGGTTGAGCGATCATATTTCATTAGGTAATTTAGATTCTAAGCGGGACTGGGGATATGCACCTGATTATGTAGAAGCTATGTGGTTGATGATGCAACAGGATGAACCAGATGATTTCGTAATAGCAACAGGTGAAGCTTATTCAATTAGAGACTTTTTAGATGTTGCTTTCGATTGTGTAGGTATTAATAATTGGAATGAATACGTTCGTCAAGATCCACGTTACATGAGACCAGCTGAGGTTGATGTTTTAAGGGGTGATTACTCTAAAGCTAAGAAAAAGTTAGGTTGGGAGCCTAGAACTGATTTCAAAACATTAGTCAGTAACATGGTAAAAAGTGATATAAATTTTTTAAAGGAGTAATTATGAGTAATTTATATAAGTTTGAATGGCACACGCATCTGTGTGAATATTACGGGGTAACTCCTGAGGATGCTTTAAAACTAGGAACGAGAAAGACTGGCAGGCGCCCTAGCTTACCTGGTTCGGAAACATGTCAACCTGTTGAAGGTAAAAATCTCGAAGAAATATGGGAAATGAAAGAACGAACAGACCTAAAAGATGTTTTTGATTTCTACAAAGATCAAGGAGCTTGGAGTTCATTTAGACAATGTGTTAGACACAAGGATTTAGAACAGTATCACTTAAACATGTTAGGGGTTTTAAGACAGTTAAAAGTTTTGAAAGAAGGAACTCATATTTGTGAGTATGGTTGCGGTGTTGCTCCTTATGTTACTTCTCTTTTGAAATATTTAGATCCATCAACAGAGGTGAAATTAAAACTAACAATGGCAGACGTTGATTGTGATCATTTTAATTTTGCAAAATTTAGACTCAATGACATCAAAGAAAAAAGAGGTTTTACAAATGTTGATATGAACTTTGAAACAATAACACCAGAAAAATTACCTAGTTTCAACAATGAAAATCTAGATGTCGTTATTTGTTTTGAAGTTTTAGAGCATACACCCAGCCCCGTGGATGTTATTAATAATATCAAAGATAATATGGCACCAGGAGGTGTATACATAGAAAACTTCATAAAGCATCCACCTCCACCAGAAGATGATACTGGTGGCCCGGATTTAGAATCTGCTAGACTAGAAAGAACTGCATATTACGAAATACTTGAAGAATACTTTAATTTAGTTTCTTCTAGGGGGATAGCAGATCCTCACAATCATCCTAACGAAACAAGAGTTTGGCAGAGAAACTCTCTCTAAGGCAGGTAGATCAATGAGAAAAATATTTATTAAAGAAAAATTGAAAGAAATGAACGTCCAATTGGAAGACATTGTAATGGGAGATTTTGATGTCATTGGTGAATATACGGCAAAAAAGCCTAGATCACCTGATTCTGACTATTACAAAAAGTACGGATGCTTTTTTAGGCCCAACTATGAAAGAGGAATATTGATGTATTACCTTATCAGGAAAAATGAGGTAAATTCTGTTTTAGAGATTGGTTTCGGAAGAGGGTATTCTGCGTTTTGCATGGCAAAAGCAATGTGCGATCATGGGATAGATGGTAAGATTACAACTGTTGACCCTAGTTTAGATAAAAATTTTCTGGAACAGCTTACGAGAGTTTTTCCTAAAATATGGTTTGACAAAATTGAATTTATGGGTTGCACATCTGATACGTATTTTGAAAAAAATCCGGATAAAAAATTTGATTTAATATACATAGACGGAGATCATACTTACAACGCAGTCAAAAAAGATTGGGAAAACTCTAGAGAAAGGTACAATAAATTTCTACTATTTGACGATTATCATTTACCTACAAAGCAACAACCAGAAATAGAATGCTCTAAAGTAATTGATAAGATTGATGATAAAAGCAAAGAACTTATAATCTTAGATAGAAGAATGTTCTATGATGATCTTTTAAGAAAAGACGAAGATATTGATTATGGTCAGGTTTTGTTAACGAAATAGATGAGGGTTGCGAAGTGAAATTGTATATAAACAGATCAGTTATGAATAAACCATGGGGTGGTGGTGGACATTTTGTAACTAATTTTACTAACTATATGAAAAGAAGGGGTCACGATGTTGTATTTAATTTTGTAAAAGATATTGATGTTATGTTACTTATAGACCCGAGACCTAGTGAATTAGGTTCGTCAATCAATGACGTCTTGCAGTATAAACATTATTTCCCTAAAACCAAAATAGTTCATAGGATTAATGAGTGTGATAAGAGAAAAAACACAAACTTTATTGACGACTTAATAGTAAGATCAAATGAATATGCTGATGAGACAATATTTATAAGTCAATGGTTGAAAGACTATTTTTATGCTAAAGGTATCAATCGAGATAGTCATGTCATATACAACGGATGTAATACAGAACATTTTAAGCCTAGTGATAAATTATTTGATAATAAAAATGTAAAATTAGTGACTCATCATTGGTCTGACAATTGGCTGAAAGGTTTTGATATATATACAAAAATAGATGAGTACATAACAAACAATAATTGTAATTTTGAATTTACTTATGTCGGGCGCTACAACAAGAATTACAGTCCTAAATCAACAAGCATAGTAGAGCCACTTTATGGTGAAAGCTTAGGAGAGGAATTAAGAAATCATGACATATATGTAACAGCTTCTAGATTTGAACCCTGCGGTATGCATCATATTGAAGGGGCTGCTTCTGGACTTCCTGTATTGTATCATATTGATGGCGGGGGAATAAATGGATTATGCTCTTATCATGGAGAATCCTTCAGTAATTTTGATGAATTTCTAGAAAAATTAAAACTATTGATAGACAATTATCAGAAGTTCAAGGACAAGATTGATTATAAGCGTCTGTGTGCAGAAAAATGTAGCGAAATGTATTGTAAAGTATTAGAAGAAATTATATTATAGTGAAAAAAGGTTTTTATGAGTGAAAAATTAATCTTTACTAATGGATGTTTCGACATCATCCACCCAGGGCATATAAGTTTGTTAAAGTATGCAAAAAGTTTAGGTGGAAAATTGATAGTAGGTCTAAATAGTGATAATAGTATTAGACTAAACAAGGGTCCAAATAGACCTATTAATTGTGTGGATTATAGAAAGAATATTTTATTGGCAATTAGATATGTTGATGAAGTGGTGATATTTCATGAAAAAACGCCTTTCAACCTTATAAAAAAAATAAAACCAGATATAATTGTTAAAGGCGGTGACTACACCCCAGAAGAAGTTGTAGGAAAAGACATCGCAGAAATTAGGATATTTAAATATGTTGACGGGTACTCTACTACAAAAACAATTAAAAGTATTACTAATCGGTGAGACGTGTATAGACTATTATGTTTATGGTAACGTAAAAAAGAATTACATTGAATCAAAACTATGTAGTGATTCAGCCCCTGTTTTTAATGTCATCAAATCAGAAAAGAAAATGGGAATGGCTTCTAATGTTTTTGAGAGCATCAAATCTTTAAAATGTGATATAACTTTTCTAACAAACAAAGTCCCCATTGTTAAAAAAAGGTTTATAGAAAATACTTCTGAAAAACATTATTTAAGAGCTGACTTTGATGATAAATGTCAACCGCTTAGTTTGAAAAAATTAAAAAAAATAAACTTAAAAAGCTTTGATTATATTGTTTTTTCTGATTATAACAAGGGATTAGTGACTCAAGAGGTTATAACTTACGTGGTCAAAAATTTTAAAGGCCTTATTTTTGTTGATTCAAAAAAAATTAATTTAAAAAGCTATGATAACTGTGTAATTAAAATAAACAACCACGAATTCAATAAGGTTGAAATATTCCCAGATAATTTTAAACTAATAGTAACAAGAGGCAAAGAAGGCGCGACATATGAAGGAGTAGTCTTTCCAATTTATGATGTCGATAATGTTATAGACATATGTGGAGCTGGTGATAATTTCTTAGCAGGATTATCTTATCTTTTTTATCATACAAAAGATATGGATACTTCAATTAATTTTGCTAATTATTGTGCAGCAACTTGTCTAGATACAGTAGGCGTTAAGCCTTTTTCATCTGATGATATTGATTACTACTTTAAAAATTTTTTAATTTAGTTGTAATAGTTTTTTTATTTTTGTTATAATCTAATTTAGGAGAAATAAAATGAAAGACTTAGTATCGATATGTCTACACACAGGAAAAATAGAAAATATTTTAATGTTTCAAAATGCAATTAAATCTTTTGTTGCTAACAATACTTATCCTGCTGTTGAACTGGTCTTAATAGAATCAAGTCAAAATAAAAAAGTTAGATCATGGATAGATAATCTAGATTTAAATAATTTTGTAAATTTTGATGGCACTAGTTCGTTAGTCAAACCTAGTCCCGATGTTAACATACAACTTTTAAAAATTTATAGTGATTTTGAAGATTTTTATGACCAGAAAACAGGTGATAAAATGTGGTGGGTTCCCTTTATCAAATCTTTAGATAAAGCTCTAGATCAGTCTAACGGAAAGTATTTTACCTATCTTGCTGAGGATATACAATTCGTCGTAAAGGGAGATGTAATATCAGATTACATTCAGATACTAAAAAAAGAAGGTGAAGAAAACTCAATGATTCACTTTGTTACCCAACATATGTACAAATATCTTAAAAATAATAACAGATATGAAGGTCCTTATTTTATTAATGATGTAAAATATTACAAGCCTGTTGAGGTTAAATGGGATTTGAATGTTTTCTGCAATAAGAATCTCATATACGAAAAATTAGGTCCTATTGTTGATTGGAACATTATGCACGGTATGAATGAAAACTATACAAAAATCTCTAGAGAGATTGGTTTGAAAAGATATTACCCAGAAATATTTCCTGCTATGTGGTTTCACAATAATCATAAAAGTGAGTTATTGAAGATATTATCAGAAAATAATAAAAAAAATTCTGATTACTTGCTTTTTGAATCACACAGTCATGAATCAATAAAAGAAGCATGTAAGAGTGCTACCCGCCCACTAAGCACGGAAGATTTCCAAAAAGTTAATTTAAAATGAGTAGAGAATGACAAAAGCTTTGATAACAGGTATAACGGGAATGGTTGGTTCCCACCTAGCTGATTTTTTGATTGAAAATACTGATTGGGAAGTCCATGGGCTTATGCGATGGAATGAAGATACAAAAAATATTCATCACTTATCAAAATTAATTAATGAGAAAAATAGAGTTTTTTTACATAATGGTGACTTAAATGACTTGGCTAGTTTAAATCATATAGTATCAAAAATACAGCCAGAGTATGTTTTTCATCTTGCAGCCCAAAGCTACCCAAAGACTAGTTTTGATTCTCCAATTGAAACTTTAGAAACTAATATAGTTGGAACCTGTAAACTGCTCGAGTCTTTAAGAAGCTTTAAAAAAGACGCAATTATTCACGTTTGTGCAAGTTCAGAAATATTTGGAAGAGTATCTAAAGAAAATTTACCGATAACAGAGGATGTTACTTTCCACCCGGCTTCGCCTTATGCAATATCAAAAGTTGGAACTGATTTACTAGGAAGATTCTATGCTGAAGCTTACGGTATGTGTGTTATGACCACAAGAATGTTTACTCATACTGGGCCCAGACGTGGAGATGTTTTTGCTGAATCAACTTTTGCAAAGCAAATAGCAATGATTGAAGAGGGCTTAATTCCACCAGTAGTTAAAGTTGGTAATTTAGAATCTTTAAGAACTTGGGCCGATGTAAGAGACGCTGTTCGTGCTTATTACATGCTCGTCACAGAAAATCCAGTTCCTGGGCAGTATTATAATATTGGAGGAACTTATTCTTGCACAATTAAAAGCATGTTGGAATTTTTAATAAGCCAGTCAAAAGTTGATATCACCGTTGAAATAGAAAAGGATAGACTAAGACCCATTGATGCTGATTTGCAAGTACCTGATACAACAAAATTTGAAAATCATACTGGGTGGAAACCTAAGATAAGTTTTGAAAAGACTATGATTGATTTATTAAATTACTGGAGATCTAGGGTCAAGAGTAATAGAGAATTTTTAGTAAGATAATAGGAGGTAAATTTGGATGTTTTATTTATAAATCCTGGCAATGCCAGCGGAATATATCAAGATCTATCTGAGGTCTATTCGGCAATTGAGACGCCTACGTGGTCCTTACTTTTAGCCCAATCTTGTAGATCTGTCGGATATAAGGTTGGGATATTTGATGTTAACGCAGAAAGAATTAGTACAGAATTAGCAGTTGAAAGGGTAAAATCAATCAATCCTAAGCTAGTTTGTTTTGCTGTATACGGACAAAATCCTAATGCAGGTACAGTTAATATGGCTGGTACAGTTATGCTCGCTTCTGCTCTTAAAAAAGCCGGATTTGAAAACCCAATATCAGTTGTTGGTTCTCACGTACAAGCGCTTCCTTATGAAACTCTGGTTAGAGAAAAAGATGTTATAGATATTATTTTTACAAATGAAGGTGTGTATTCTCTTTGGAATATATTGACTTTGAAAGATTTAAAAGACAAAGAAAGGCTTAAGGAAATAAAGGGTATTGGGTTTATGTACAATGGTAAGCCCCACTTGACACCCGTTGAAAAACTAGTCCCCCAGGATAAGATGGATGATCACTTACCCGGGTATGCTTGGGATTTACTTCCCTACAAAGAAAAGCCTTTAGACATGTATAGGGCACATTTTTGGCATGCTGAATATGATCATGAAAAAAGAACACCCTTTGCTACACTATACACGTCCCTGGGATGTCCTTTTAAGTGTAATTTCTGCATGATTAATATTTTAAATAGAAACGATCATGATCCAATTGGTGATGCGGCCAACTATTCCAAGATGAGACATTGGAGTCCAAAGTTTATTATAACAGAGTTTGATAAGCTGGTTGGTATGGGTGTAAAAACGCTTAGAATCGCTGATGAAATGTTTTTGCTTAAAAAGAAGTATTACGTAGAATTATGTAATCTTTTAAAAGAAAGAGGTCACGGAGATATTCTTAAGATGTGGGCTTACTCTAGAGTTGATACTATTGCAAATCCCAAAAATTTAAAACTTCTGAAAGAGGCTGGAATTCATTGGTTGGGTATTGGCATTGAAAGCGCAGATAAAGATGTGAGATTAGAAGTAACAAAAGGTAAGTTTGAAAACGTCAACATTAAAGAAATAGTGAAAAGAGTTCAAGATGCAGGATTGGGAATTATAGCAAACTATCTTTTTGGTCTTACAGGGGATTCAATGGAAACCATGCAAAAAACTTTAGATTTAAGTTTGGAGTTGAATACTATAGCGGCAAACATGTACACAGTAATGGCTTTGCCAGGAAGTAGAGTTTATAAAGATGCTGTTTTAGAGGGTAATGAGATTCCTGAAGATTATCAAGGTTATTCTTTTCATTCTTATGAAACAAAACCCCAACCAACAAGACATCTAACGTCAGAACAGATACTGCGATTTAGAGATGAAGCTTGGCATGCTTACCATACAAACCCAGCATTCTTAGAAAAGATTGAAAATTTACATGGTAAGCATATAAGAAAAAACATAGAAGATCAAGCAAAAATAAAACTAAAGAGAAAAATCTTAGGAGACTGAGTTGAATAAAATTAAATTATTAGAGCAGAAAGCAGGTCAGCTTAGAAAGGATCTTTTTGAAATGTGTGTTAATGCTGGACATGGTCATTTATCATCTGGATTATCTTGCACTGATATTCTTACTTCCTTATTTTACGGGAATCATTTAGTGCATAATCCATCGAATCCTAATTGGAAAGATAGAGATAGATTTTTTTTAAGTAAAGGTCACGCGGCAATTATTCTATACGTTGTTTTAGCTGATCGAGGCTATTTTCCCAAGGAAGATCTTCAGAATTTCTCACAAAGAGATGGAAAATTCAGCATACATTTGCAAAAAGACGTCCCTGGAGCCGAAATATCGGCAGGTTCACTGGGCCATGGATTTGGTATCGCTGTAGGGTCTGCATTAGCAGCTAAACTGGATAGAAAACTTCATCTCAATTATGCCCTGCTAGGTGACGGTGAAACTTATGAAGGATCAGTTTGGGAAGGTGCTATGTTTGCCGCACATCATAAGTTAAATAATCTTGTTGCAATAATTGATAGAAATTATCAGTGCACTCTTGATTTTACTGAAAATTTATTAAGACTGGAGCCGCTTGAAGATAAATGGAGATCTTTTGGCTGGCGTGTTAAGAGGATTAATGGTCACTGCATGAAAGAGTTAGATAAAGCATTTTTGGACATTAGAAGAAGACCTGATGATAAACCAACTGTTATTATTGCTGACACTATCAAAGGAAAAGGTATAGAACACCTTTCACATAAGCCCTTAAGTCACGGAAGAACACCTAAATCTGACAAGGAAATAACAATGTGTAGAAGTCAATTAGAAGAAGGTTTGAAAAATGAGTAAAGAAAGAAACTTTATTGTAGCAAATCAGCACATGAGCCAGCGTGATGTTTTTTGGTCTAGAATTGGTGAAATGATGAAGGACGACAATGATATTGTAATCGTCACTGCTGATATGGGTACACCTGCTTTTGATAATATAAGAACTAGATTTCCCAAAAGATTCATAAATGTAGGAATTGCTGAACAAAATTGCATATCAGTTGCTGCTGGTTTAGCAAGGGAAGGCAAAAAACCTTACATCTTTAATATTGCAACTTTTGCAATTTTAAGAGGATTAGAACAAATTAAAGTAGGGGTTTCTATCATGGATTTGCCTGTTACCATTGTAGGGACAGGAACAGGTTTTAGTTACGACGATGCTGGACCAACTCATCACCTTTTTGAAGATATTGCTATAGTCAGATCAATGCCACATATTAAAATAAATAGTGTAAGTGATAACGTAATGGCAAAAAAAATAGCCGAGTCATCTCGTCACATGAAAAAGGCAAACTATGTTAGGCTGGAAAGGCATATTAACCCAAATATTTACGGAGAAGAAACTGATTTTAGTAAAGGTTACCAAATAGTGAAACCGGGTAAAAAAGTCTGTGTTATTTCTAATGGTTTTATGCTTTGGAAGTGTTTTAAACTTAAGGAAGACTTAAAAGAAAGTGGAATAGATTTATGCGTGATTGATCTTCATAATTATCCTTGTGAAGAGGACAAGTTAACAGAAGAATTGTCACTTTTTGATTCGATCATAACAGTAGAAGAAAATTTCTTACCAGGCGGTATGGGTAGTTATGTAATGGAAATTCTTTGTGACAGACAAATTCATAAGAAAATAAAAAGATTTGGTCTTAAACAAGAATGGATATATCGATACGGTGGAAGAGAACATAATCACGAATATCACGAAATAGACTACGTAACAATACTGAAAGAAACAAAAAACTTTCTAGGGGTAAATTAATGAGGTTTGATATAGCTGTAAAAAATTCGGAAATATTGCCAGAGATTAAATTGTTTAAACCATCAGTAGGGGGAGACTCTAGAGGTGAAATATGGACAATATGGGAAAAAGAAAATGTGTTACCTCGTCATTTAAGTTTTAACTTGTGTAAATTTACCAAGTCGACAAAAGGTGTGCTTAGAGGTCTTCATGGATGTTATAATACTTGGAAGTATATGAGCGTTCCCCAGGGAGAAGTATTCTTTGCTGTGGTTGACATTAGAAAAAACTCACCTAATTACTTAAAATATCAAACATACATTTTAAACGAAGAAAATCACAATGGAGTACTTGTTCCACCCGGGTTTGCAAATGGACACCTTTGTTTAAGTGAGTCTTGTCTCTATCATTATATGATGTCATATGAGGGTGACTATATAGAACCACATGAACAAGTAGTTATAACTTGGAATGATAAAAGATTAAATATCCCATGGCCGACAGAAAACCCAACACTTTCTAAAAGAGATATGGAGAGTAACATATAATGAAACATGCAGTAAGATATGAACCTAGAGTTTTTGTAGATACACTTAGCGATGGACGTGGAGGTATATTTAACTGGGTGCCAGAATTCAACATCAAAGAATTTAATTTTTTATTTTGGAATAAAGGTGCAGATAGAGGTGATCATTATCATCCACACTTTCACGAGTACATGCTCTTAACATCAGGTGAGGGAGTCTCAATATCGGGTGAAGAAGAAAACAAAAAAACAATATATCTTTCAAAGGGACATTGCTTGTATGTTCCAAAAGGTGTTGTACATGTATTTCATGCGATAACAGATTGCACCGCTGTAAGCTTTTTAAGCGAGGAATGGGACTTATCAAATCCACCTATAATATATCAAAGGGTTGAAAAATGAAAAAAATAGCAATAATTGGAGCAAGCGGATTTGTAGGTTCAGCATTGTGCAGACAAGGAAAAGATAAATTTGAAATAACAAGTGTCACAAGAAAAAATTTTTTAGAATGTAAAAATAAAAAATACGATATAGTAATCAATTCAGCTATGCCTTCTAGAAGATTTTGGGCTCTAAATAATCCAGTTTCAGACGTGATGGAATCTGTGGTTAAAACAGCAGAAATATTTTACGAATGGAAATATGATAAATTCATTCAAATAAGTTCAATTTCTGCACAAATACAAACAGACATTCCATATGGCGCGCACAAGAAGGCCGCTGAGGCGATTGTTGAACAAAATAAAGATGCAATGATTGTACGTCTAGGAGCTCTTTATGGAGAGGGTCTAGCAAAAAGCGCTTTGTTTGATTTAGTAAATCATAATCATATCTATGTTGATATAAGAAGTGAATACAACTATATAGACGTGGATTACGCAGCAAATTGGATTTTCAATAATTTGGAAAAAAATGGAATAAGGGAGGTCGGTGCTTATGACACGGTATCACTTTTAGAATTATCATCAGGAATTTGGGATAACCCTACATATGAAGGAAGATTTGAAAAAATACACACAGATAATGTAGAATATGGTATGCCTAGTGCAAAAAAAGTCTTAAATTATATAAACTTATTAAAAAGGGAGTGAAGATGGAAAGAAAGTATTTACCAACGCTATCAGAATTAATAGATAGACTTTCGATAGCGCAACTCAAGGAAGTGTTTATTACTAATCACAAAGAGGAGTATGCAAAAGAAATAGATGACATATGCCATGATATTAACATTATTCTTAGTCAAACGAAAACTATTGATGCAAAAACTATTAGAGCCATTGTTGTGCTTTCCCAGATGAATTTGCACATTTGGCATAATGAATCAAATTATAGAAAGGGAATTAAGGAAGGCAATAATCTTGAACTAACCCATGGTTTAAATGGAATACGAAATACTGCTAAAAATAAAATACAAGAAATTATTGGAGGTAGAAAAGATTATAAGATTGATTGCTTGGCAGCAGAATTTAAAGATTGGGAAGTGAGTTGGAAAAATGAATAACAAAGATTTATATGAAGTAATTAAAAATCACAAAGACGAAACAAGAGAAGCTTATAGTGATGGAACAATAAAAGATTTGCAAGATTTAAATTCTTCTAAATACGAGAGAATCGAAATAAATTTTCCATGGGGTGTTAGAAGGTGTTTACAGAAAAAAAGTCAAAAAGATTACCTGCTAATTCAGAAAGCTAGAGGGGGAAGTGTAACTTTAGAAGAAGAAGTTTCAATTGAAGAAGATTTAGCGATGGCAAAAGAAAGTTTAGATAAAATAAAAGAAATAGATAGAATTAGAATAGAAGAATTAGATTTTCTTGTTGAATCAAATATTTTAAATCTACCTAAAGATGCAATTTTTGCTGAATTAGGATTTAGAAGCGGAAAACTCTTAAAATATTATATTGAAAACTATAATATGGAAGCTTACGGTTACGATGTAATTGATTCTAATGTTGCTGTTGCAAAATGTTTGGGTTTCAATGCATTGCTATATGACTTCAATGATTGTTCAAAAGAATTAGATTTAAAAAATGCAGACTTAGTTGTCTCTTACCACATGTTAGAACATGTCACAAATCCTTTTGATTCTGTTAAGAAAATATATGAAAGCATGAAAAATAAATCATACTTTCACGTTGAAATACCTTTAGAACCAAATGGCCCGAATATACGTTATTGCCACATGTACCCCTTTCATCAAGGTGACATGCTACAGATGCTGCAACAGTCAGGTTTCACAGTTCTAACATATAACAATAAAGTACAGGTAGGAGGACCTCAAGTTGAAAGATACCTTGCAATTAAAAACTAAAAAAGTAAAAACGTATGTCTTTGATATAGATGGCACTGTTTGTACGACAGTTGATGATGGTGACTACTTAAAAGCAAAACCGTATAAACATAGGATTGAACAAATCAATGGCCTCTATGAACAAGGTGCAACAATTATTTTAAATACAGCAAGAGGTATGGGTAGGTATGGGAATGCTTCTGGACAAGCTCATGCTGCTTTTTATGATTTGACAGTTAATCAACTTAAAGGTTGGGGTGTAAAGTATCACAGGCTATTCATGGGAAAACCATCGGGCGACATTTATGTTGATGATAAGGGAATAAATGATGAAGACTTCTTCAACTCAAGAAATTAAATTTGTACCGAAAGGATGGGGTTTTGAAAAATGGATCCACAATTCTAATCTTTACTGCGGTAAATTGCTTTACTTTGTGAAGGGTAAAAAGTGTTCTTGGCATTACCACAAATTAAAAGATGAAGTTTTTTATGTTCAGTCTGGAAAAATACTTGTTTATTACTCTGATCAAGATGATATCGACAAGGCAAATGTGACTATATTAGAACCAGGAGATAATTTTCATGTCTATACGGGACTAAGACATCGGATGGAAGCATTAGAGGATACAGAATTGTTTGAATTCTCAACACAACATTTTGATAGCGATAGTCATAGAATTGAAAAAGGTGACTAGACTTTTTTGAAAATATTAATATTTTATTGTATAATAAATTTAAGTGTAAATTGAAGTAGGTGTTTTTATGAAAAAGGTTAATTTCTTTTTAAATCAAATGGCTTTTTGTAAGACTTATGTACCATTGATTGATGAGTGCGTCAAAAGAGGTATAGCAGTCGATGTTTTTGTTGAACCTTCTGGTAAGTACAATTGCCCTATGCATGAAAACAATTTAAAGCAATTGGTTGGCCTATCTAAAATGTATAATTTTAACTTAAGGGATTTCAAAAATGAAGGTAAAGATGCAAAAGGTTTGATGTTTGTCTCTGGAAGGTATCTTGTCAAGGATCCTGTTAATAAAAGGTGGAATGGTGAAGAAGCTTGGAAAAATGAAGAAGTTGTATGGAAGTATCACGATTACTTAGACATGAATAATTTACATGTAGTTGTCATAACAAATTGTGTTGATTTTGAAAATACAAACTTTGGTCATGTTAGATATAAAAAAATTGTTGATAATATAATTTTTATAAGTAAAAAATACGCTGAAGAATATAAGACTTTTTCTGATAAAAATCTTTATTTTGGAAGTCCTAAATATGATTTTCATTTAACAAGATCACAAGTTGTAGAAAAGTACAAAAGCGTATTTGATCATAGCGAAAAGTACTGTCTTTTAGTCTTACCAAAGCTTAGAGATTTGAGGGGATCATATGATCATTTATCAAAAGCAGTTTCAAATATGAGAAAGTTAGGTTATAAGATTATTGGTAAGTCTAGAGCAAAAGATTCTTATCGGGGTCTTCCTGCTTTACCTAGTCTTTGTGATGTGTATTTTGAAGACGTTACATGGTTTACACACCCAACTATGGACTTTATAGTCCTTAGCGACATTGTTATTAATTGTAATTCAACGGCGATTGAAGAGGCTGTCATGCTTAAAACGCCTGTTATAAATTTTGTAGTTAAACAAGGAAATACATATTTAAATTTTCTATATGACAATGCTTATTGCAAACAATATGATATCAAAGATGATTTTAGTGATGAAAGTTTTGTTGAAAGCTTTAAATATTTAACTTCTAAAGATTTATCAATTGAGTTTGATAGAGTCATTGAAAAAATGATGTTTAAAGGAAACTCAAGTAAAAAAATATTAGATTACTTCAAAGATAAAATTTAAACCCTGTAAGGAAATAATAAAATGACCGCTGATAGAAAAGGGGAAGAAATTTATAGTTTGTGCAAACAATTGTTCCCGATTTGCAGGAGTTTGTCAGGTGATGGAAACAGAAAAAGTTTAAAGATAATTCAAGATCACATACCTATAAAATTGTGTGAAATTAATTCAGGTGAAAAAATATTTGACTGGATAGTACCACCCGAATGGAACATTGACGATGGTTATGTTTTGGATCAAGAAGGTAATAAAATCATAGACTTTAAAAAAAATAACTTGCACGTTATGGGATATTCTAAGCCTGTTGATAAGTTTGTGGATAGAGAGACACTTGAGAAACATTTATATTCAATACCCGATAAAACTGAAGCAATTCCCTATGTAACATCATATTACAAGAAAAGATGGGGATTCTGCATATCTCAAAATAAACGTGATAAAATTAAAGGAGATAAGTTCAGGGTGGTAATTAATAGCAAATTTAAAGAAGAGGGTTCTTTGAGTTACGCTGAACTTTTGATTCCAGGAAAATCACAAAGAGAAGTATTTTTGTCTTCTTACATATGTCATCCCTCTATGGCAAATAACGAGTGTTCAGGACCTGCTGTGTTGACATATATTGCAAAATATATTTTAGGTCTGAAAAATAGAAAGTATTCCTATAGAATAGTTTTAGCTCCCGAATCGATAGGGCCTATTATTTATTTGAGTAAAAATATTGACATGCTTAAAAAAAATACAATTGCAGCTTTTAATTTTACATGTTTAGGAGATAATCTAACTTATTCTTTTTTACCTTCAAGAAAAGGTAATACGTTAACTGATAGAGTTGCATTAAATGTTTTAAATAGTGAAGTTGCAAACTATGATTTTTATCCTTTTACCGAAAAAGGATCAGACGAAAGACAATATTGTCATCCAGCTGTTGACTTACCCATGGTTTCAATAATGAGATCTAAATACGGGACTTATCCTGAATATCATACTTCATTAGACAATTTAGATTTTATATCTCCTGAAGGATTGCAGGGAAGTTATAATTTGTTTAAAAAGTGCATTAATGTAATTGAGCACAATAATTTTTACAAATATGCTTTTCCTTGTGAACCCATGCTTATGAAGAGAAATCTTGTTCCTAAAAACTGGCATAAAAGAAGGGCAGGAAAAGAAAATAAAAAGTCCATGAATTTTTTAAAAAATATGATGAATATTATATGTTACTGTGACGGAGAACATGATTTAATTGATATATCTAATATTTTAAAAGTAGATTTTGAGACTTGTGATGAAATAATAAAGATTTTATTAAAAGAAAAAATAATACTGAGGGTTTAATTTTGAAAAGGATAATTGCAATAATCCCTGCCAGGGGTGGGTCAAAAAGACTCAAGAGAAAAAATATACATCCAGTTTGTGGAAAACCAATGATTTATTGGGCTATGAATGCTTGCAAAGAATCAAAGTATGAAATAGATGTTTGGGTAAGTACAGAAGATGACGAAATAGCAGAAGTTGCTCTCTTTTACGGAGGAAAAGTGCACAATCGCCCAAAACATCTATCTGGCGATAAGATTTATAAGCAAGAAGCAATTAGAAGTGCTGCCCAACACATTTTTGATTATGAGGATAGATTAACAGGGAAACATCCTGATATAATAATTTCTCTACAGGCTAATTCTCCAACAATTAAGTCTAAAGATATAGATGGGGCAATTGATCTCTTAATTAAATATAACAGAGATGAGATTATAAGCGTAGATAACAATTTAATGCAGAACGCTGCGTTTAGAATTTTTAAAGGCAACTATGTTTTTCAAAAAGATTTAAGCACAAACTGTGGGGTTTATGTCGCTGACATTCATGATGTGCACACAATTGATGACATTAAGATTGTCGAAGGTGTTATGAATGACAACTAATTGGAGAGAAGCGTATTTATACCCGCCCGATAGAATGATTGTTCAATTAACAAACATATGTAATGCTAATTGCACTTTTTGTGCATATCAGTATCTAGAAGATCCGAAATCTTTTATGAAGGACGAACATTTTTACACAGTTGTTGATCAGTACCATTCAATAGGCGGCGAGTTTTTAGATATGACTCCACTCGTTGGAGACTTGCTAATTGATCCTAAAGTTTTTGAAAGACTAAATTATGTAACTAGTGGTAATAAATTTAAAAAAGTTAGATTTTTTACAAATGGAATACTTTTAAATAGAAAAGGTTACGTAGAGAAATTAATAGATGCAAAACCAACGCATGTAACCTTCAGCGTCCCAGGGTTTGAAAAGAATTTATATGAACGGGTTTATAGGAGTAAAGCTTATAACGCAATGCTGAAAGGGGTCAGTAAGTTTCTAAAAATAAATTATGAATTAGGGCACCCTATTGATGCATCATTTGCTTTAAAACCTGACATGTCTGACGAAGAAGCGGTGTACACGGAAGATTTTAAAAAATACATTCAACCCTACATAGGAGAAGACAGTCTACATTTCGTAAGGGATTTAGATAACTGGGGAGGTTCAATCAAACAAAAAGACCTGACAGGTAACATGAGATTGATTGAACCAATTCCGCCTAGTAAAAAAAGATACCCGTGTTATTTTACTTTTTTCCTAGCAATAATGGTTGATGGTTCAGTTAGATTGTGTGGTTGTAGGTTTAATAACGGAACTGAGTACGATGAATTGGTTGTAGGTCACATTAATGATCAAAGTCTTCTAGAAATATGGCAAAGTGAAAAAGTCAGTAAAATAAGAGAAGATTTTCTGAAAGAAAAATTAATTTCAGTTTGTCAGACTTGTACTCATTATGCTCCCTATTCTGGTAAAGAAAGGGCTATTAATAAAATTATTTAATTTTGTTGTATTGTAATAAAATTTTTTGGTATAATACAATAAAATAGGAGAAGTTAAAATGGTATACATTATTAGTGAACTGTGCGGACAATGGGGAGGCTCTATAAGGCGAGCTGAACAAATGATTTTACAGTCTAAACTAGCAGGTGCAGATGCTGTTAAAGTGCAGCTGTACGATACATACAGAATGCCTGGAGAAAATAGAGCCAGATGGGAATATCTGAATATTGATGAAGATACTTTTCTAAGATTAAGAGACTTCAGCTGGAATTTAAATCTAGATTTTTTTGCATCAGCATTTCACGAAGACATGTATCAACGACTAAAAATTGCTGATCTTAACATTAATAAGGTTGCTAGTATAGGGCTTACTGATCAATTCAAAGATCTATCTGATCAAATGATAAAAGACAAACAGTTTACTAGGAACTACATCTCTTTGGGTCAGTGGAAAGAAAATGATTTACCGTATAGCCACGAAGGTGATAGAAACGTTTATTTTCATTGTGTACCAGAATATCCACACAGTTATGATAGAGCAATTGAATTAATGCCTGATAATTTTTCCAAAGACTATATTCATGGGTATAGTGATCATTCTATAGGGGTTGATGCATGTAAAGAGGCAATTAGGCGAGGAGCAATGTATATAGAAAAGCATTACACCATAAGCCAAACTTTACAATCAAAGACAGAAGCTGCCCACCTTTGCTCGATGGATATGAAACAATTGGAAGATCTTCGCAATTTTTGTGAGGTGTATCAAAGTGCTTAGAAAGACGCCCACAATTGTTATTACAGTCAAGAATAGACTGGAACATTTTTTAAAAACTTTTCCATTTAATGTAACGCAAGTAGGGATTGACTATAGGCTTGTTTACGTTGATTACGACTCAGAAGATAACTTTAGCGAACATCTAATTAAAGAGATCGAAAATAAAAAGGATATATTTTCTAGAAACTTATTAGAAATACGCTTGGTGAAATTAAATAAAAAAGCAAGATATGACATTAGAAGAGCAAAAAATTTAGGAGCATACTATGCTTCACGTTATTCTTCAATTCTTTTAATAAGCGATGCTGATACAATGCTTGGGATGGACTACACTAAAAAGTGGTGTAGCTACATCACTCCTGGAGAAACTTTTGTCACAAATAGAATTCAAGAATCAATGGCTCAATTACCAAGGCGTATAAAACAAGAAGTTAATTATGGAAATATTATTGTCGCAACTCAAGATTTTGATTCTGTTTTAGGGTACGACGAAACTAATGTTGGGTGGGGTGGAGATGATGATGATTTATTTCACAGATTAAAACTAGCGGGACTAAGAGAGATTAACCCATACAGCTTTGATGATGCTAGCCAATATTCAATAATGCATAGTGATGAATTGCGATTTAAAGACACAGAGAATCCGAACATGGAAAGACCAGATAGTGCCGAAACAGCTAAGGCATTTAAAAAGATATATAGCAACAAAAGTAATATATTAAGTCTTAAATACGATTATTTTAGTCCTATAGTTCAAAATTTTTCAAAAGAGAGGGTGTTGTATGAAAATTAGTCCTGATGTTTCAATTATTATTACAAATTACAATTATGGCAAATACATTCAAAGATGCTTGCGTAGCTGCATTAATCAAAAAAATGTAAATCATGAAATTATTTTAGTTGATGATTGTTCAACTGATGATTCTATTGAAATGATAAAGCCTTTTAAGAATGATATTACATTCATTCAGACAGAAAAAAATTCTGGTGTTGCAGTTGCATCAAATCTAGGAATAAAAAACGCTAGAGGACAATTTGTAATTAGAGTTGATGCTGACGATTATGTAAGCTCAGATATGTGTTATTTTATGCAGACATACTTAGAGACAAATCATGATGCTTTTTGTGTGAGTTGTGACTACGTTTTGGTTGATAATTATGAAAATATTATTGAAAGAAAATATGCGAGTAAAGAAAACATATCTTGCGCTATCATGTACAGAAAAGACTTGTTGTTAGAGCTTGGAGCTTATAACGAGAATTTTAGGCATAGAGAAGAAGAAGAGTTGAGAAAGCGTCTAGGTGATTATTATACGATTCATCATTTAAACATTCCTTTTTATCGTTATAGAATGCATAATACAAATAAAACAAAATCAAAAGAGTATAAAGAATTAAAGGTTTAATGTGGATACTAGATTAATTAAGAATAAAAACTATTATGATTTAAATAGTCGTGAAGATTATCAAAGATATCAAGTCAAACAAAAGGAAATGTGGAAGACTAAATGGTATAAAACTCGAGCTCCTTTTGAGTATCTTCTTATAACGCAAATGGTCAAAATAAAAGTTGATAAAAGTAGACAGTTAGAAATGATATGTTTGGGAGCGAGAAATAATTTCGAGAGAGATGCTTTCAAATCATTTTTTACTACAATAGGTCATAATATTAATGTTTATTCCCTAGATATAGCAGATGATGCTGATGTCGACTATTATTATGATTTTGAAAAACTACCTGAACATTGGGAGGATAGGTTTGATATTATATACACAAATGCTGCTGATCATTCTTTTGACTTTCATAAATGTTTAAAAGAATGGAGTAGGATATTAAAAGATGATGGATTGCTTATTTTAGGGATAGCTGATCAAGATATGCTCGATGATGAAATTGAAGGAGAACAGCTAGAAGTGACTGGAGTTACGGATCCTGGCCCTCATGGCTGCACTATTTTTGACAAAAAATCAGTTGACTTAATGTGCTCTGAGTATTTCAATTCTGTCAACTTTGTTAAAAGTAAAAAGCATATCATAGAAATGGGTGGTGAGATTCACGAATATCATTTACAATACAATTACTGGTTTTGTGTTAAGAAAAAAAATAAAATCAGGAGTAAAAAATGAATATAGGAATTATAGGAAACGGTTTTGTAGGGTCAGCAATTATGCATGGTTTTGTCCTACATGCAAACGATATTATGATTTATGACAAAGATCCAAAAAGATCTACACACTCAATGGAAATTTTGGTAAATAAGTCAGATGTAATTTTTGTGTGTGTTCCAACACCAATGTTCGAGTCAGGAGAATGCGATCTCTCAATTGTTAAAGATGTTGTAAATGAACTGGCGCAGTATGAATGCATGAAAAGCAAAGTAATTGTTATTAAATCAACTGTAGTTCCAGGCACTACTGAAAATTTAGCAGCTAACTATCCTGAATTAAATTTTGTTTTTAATCCAGAGTTCTTGACAGAAAGAAAAGCAAGGTTGGACTTTATTAACACTTCAAGAATTGTATTGGGAAGCAACAATCCATTAGCAAGTGATATTGTTGAAAAGCTTTATCGATTAAGGTTTCCATTCACAAAAATAATTAAGACAGACTTTGGCACAGCCCAGCTTATAAAATATATGGCAAATTGTTTTTTTGCAACAAAGGTGTCATTTATGAACGAAATGTATCAAGTTTGTGAAGCAATTAATGGAGACTGGGAAAAAGCGTTGGAAGGTTTTATAACAGATGGGCGCATTGGTAATTCTCATATTGATGTACCAGGCCATGATGGTGACTTTGGATTTGGAGGCAAGTGTTTTCCAAAAGACTTAAATGCGATGATCAAGCGCGCAGAAGCACTAGGTGTCTCACCTGACGTTATGAAAGGCGCTTGGGAAAAGAACAAGGAAGTTAGAAGTGACCTAGACTGGTACGATATCCCTGGAGCAATAAGTGTCAGAAAACCAGTTAAAAAATAAAAAAATAAAATCTATAGTAACAGGGGGTTGCGGCTTTATCGGTAGTCATATAGTTGACAAACTAATAGAACTAGGACACGAAGTTAGGGTTATCGACGATCTGTCAGCACAAGAAAACGAGGAGTTTTATTACAATGAAGATGCGATATATAGCAAAAAAGATATATCTAAAGATGATTGCAGTAATATTTTTAATAGCGTTGACTATGTTTTTCACCTTGCTGCCCGCAGTCGGATTCAGCCTACTATTGGGTCTCCTAACGAATGCTTTGAGGTTAATGTTGTAGGTACACAGAGGGTTCTGGAGTGGTCTAGAATGCACTCTGTTAAAAAAGTCATATATTCAGGTACGTCTTCTCTTTACGGCCGCCAGAATCCAATTCCGTTTCAACCAAACATGCCCACACACTGTTTGAACCCATATTCGATGTCAAAATGGATGGGGGAGCAAATTTGTAAGTTATATTTTCAGTTATATAATTTGGATAGCATTATTTTAAGATATTTTAACGTATATGGACCTAGAGAGCCTATCAAGGGAAATTATGCTCCGGTTGTCGGTCTTTTTAAAAGATGTGTGGCAGAAGGAAAACGTATGCCCGTAGTAGGCGACGGTTTACAGCGAAGAGACTTTACATATATTGATGATGTTGTTGACGCAAATATTTGTGCAATGAACTCAAAAATTCAACACAACATTTACAATGTAGGGACAGGTAAAAACTATGCAATTATAGAAATTGCAGACATGATTAAAAATAGTTACGGGATTGAACACATAGATGAAAGACCCGCAGAAGTTAAGGAGACTTTAGCAGATATAAGTAAGACTATTGAAGATTTGCACTGGCAACCAAAACACAAACTAGAGGATAAAATTAATGCATACTAAGGATGAGTGGCCATTAAGAAAAATGTTAAAAATTGGTTTAGTCGCAGGTAATTTTGACGTAATCCATCCCGGGTATGTAAAAATGTTTCAAGATGCAAAAGAAAATGCGTGCAATTACTTGATTGTAGCTCTTCAAAGTGATCCAACCATCGATAGACCAGAAAAAAGCAAACCAGTCCAGACAATAGCTGAAAGAGAATATATTCTTTCATCAATAAGATACGTTGATGAAATACTTCACTATGATACAGAAATTGAATTACTTAATATTTTAAAGAACCATGATTACGACATAAGAATATTAGGATCTGATTACGATATTCCTGGAAAGAAATATACCGGTTCTGATCTTAACAAGCCTATTTATTTTCATAAAAGAGATCATGATTATTCAGCAACTGATCTCAAAACAAGAATAGCATTGCAAGTAATGAAGGAAAGAGATGGCAGATAGAAATGATATGTATCCAGATAATGTGGGTGGTGTCGTCACAATAAAAGGAAAAAAATATTCATTTTATGTTGACAGAGAATGCATTCTCTGTTCAGTGTGTACTGACGCTGCACCCAATAATTTTTGTATCAGTGATGATGAAGATCATGATATATGCTATAAACAGCCAGAAAATGAAAATGAGTTAGAAGAATGCTTGGAGGCAATGGAGAATTGCCCTGTAGAAGCAATTGGCGATGATGGCTTATAATATCTAATATTATTATAATTGCTTATAATAGAGATAAAATTATTATTCTTTGAATATAATGATTACGAGGAGATATAATGGAGCAAAAACTATTACCAACTGGAAAACCACACGTATCATTTTCAGAAGTTAGAATATGGAAAGAGTGCGGTTGGAAACATAAATTAACATACATTGACAAGCTAGCGCCTTTTGAAACATCAGTGCATCTTGAGTACGGGACTATTATTCATGACGCACTTGAACACTTTTTAAAAACTAGGGAATTAAAAATTGAAGAAACAAAGGAGAAAATAAAGGCTGCATGGGAAGAACACCAATTTGATGTAGAAGATAACATTAGTAAGCTGACGTTGTTGGCAGAGACACAAGGGTGGAAATATAGGCATAATTACCTTAGCGACTGGTTAACATGGTCAGAAAATACTCTGGGCGACATAACAGAATTTATGGAAACAAACTATCCTGACTGGGAGTTTGTTTCTGCAGAAGAAAAGTTATATGAAGAAATTAAAGATTCTACTTATTTCAAGGGTTTTATCGACGGAATTATTAAATATAAAAAAGGTAGAAAAGACAAGTATGTCATTATTGATTGGAAAACAGCAGGGCCTAGAGGGTGGATGCGTGATAAGAAGCAAGACATTAAGACCACAGCACAGTTAACCCTTTACAAATATTATTGGGGAGCAAAAAATAACATAAGTTACAGAGATATTGCGTGTCACTTTGTACTTCTTAAAAGACAATCTAAGCCTGGAAAAATTTGTCAAATTGTTGAAGTAAGTGCAGGAGACAAAAGCATGGTAAAAGCTAATAAGATGGTTAACAATATGTTGTCTTCCGTTCGCAAAGGAATGTTCCTCAAAAATAGAAATAGCTGTAAATTTTGTCCTTTTTTGAACACAGAGCTGTGTAAGTAATTTACTTTTTTTGCATTTAATAGTAGAATAAATTTATTCTGCTGAGGTTTGCAAATGAAAGAAGAAAAAAAGAAACTGAAGGTTTTGATATTATCTGATCACGCTCTATCTACAAGTGGAGTAGGAACACAAACTAGACACCTAGTGACAGGATTGTTAGAAAAAGATACATGGACGTTTAGGCAGTTTGGAGCTGCTCTGAAACACACAGATTATAGAACAGTTGTTGTCAATGATGATTTTATTATTAAGCCTATTGATGGATTTGGTAATCCTGACTTAATAAGGGTGACTTTAGCCACAGAAAAACCCGACGTTCTGTTTATTTTTACAGATCCTAGATTTTTCATATGGCTTTTTGAAATGGAAGATGAAATACATCAAATTTGTCCAATTGTTTGGTGGCATGTTTGGGATAATTATCCATACCCACAATTTAATGATGTCCTATATCAGTCAACCGATTTAATAAATTGCCATTCTCATTTAACTTATACAATGCTGAAGGAGCGATATCCAGATAAAACAAATTTTATTCCTCATGCTTTACCTGCTGAAATGTTTAAAACTTTACCAAAGAAAGACTTGATTGAAAGTAAAAAGCAACTATTAGGTGAAAGCAGGCTTGATCATTTTGTAGGAGTATGGGTCAATAGAAATGCAAAAAGAAAAAGACCGAGTGATGTTCTTCATTCTTGGAAAATATTTTTGGATAATTTAGAAAAAAAGCATGGTCACAGGAAAGCAACCTTGATAATGCACACAGAACCTACTGACAAAGAAGGACCTAATCTATATAAGGTTTCGGAAATGCTAGGTATTCAAAACAATGTTTTCTTTTCTCGGGAAAGGTTAGAATTTGAAGCAATGAACATTATTTACGGAATATCAGACTTCTGCATTAATATTTCCTATGCAGAAGGCTTTGGTTTAGGAACTTTAGAAGCCATGATGACTGGTACTCCAATTATTGCTGCAAAAACAGGCGGGATGACTCGACAAGTTGTTGATCACCGTGATGGGACACAGAACGGAGTTGCACTAGATATTGCGACCAAGTCTCTTGTGGGCAGTCAGGCTGTACCTTATATCTATGAAGACTATGTTGACGTTGAAGATACTGCTGATGCGATAATGAAAATGTTTGAAATGAATGATTATGAAAGAGAAATGCTCTCAGATAAAGTCAAGAAGTACGCAACAACACAATTTTCATTGCAAAAAACCGTAGATGACTGGCACGATACAATGCTTGATACAGTAGAAAATTGGAAATCAAATTATAAAAAATGGGAGTGTTATGAGCTTTAGAATGGAGATTATGAAATGAAAGTAATAATAAGAGCACCACTTTTGTCCTTGAGCGGGTACGGTATTCATTCAAGACAGGTTTTTGAATGGTTAGAATCTTTACCGGGAATAGATTTGAATGTAGAGATAGTTCAATGGGGTAGAACTGCTTGGATTTTGGATCAAGATCAGGATGACGGAATTGTTAAAAGAATAATATCTAAATCAAAACCACAGAAGGAAGGAATTAAATATGATTATTCCTTTCAAGTCCAGCTACCTGATGAGTGGGATCCTAGTATTGCGAAACACAACATAGGCATATCAGCATTTGTTGAGACCGATCGATGTAACCCAAAATGGATTGAAAAGTGTAATGAAATGGATGCAATTATTGTTCCTTCGACTTTTACAAAAAATGTTGCAAAAAGATCTGGAGTTCTGAGAAAGCCTATTTACGTAGTGCCGGAATGGTTTAATGAAAAAATTGAATTAGAAAGTATTGAACCGCTTGATCTTAAGTTGCGGACAAAGTTTAATTTTTTAATGATTGGAACGATAACTGCACAGACTGCTGATGAAGATAGAAAAAATATTTTCTACGCAATAAAGTGGTTTTGTGAAAAGTTCAAAGATGATAAAAGAGTTGGTCTTGTGCTAAAAACTAGTTATGGTAAGGGCACTAAAATAGATAGACAGCTGACAAAAACTGCCATTCGACAAGTTTTAGGTGAAGTAAGAGAGGGAAAATTTCCCAAGGTTCACCTGATTCATGGTAACCTAAATCAAGAAGAGGTTGCATCTTTATATAGACACCCAAAGATAAAAGGTGTGATATCAGCTACAAAAGGAGAGGGTTATGGACTTCCTCTTGTTGAAGGAGCTGCTTCTGGTTTACCTATTGTCGCGACAGGCTGGTCTGGGCACACTGAATTTCTAGAAAAAGGAAAGTATTTAGATGTTGATTACACTTTGAAAGAAATTACCAAAACAAGAATAGATGGTAGGGTTTTTGTTGAAGGTACAAGATGGGCTGATGTTAATGAGCGAGATTTTAAAAGAAAAATTAAGGATTTGAAAGATAGATATAGTTTACATAGTAAGAATGCAAAAAAAATGCAAAAATCCATTCATGAAAACTTTAGCAAAAAAGCAGTTATGAAAAAATATGATCAATTTTTTGATGAATTTAAAAGAAATATTTAGCAGGGTTTTTTATGGACATAATGATCGCTATAATCATTGTTTTGGTATTATTTTGCACATTTAGTACTTACTATGCTGTAAAGTTTGGGTTGTTGTTGTTGCGTTTACAAGACGACATAGAAATGTCGTTGGATGAGATTGAAGAAAGTTATGAAGTTATGACAAAGATTTTACAGAAACCTATCTTTTTTGATTCCCTTGAAGTTCGACAATGTGTTGATGAAATAAAAAAATGTAGGAATATTGTTGTCAAAGTAGGTAACCGATTAACTTCTTTTGGAAAAAATGAAAATGAAACAACAGGAGAGTTATCATACGATGAAGGCGAAAGGTAAAAAAAGAACAGTTAAGACAACTAGAAGGTCAAAAAATAAAAAATCAAATAGAAAATTATATTTTGGACCGACCACAGACCAGGCAATTTGCGAATTTCAAAAATCCAATTCACAAGAAGAAAAAACAGAAATATACAAGACGATTATTCAACCAAGTTTTGCAAAATTAGCAGAAAATTTGATATTTATTCATGGGTTTGCTAAGCATCACCATAATTACGAAGCTTTAAAAGGTGATTGTGTATCGTTTCTGTATGAAACATTACAAAAGTTTGATCCCGATAGGGGTTCGAAAGCTTTTTCTTATTTTAATGTCGTTGCAAAAAATTGGTTAATCATACAGAGCAAAAAAAGACTTAAGAACATTACTAGACACGTTAGTCTTACTAATTTTAATGATATGAAGGCAACAGATAAAGAAGCGATTGAAATGTACAATTACATGCCATCGCAGGACTATCGAGTCATCGCAATTGAAAATAAGCAAATTTTATTTGAAATACTAAGAAAAATTAGAAAAAAAATAAGTACTCAAAATGAAATAGCATGTATGAACGCGATAGAGACACTCTTTAATAAAATAGAAGAATTGGATTTCTTAAACAAAAGAGCAGTCTTTATTTACATGCGAGAAATATCGGGATTGACGCCAAAACAATTATCAGTTGCAATGTCTAATATTAGAAAACATTACAAAGAAATAAAAGGAACAGACACAGAGTATTTTTCTTTATTTTTTGTGCAGGAGTAATAATGTCAAAAACAATTGAAAAAGAAATTAAAAAAGCAAAGTCAAAAGAATCAAAGATAGAAAAGTTTAGTGATTTATTGGATAGTTTATCAGGTACAGAAGATAAAAAAAAGATGCTCTGGAAAGAAGCATACGAGAATGCTTTGTACGACAGAGAAAATGCTAATATACTTTTGACAGATCTGTTATTACAAGTAAAAGGGAGTGTTCCTTTACATACGTCATTAGGTTCCATAATGACAAAGTATTTGGAAAGGATGTCAAAATCAAATGATCAAATACTTAGACTCGCAGAATTAATAGCAAAAGAAGAGGAGGTTGATCAGATTTCTTCTGACGACATATTTAAACAAATACAGGGTAATTAATATGAAGTTAAGAGATCATAGAATCTTCAATAGAGGTCGTCAGACAAGGCAATCATTAAGAAGCGCAGAAGAATCAGCTGAAATGTCAGCGCAAATGATTCAGGAAACAAACCATTTTGAGACAGCAATTGTAACAGAATTTATTAGTCATCCCGAATCATTCCTCAGAACTTCTGTTACTGTTGATGAACAAAGTACAAATAATTCACTTAGAAGTAAAACTAAGAATACCTTAGCAACATCAACGGGAATAGGTCTGAAAGGATCAACAATGCTTGAAGAGTTGACAACTGGAACAAAGAAGGTAAAAAATCCTTACTTGGTGCAATTAATGCCCAGAAATAGTATTATTGGGATTAACATTACTGGTGGGAAGGCACACTCAGAGAAAGATGCTGAAGTGTTTTTTCCATTTTTCCCTGCACATTTAGGAATGCCTGTTAAACCTGGAGAGCAAGTATGGGTTTTTTACGAAAATATCGGAAAAAAAAGAGTAGGTTACTGGTTGTTTAGAAAAACAGGAACAGTTCACATTGACGATCTGAACTATACATTCTTAGATCGACAAGAGTCTATAGCAGATTTAATGGCTATGAAAAACGATCCTAATGTTAGTTTGAATAAATCTAAGTTTAATACGCTAGTTGAAAATTTGGCTTACAGCTTTCCCGATCCAAGAGCCGCCGGCGATGGTTCAGGTAATTCAAGTATTAATCCTGATAGTTTAGTAAAGGATTCTTTGAGTTATGATCGTGAGTTTATAGGCGAGCCCGTTCCAAGGTACAGGAAAAAATGTGGTGATTTAGTGTTGCAAGGTTCTAACAACACATTAATAACAATGACAGAAGAATCCGACATCACCACCGGCAAAATATGCTTAGTTGTCGGACGATCAGCAGATCCTACGAATGGTTTTGATGATTTTGTTTCAAACAAAAGAGGGGATTCATCAAAGTCTTTAGAATATAGAGAAATAAATAAGACAAGGATAATTACAGACCCGAATAGTGTAACAGACGCTGAAGGGGATATCGTAGGCACTGGCGGGGAAAGCGCAAAGCTAGAGTTAAGGATGGCAGATGGAGGTGTTATTGATATGAGAACAACAAACAGCAGTATTATTCATATTGATAATTCTCAAATTGTTTTAGCAAAGTCCGACACGTTCGATTATAGTAAGGGCCAAATTACTATTTTGGATGAATCATTAGGTATAGAAGCACCAGAAATGGTGAGTATTAAATCAAATGACATAACACTTCAGTCTAGTATTGAAGGGGGCATTAAAGCAACTAGCCTCGATGGTGAAGGTGGTGCACTTTTATCACTTCAACCAATACAAGAATTTCTTGAGACATATAATTCAGCTACACCGGATGCAAAAGCACAGCTGCTTTTACCTCTTGGCACAGCAGCCCCAATAGTAGCTGCTATATTAGAATCAGGACTAGTAGAAACGGCATTAGAGCAGCTAGCTACAAAATACTTTTTCGCTGAGTAGCATCAATGTCAATATACACGGTTCTTAAAAAAAAGAGATTAAAAATTTGAGTACGGATTAATTATAACAGAGGTAAAAATGCCAACTTATTCTTTTAAAAGCTCTGGATTTTTAAATAGAAATACTGACGAGCGTGTCAACGCTGTTACTTTAAAGCCAATTGGGATCAAAACACCACTTGAATTTTCTAGAAAAAACCAAGATAGTTTATTCTCAATGCATTATAAAGTTATAGATCAGATTCATGACAATCTTAGAAATCTCTTGCTAACAAACCCAGGCGAAAGATTAGGGCGACATGATTACGGCGCTGGATTAAGAGAAATGACGATGGAAATGATATCAAGTGAAAATTACGAGCACGCTGTGATGATGCGAATAAAAAACACAGTTGATATATACATGCCTTTCATTGATTTAGATAGTTTTGGAATTGACGATATTGTTTCGACTCCGTACGAATTGCAGGGTGGTATGAGTAAAGTTACAGTGACTATTGCTTACAATGTACCTAAACTATCAATTGTTAACAAAAGATTACAATTAATTTTATATGTCGCAGGATAAATTATGCCTAAAAATATTAAGAAAGAAGCAAAATTAATTAGAGACACAAGTTACTTAAATAAAGACTTCGGAGGTTTCAGAAAAGACCTTTTAAATTATGCAAAAACACACTTTTCCGAACAGATCCGCGATTTTTCAGAGGTGTCAGTAGGGGGTATGCTTGTTGATATGGCTGCTTATGTAGGTGATGTTATGTCCTTCTACCTCGATCATCAGTATTCAGAATTAAATCTTGAAACAGCAATTGAGGAACCAAACGTCCAGAGGTTGATTAGGCAGTCAGGTATCACAATAACAGGAGCTAGTCCTGCAATAGTTTCTGCAACTATTTATATTAGAGTTGATTCCGCCTTTGATATTAAGACGCAGTCATACATACCCAATCATCGGCAGCTACCTATTTTAAAAGCAGGTACAAAAGTAGCTTCAGTCGACGGAACTGTTTTTGAGTTAACCCAAGACTATGATTTTGCAGAGAAAAATTTAACTAATGAATTGATAAGTTCAGTTTCCACAGGTAATACTGATAATAATGGGACAGTTTTAGATTATATAGTTTATAGAGACTGTATTTTTACTAGTGCAATTTCTAAAACAGAAACATTTAATATTTCTAATGAATTTATTCCTTTTAGAACAATTGATTTAGCAGAATCTGATATTAGCGAAATTGTATCTGTTTATGATAGTGAAAACAATCATTATTATGAAGTAAAGTCTCTAACACATGACGTTGTTTATAGAAGGTTCAATAATGTTAAAAGTGATAGTGACTTAGTTCATGATAAATTAGGGATTATTCCTGCTCCTAGAAGATTCACAAAAGAATTTTCTTTGCTAGATGGAAAGACAACAATTAGGTTTGGTTCAGGAAGAGCAGATACCTATGAGGATGATATAGTACCAGATCCATCAGATCATGCTTTGCCCTTGTACGGAAATAAAAGAACTTTCAGTAGATTTTCCATAGATCCTAACAAGATGTTAGAAACTAGAACATTAGGCGTATCGCCTATCAATACAACACTAACAGTAACTTATAGACACGGAGGCGGTTTTGGGCACAACGCTTCTCCCGGGCAAATTATTAATATTGTAAGCTTAATCACAAAATTTAATTCAGCGATAAGTGCGACAAAAGTAAGAAACATAAGAAATAGTATAGAAGTTTATAACGAAAGTAGAGCTTCTGGTGGAACTGATAGACCTACTCTCAATGAAATGAGAGCAGTAGCATTAAATTACCAAGGATCGCAAGACAGAATTGTTACAAAGCAAGACTTGCTTACTAGAGTTTACACTATGCCTTCAAATTTTGGACGGGTTTACAGAGTCGCAGTTAGAAAAAATAATTTTTCACAAAATACTGCACTGGTATCTATATTGACTAAGAACGAATTAGGTTATTTAGATTATGCAACTGATACTTTAAAAAAGAACATTGCCAAATATATTAATGAATACAGACTTATTGGGGATTCAATTGATATACTTGATGGAACAATATTGAATTATGGTATACGATTTTCAATAACAGTTGATAATAGGTATAATGATAGCAATGTGTTAGTAAAAGTGATAAATAAAATTAAAAAATTTACTAGAACAGAAAATTTTCAAATTGACCAACCTATTAATTTAACTGACATATCGCTATTAATTGTATCAACTGATGGAGTCAATACATTGAATAGTTTAGAAGTAATAGAAAGAAAAGGGAGCGTCAATGATAGGCTTTATTCATCTAATTCATTTAACATCAAGGAATCAATAGTCAAAGGTATTCTATATCCAGTTCCTGGTGGCATGTTTGAATTAAAATATCCTAATGATGATATTCAAGGAAGGGCAATATAATGTATAGGGTTCTAAGCGCTAGTCAAGACACATATATAACGAATAAAATAATTAGAAATAGTTTTAGAGCAACTGACGCCAACACAGGACAAGCAGGAACTCTAGACTTATTTAAACTATATGGTGAATCCGTATCAGGTAGTGCTGACAACCCTGTTGAAATTTCTCGTGCATTAGTAAAATTTGATTTGACACCTTTGAGCACAATGTTAACAAACGGTGACATTGACATTAACAACTCTTCTTTTTCTGCGACATTAGTTTTAAGAGACGTATACGGGGGGCAGACAACACCTAATAATTTTAAAATGATAGCTCTACCCTTAGCCCAACAATTTCAAGAGGGTATTGGTAGAGATGTTGTAACTTTTCAAGATTTAGGATCTTCTAATTTTATCACTGCTTCTTACGAAAATGGAACTTACAATTCTTGGAATACACAAGGTGCTATGAAGTCAGGGAGTTTAGGTGATGGAAGCATTGACGTCATCGTTAGCGGATCTTTAGAGGGGCCCTCTGGGACACAAACCTTGAATTTATCTTCAGAGCAATATTTTAGTACAGGCAAGGAAGATTTTTCTGTTGATGTGACAAATGCAATATCAGGCACAGTTTCAGGACAAATATCTAATCATGGGTTTTTAATAGCATATTCTGGTAGCTATGAAAACGATACTAAAACTTATTTTGTAAAAAGATTTGCATCTAGAAATTCGTCACGGGAAGACTTAAGGCCAAAAATTATTATTAAGTACAATGACGCAATAATAGATAATCACGAAAATTTTATATTTGACGTAACAGGATCTATATTCTTAAACAATTATCACAGGGGTACACTAAGTAATATTTTATCAGGGGCAGGATCTCAAAGTACGCAAATTACAGGGCACAATTGCTTGAAAGTTAGACTTGAGTCAGGATCATTTACTAAAACAGTAACAGCATCGCAGTATTCTATTGGAGACAATTTTCAAGCAGGAATATACTCGGCATCTTTTGTAGTATCACGATATGATGCTAGCTTAATTGAGCATTTAAAAAGTTCAACGTCTGCTTCATTTGATGCAATCTGGTCATCAGGGACTGATTTGTTTCCTGATTATAATAGCTCAGTTGCTTATCATTCTGGATCTTTAGTAATAAAAACACCTTCAAGAACAGCATTTAATGGAGGACAAAAACGGCTTCTCTTAACCATGGAAAATTTAAGACCTAATTATAGAAAAGATGACTTGGTAAAACTTAGAGTTTTTATTGAAGATCGTGATAGACAAATCAATTTTAAGAAAAAACCTTTTGCGACAAAATCACAAGTTTACGAAAGCATGTTTTATCAAGTTAAAGATGCACAAACAGACAGAATAATTATTCCTTTCGATAGCACAGGAAATAGCACAAAATTATCATCAGATTCTGAAGGGATGTATTTTAATTTTTACTTAGATAGCTTACCTGCAGGAAAAACTTATAAATTTGAATTCTTAATAAAGGATTTCAATAGCGACTATTTTATTAAAGATGTATCAGCAAAGTTTAGTGTTGACCTAGATTAAGCAACAAGGATTAAATGAACTATGACAAAAAAATCTATTTTATCAAATCAGAATCCTGGAACTGCTTTATTCGATAACAATTTTAAACACTATAAAACAATTGGATTTGATAACGATACAGCAGGGAATTTTAAAAAATTTAAGTCCATGAGAGATTTATCTGAACTGTCAAAGGAAGAAACTTTTTTTGAAGATGACTATAGATTTGACGGTCCTGACTCTGGCGTAAGATCAACACAGCAAATAAATTTAGATTACGAAGTGTTTGAAAATCACGTATTTTTTGATTCTGCTGTATCTAAAATTAATATTGCATTTGATAAGATTGTGAATGAGTTTCCCTTTGAAAAAACTGAAGCTGAACTTAATGAATATCTGCAAAGCTTAACTGGTTATGAGCGTTACATATTGAATTTGTTTGGTAAATCTTTAGGGTATTTAACGTTGTCTGGCTCTGCTGTGGGTGAAAATTCAGGAGGTCAATATATTGAGATTAAAGATTCTGCTGGATCTTTATACCCGACGTTTTCTACAAGGAATGATACTAAACCTGTATTAAGCCCTAAAAACAGCCCGTTTACGATTGAAGCATATATTAGTCTACCAACAGTTGTTAATGACAACCAGGTAATATTCCAGTATAAAAAAACTGAAAAATTTGGAATCATGCTCTCGTTAAGCGCTTCTGACGACACTTCTAAATGCAATATAGTTTTCGATGTGACGTCAGGGTCAAATCATAGTTATGTATCATCTAGTTTTGATAAGGGTAAATTTTATCATGTTGGGGCCGCTTATTCTGTATCCAATAACCCGGGAAAATCTTTGCTTTACATAGACTCTGTGTTGAAAGCAACGTCATCAATGACCTTAGAACTTACAAATTTTGATTTAAGTGCACAAGACTCAAAAGCTTACATAGGCTCTGGAAGTATTTTAAATACAGCAAATGCAGACCCAGACATATCGACAGGAGTTTTTACTCCCCAGCAGACTTTTTCCGGATCAATTGACGAATTTAGATTTTACCATCTAGAGAAAAATGAAAAAACAATTAAAGACACAATGAAAGTTAATATTTTTGGCGGGAGCGAATCTAAGTTAGCATTGTATTTTAAGTTTAATGAACCATCTGGGAGTTATCGACTTCCATCTGTGTGTTTAGATTCATCAGGTAATAGTCTTCATTCAAATATTACTAATTTCTCACATGAAATAAGAAATACGGGCAGCATATCGACACCCGTCACAGAAGAAATATTAAATAATAATCCAATATTATACCCTGATTTTCCAAAAAATACAGACTTGCACAACAGACTCATTAATTCGGCTAGCTTGTATGATGAGAAAAATCCAAATTTAATAACGAATTTAATACCTGTCCATTATCTTTTAGAAGGTAACGATTTTGAAGGCTTTCAAAACATGACTGGATCTTACGGGAATGTTTATAAATCGCAAAGCATACCAGGATCGGGTCAGGTAGGTTCAGGGCAGCTCTTGATGTCATTCTTATTTTTATGGGCAAAGTATTTTGACGAGTTAAAAATATATATAGACACGTTATCGAGAGTGTTAAGTTACGGATACGATACAAACGAAGTAGGAATTGATAAATTTTTACCTTTTGTAGGTAAATACTACGGCATAGATCTACCCGGTATTTTCACTTCAGCAATGCAACGTCAATACAACAAAAATGTAGGAATTAATGATTTAGGCACTGTATCAACTTTATCTTTGCGAAAAGTTCAAAATCAAATTTGGAGAAGGATACTAACTAATTTAAATGCATTGAGACAATCTAAGGGAACAATATCTTCTGTAAAGGGCATGATAAGAACCCTAGGTGTAGAGCCTGATACAATTTTCGATATTAGGGAATATGGAGGTCCTAAAGCTTTTTTCTTAGATGGTAGAAGAAAAAATATTAAAAAATCTTATAAGATGATAGATTTTTCTGGAAGCCTTGCTGACATATCAGATATTGCAACTGTTGATTCTAATACGGGTTTCAACACAAGGACACCCAGAATAATTAGTCCATTCTTGTCAGGATCTAGAATTGAAGTAGGTTTTCCTGAAATAAAAACGGGCACTGCAACAGGTACCGTCACTATTGGTAATAGTGCTACAGCCACAAATTTAGACGGTAAGATTATTGAAATAACAGATACAGCTGGATTAGAGAAAGTTTACATATTTGATGATGATAATGATGGTGCAACAGGAACTTTAGACGGCAGCAACAGAGTTAGAATTCAAATAAACGGCATGATGAGTTCCACAGCAGGAAGAATATTGATGGCAGCACAAGTTAAGGCTGCAATAGAACACGCTAATGGCCATGCAGGCTCTATAACAGTTTCAACAACTGACCAGATTGTAGGCTTGACTCAAGGTTCGTTTAATGCGAATGACGGTAATAACGCAATAAAAACTTCTGTGACTGATGCGACTCATTTGGCAGTGTCTGGTTTCTCCGGAGGTTTTGGATATTTAAACCAGCCAAATCATAATTTTGTTCACGGAATATCAAACAATCCTAATGATGGCTTGTTTACATCTGGATCTTTCGGGTACGATGCTGTATACAAGTTTGAAACTAATTTAAGATTCCCTTTGACACAGAGTTTGGTTAGGCTTCACATGACTGGATCTAGCGTTTCAAATTCAGCACGTTTAGTTACGAATTGTGTTTTAGTTTCTGGTTCAAGTCCTGAATTGAAGCTATTTGTTGATGCCGCCACCGCCGGCGCTAGCGCTTCAGACACAGCAAGATTACAAACTTTAGCAATAAATAGCGCCAGCTTTTTTAATGGGAACCCTTGGTACGTAAGTTTTGGTCTAATAAGAAATGATGACAATATTATACAGGATGAGCAGTACGCTTCGTCTTCATTGTTTTTAAGAGCAATATCAGATGATGAAATTTACTACGTGACTAGTTCACTTGATATGAATTATTACAATAGTACAGAAAATTATTTTCAAAACATAGATGCAGCAAAAAATGCCAGTGGTTCTTTTTTAATAATCGGATCTCAAAGTATAAAACTTGACGGATCATCGTCACCTGTAGGATTGAGTGCAACTGGATACAACAGGATTGTTAGGGCAACAGATTTTGCTGGTAAGATTAATTTTATTAGGTTTTGGTCGAGGGGAATATCACTAGAAGAGTCACTAGAGCGGGCTAAAAACTTTAGATCTCTAGGTGTAAAAGATCCTACTTTCCAATATAATCACAACACTTTGCATACTGGGTCTTTCAACAGGTTAAGGATTGATGCAAAAACCTCAATACAGATTGCAACAGCTTCAGACAGTTCTGGTCAGATAAGATTAGATGACTTTAGTCAAAACAATTTACATTTTGTAGGGAACGGTTTTGAGCCCGAACAAGTAATTCTTAAAAATGAAATGTTTCTTCATTCTATGCTCAGTCCTAAATTTGATATTAGGGCTTCTGATATGAAAGTTCGAGTTAGAAGCTTTTTGGAAAAAGAAAATCTGGAGAATGATGATTTTGCAAAAGCGACTCCTGTTTTTAATTTAGATGATGAATTTTCACCTGAAGATGACAATAGGTTTTCTATAGACCTGAGTGTTGTCAAAGCATTAGACGAAGACATCATGAAAATGTTTGCCAGCATGCAATCTTTTGATAATGCTTTAGGTGATACAAGAGACCTTTTTGAAGATAGTTATATTGAATTAGAAAATTTAAGAAAAATATACTTTAAAGACTTAATTCAAAAATTAAATTTAAGTAGTTATAGCGAATTTTTTACTTGGTTTGATGAAGCATTTACTTCACTGTTGTCAGGTTTTATTCCTTTGAGGGCAAATTTTTTAGGTGTCAATTACGTCATCGAATCGCACGTTTTAGAGCGACACAAAATGAAATATTTTTATGATGAGCAGTATTTGCTTACAAGAACAGAAACAAGAGATAGGTTTGGTAACGTATGACAAGCATAGTAATAAAATCAAAAAAAGAAATAACAGATATATTTAACGAAGATTCAACGATAGGAAAATATAGGATTGGAAGAACGTTATCTATTGATAAGCCTGTAAAAAAAGAATCATCTTTTGATCCACTAGCTGTTCCTACCGAAGCTGCATTTCTTCAGAGAGCGGATGTTATTGGTTACCAGTCTGCCACCGGATCATTTACAGGAGTTAAATCTACTTTGTGGGAGTCAGAAAGTCCTACACAGTTATCAGCATCTGGCAGTTATTACCAAAATTCAAAAATTCGACAAGGGGTCTCCATAAGATCTACTTTTGACCTGGAAGCTGACGCTTTGCCTTACGTTTACATTCAAGGCGGATCTTCACCTTACCCTAATCATATTTTTGAAAATTTTTTACCGTCTTTTGACGAGGACTTTTTTGGTGTCAAAGAAAAGTTAAATAGAAGAAATTATGTACCCTTTGAAGATATAATAGATCTACATCCGCAAAGATTGTCTGCTAGCGTGTATTTAGAAATGGAGGATCCGTACGCCGCCGGTATTTACCCTAAGTATTCGGGATCTCATTTTAGAAATAAATTTGACATGAATGGTATCATAGAACCTTTCGAATTAACAAGAAGGCGCCATGACATACAACAGGTCGATACAACTTCGATATATTCAGCGAGAAAGTTCTTTTCAGGAATAAGCGCAACTGTAATGGGTAGTGAGAGGGAGTTTAGAGGATCAGGAAGAGGAGATAACCCACGAAAAGGATCAACACAAATCGTTCAGTATTACGATGTGAGGGATTCACACAATCCTGACGTTGATTTTTTTGACGATTCTCGTGAAATAGTTATACTCAACACAGATAAAATGAAAAAAATAAGTGCACTTGAAAATAGTCAGCAACATATTCTTAGATTTTTTGATGATACATTAGACTATGATTTAAGCAGTTATGCTTTTGCTTTAGAAACTTCACCTGATAGTATTCCTGATTTACTGTACGGGCTAAATGTTCAGCCACCGTACAATGAGAGGAGTGAGATTGGTACCAGGTTTGTTTCGGCAAAAGCAGGATTTGTTTACGAAACTACAACTGTAGGTAATACTACTTTAGGGACAGATTCAATTGCGTTTGGCGGATTGGGGAAGATAAATGCCTAGAAAAAGAAAAGATAGATACGATCTCGGTGCACCTTTCAAAGCGCCTAATGGAAAAAGTTATACTGCAAAATCAGTGGAAAGCTTAGTTCTTTGGCTTGATTTTGCATCAACATTGATTGACAGGACGAGCAACCCCAATGTTGAAACGCCAACCCTTGAATATCAAGGATCAGTGCCTACGAGAAATGAAAAAATAGAAGATAGTATAAATTTTTATAACATTGCAAGGTTTGATAATAGCGAAAATTTAAATGCGCTAGCAACATACGATGCTGTAACAAATCCGATTAATTTCGGAGACGGAACAACTGACAAGCCTTTTTCTGTAAGTCTGTGGTATAGAAGAAGTGGAACTTTGGCAGACACAACGACTGAAAACTTGTTCTACAAGGGAGACACATCTTCAAAGACAGAGTATCAAGCATATATAACCATGGTCGCAATACTAGCATTTCAAGTACTTGACGAATCAACAGGAGCTCACCGGAGAGCTTTTATAGACTTTGGTGACTTAGCAGATATTGACAATATTTGGATGCATCTTGTTTTTACATATGATGGGTCAGGAACTTCAGCAGGCCTAAAAATATATAGGGATGGAGTTTTGTTAGCAACGTCAACAAACGATAGCGGTACATATACTGCCATGGAACAACAATCAACAAAGCTTTTTATAGGCGCTAGTCATGACGGTTCATCTGAAGCTGACGGAGATTTTGCAGAATTTGCTATTTGGTCTCGAGAGTTGCCAGCTGATGAAATATCAGCAATATACAATGCGACAACATCGCTTACACTGGAGTCATCTGGAATTGTTAATTCTCCCATTAGATCACGAATACGTGAAATGGATAGTAGGATTGGCATGTATCCAACAATAGGGCGAACAGGTGATAGAGATAGGAAAGGCTTCGGGTCAGTATTAGCTTTTGATGATCGAAATACCCAATTATTTGGTGCACCTGTTTTAGATGACAAATATTACCCAGTATCGCTTACTCAAAATTTCTCTTCTGAACGAAACTATCAGTATGGCTATTCAAGCGCAGCATCTTTAATTGAATGGTTTCACATTGGAAAGTTTGCTGCTGATGGAGTAACTCCTTCTGTTGCGGTAAGAAAAGCAACAGGGGTTCAGACTGTTCAACTGGTCAGTGACCCAATTAAGTCTTCAATAACAATAGGAAATTACACATATGATTCTATAACTTTTGACGATACTGATAATTCATATGTTCGTCTTAATTTTGCATCAACAGATAATACTCTGACTTTCGGAGATGGATCAGATGACACTCCGTTTACTTTTAGCTGGATTATGGAATTGACGCCTGCTGGTTTAGGTAAGCTATCGAACTCTATATCAAATGAATTATTTGCAAAGAGCGATGGAACTTCGAAGCAAGAATATTACGCATCAGTTCTGTCAAATGGTCAATTAAGCATAGTCTTGATGGATGAATCATCCGGAGGTTTTATCCAGGGTAAATCATCTGAACCAGCTGACAAAGTAGATTTTTGGTCTAGACCACGCCACGTCGTTGTTACATACGATGGTTCAACTAACAACTCAGGAATAAAGTGGTACGTTGATGGTGTTTTAGACACAGGAACACCCGGAGGCGGAGGATCTTATACTGCATTGGAACAGAATTCAGATCATTTTTACTTTGCTACAAACGAATTCAATCTAGGCACTAAAATTGGTGATCTTAAAATGGCTGAATTAGCTGTTTGGGGTGTGGAGCTAACGCCACAGGAAGTGCAGACTGTTTATAATTTTATAACTAAACCCATATTTAAAGATCCGGGTTACATTTTAGACTCAGGTACTTGCTTGTTATCAGGTGGTTTCATTGCAAACCAACACAAGCATTTTTCAACTCCAAATCAACCAGGGTCCCGTTTTGTTGTGACAGGAAATATGTTGGCAGGGGTTGCAGATAATTTTGATTCAACAGATTACAAATATTTAGCTGCAGTTGACAAGAACAATGAATCAATAACAGCGTTTAATGAAGCAAAAGTTATATTAAAAGATAATGAATTTTACTTAACTGGCACAAGCGAAACAACTTTTCCAGGATTTTCTGGTCGTTTGCATGACAAGACACAAATACAGATTGACCTTAGCACTAATGAGCCTACAAAATTTGGTTACACGGAAAAATCAACTTTCAAGAGAGACGGAGCAGCCCATGTTTCTATTGGCGGTACATCAGGACATTCAACGCTTACACTCGACGGATCAAATGTTCGCACGCAGTTAATGGTTTACTGGAATAACACTTTGAAGCGTTGGGAAAAAATTGCGAAAGGTGTTGGCGCAAATACACAACAGCATACAAGAAATGATTCTAATATTAGTATGTATAAAGAATTAGGTGAGATGATAGATACAGCTGCTATTGGTTTTGGTAATTGTTCCGGTATTATTGCAACATCATCTGTCCGGACAGAGGAATCTGGTGAAGAGCAACAAACTTACGATTTACAACCAGAGTCTGTTATTAAAATGATGGGCAAGCCAACGTCTGTATACGGTTTTCCTTCGCATGGTAAGTTTCATGCAACGGGAAGTCAAACAATTAAAATGAGTGACTATATTGATCGACCAGTTGTTTTAGAAAAATGTAATTTACAATTTTCTGCAAAGTTACAATTTGCTAATGATGGAGGGGCAGATCATCGGATGTTTGTATCAATGGTTGGTAGTTCATCCGCAGGAATTCCTTCAACTTACGCTTACGAAGATGATTTCATAAATATGATGCCAACATTTTTTATGCTTAGACAATTTAAGCAAGGCAATGAAGTAACTTACAAAAGAGACTTTTCTTTAAATTATAATATCGCAGATTCTCCTGGGACAGGTTATGGTAATCTATATGGTACATACAAAAAAGGTGTTGCGTTACTTTCACTTAGACTTTCGCAAACAGGTAGTAGTCTGCATGATATGGATTTTACGCTACCTGGATTTTTTCAATTAGCTTCTGGGTCAGATACAACAACTTATGTTGATACAAACAGAGACTTAGTAACTTTTGGTCAAATCAATTTCTTCGCGAAAGGACAACCTGCACACACTAGATTTAACGCGACAGATCTTATTGATAAAATGGCAGGGGACGCAAAGGTTAACTTACTTAATAAGTTTGGATCAGCTTCGGAAGGTGTTCTTTGGCAAGGAAACGTTGTCGGAGCTGGTACAACTTTACCTGATTATACAGGTAGTTATCAAATGGACTTCCCGTGTAGAACTGTTCCTGTGTTACCTCCGCGGTTTGGAAGTGCTGTACAATTTGCTACGTCATCAGGCGGAACAACGTATTATTATGGAATACTAGGTAATGAGTTTGATGGAGGTCGTACACTAGCTTTGAACAATACAGTACCTTCTGTTGGTCCTGAGTCATTACCAGAAAGAGTTAATCCAGCAAATATGAGCATAACAGGGAGAAGTTTAACTAGAGAAATTGCTGCTTATGATCCGGGCGTTGTTGCACCACTAAAGTTGTCAGATACTTCGACAGATGCGCTGGTAGATGTTTCGTTGCCTAGCATTGAAACACTAGACGTTGATTCTCCTTACATTTTATTTCCTGAGGATGAAATTGTTTTAGGGTGGCAGTATCCAATGCCCTCAACTTACGGATTAGCAAATCATTTGCCTAACTCAATTTTCTCGACAGGGTCAAATCACATGGTTTTGGATGGACCGTCAACACTTACGCTTTTCTGTTCACAAATAAAAAATAACGTTGAGTATCATGACACCTTAAATCAACCTTTAACTTCTGAGGTAATTCACGAATCCATACATTACGACAATCCTGTGATAGATCAATGGCAAGTATCTTTGAGAGGGGAGTATACGGGTAGTTACTTAGACGATTATTCTAACAGTTCAGGTATTGGCACGATTGTAGATACTTACCTAAATAGTGGCAATCAACTGGCAGGTTCCTTTCAAAGGTTTGTGCGTTGTAGTGGTAAAGACGATATCCTTTATGACTCGATGTTACCTGATCCTTTAGCTTTGTGGACACATCAAACAGGTATATCAACTTACCTGTCTTCAAGCGGCGAAAGATTTGTAAGTTTTGGTTTGTCTGGCAGCGCTGTTGATGATGAATTGGTTGACGCTGTAGGTAATTCAAACCCTGATTGGTTTAGATCTTTTGTATACAACAACGATCTTAAGCGTGTTCCTGTTAAATCACAGGTTGCAAATTTAGCAAACACAGTTTTGTTATTTAGTGATGGAAAATCATCAGCAACTGCTTTTGGAAATACAGCAGATCAAAAAATCAGCTTATTTAAAGGATTTAATTTTAACGGTACTTCAGAGGTTAGTGCAAAAGTTATAATTGGAAATGCAGATCAAAGAGAGA